AACTCCAAAGATACTAAAGATTTGAATATTCCATTCAGGAATAAACAATCTAAAAATAACAAAATAAAGGGCAAAAAATACAGTAATCACGCGCATTTTGTAAACAGAGTTTTCTTTATGTTTCTTCGTATAATCTCCATCTAGTTTTAGATAAAAATCCGTATCAATACCAAGAATTTGGGCTTCAAAAGCCATTCTGAACACAAAGAATAATAAAGTTCCTATAAACTGGTACTCAAAAATATTCCAGCCTTTAATGTGGCAAATGAAAGCGATAATTACAGTAGTGATATATAGGACATCTTTAAGCCTTCCCCCTTTTTCTTCATCCTTCATTTTTTCTGATATGAGCAAGATAAAATAAGTGATAGTGGCTAGTACAGCCATCAATAAAACAATGTTTAACTCAAAAATCTTAAAATCAGTCGCATTAAAACTGTTGTTAATAATTGCTAGGAATGGATATTCACTTAACACCCCAAACAACCAAAGCCGAAATAAGTATTTTGGATAATTTTTTGTTAATAATGTTCCTTTAGCTAAATTGAATATAAAGATAGGCATGGCCAGCCGGCCTATAATCCGAAATACTAATATGCCCCATAAAAATCCTATGTGGTCAATAATCATACTAAGGATAGCAATAAATTCCAACATATCCTCACTATCTCCTTTTTTATTTCTAATAATTTCTTTATTATAGAATACCACAAAAGGAGCTGATTTCCAATCTCCGGTTTTTCCGGAAGCCACATGGAAACCAAACTCCTCTTGCGTCCTTTTGCAATACACAATATCTGTGTTGACTGCTCTAATTGTATCATTTATGTCAAATTGATGTGAAAAAGACCAATAACAATATAGGCTCATAAATGCTGAGTGCGGGTCAACACTTACAATAATACTGTTTCCGCACATGGTTCTTAAAATAAAACTCTTCAAACAATCAATAATACAAAAGTTTGAGACATGTGCATCACAGATACTGTCCTTGTCCATCCTTGTAAGAAGATAGACAAAATATATAACATTCTAGGCTATTATCCAGAGCAAGCAACTTAAAGCAAACACATTCATTTGTTTTAAGGTGTGAAGGAGGCCTGCTCAAACGGCCACAGGAATGTTATATCTATTATATCTTTATTTTAAAAGAGGAGCAAGAGTATGAAATTATAGGACTTTGGGTCGTTGATGTTTTATAATAGTATTCGTAAGAGTTTATTTTACAATATTTTATTTTTATTTAATTTAAGAAAGGAGACATAAACGTTATGTCTAAAATCAAAACTATTAAACCTAGCACTATCCGTAGAGCATTACGGTTACATCAAGAATGGCTGGATTCTAAAGGTAAGTATAAGAGAAAAGGTTGCCAACTACATCCAACAACAGAAGCAATTAGAAAAACTTCATTTAATATTTCTGATTTTGGTTGTGCCAATTTCAGTTATGCTGATTTTTCTAACCTTGATTTTTCTAATTTGGATTTTTATCTGGCAGATTTTCACAAAGCAAATTTCAGACATGCTTTCTTTGATTATGCAAATTTTTCTAACACAAATTTCTCCAACGCTTCCTTCTTTTTCACTGACTTTTCAAATGCTATTTTCTTTGGAACAAACTTCAAAGGAGCTAATTTTAAGCGTGCTGCTTTTTGTTCAGCAAAATTCAATAAAGCAATATTTGAAAAGACTATTTTTGATGACACTTCGTTTTATCGCCTTGATTTGGATAATACAGATTTTCAAGGAGCAATATTCCAAGATGTCAGTTGGAAAAATACCGACTTTAGGCATATGTTGATGAAAAATGTATTAACCGCTAACTTGGAAGGCCCAACAGTCATTCAATGTCAATTTGAAGTTTCTGGAAACCAAAACGAAGTTCTTCAATATTGGGTTGAACCTCAAATTTTTGTAGACGGAACTGGAAAAACTTTTCCATCTTTGAGCGCTTTTCAGAGCAAAATTGAAAAAATGAAGGAAGATGGATTATTTGATTCTCCTGATGGAGAATACGATTACAAGGTCTACCAAAGTGCTATTAAATATATCTCTGATTTGTCGGAGCTTTATCAAAAGCAACAATAAATCAAAGTAATAAACCTAACATAAAACATATAATATTATTTCATTTTGAATAATACTATATGTTTTTTCTTTTTTATCTAAAAAACAAATCAATTATTAATTAGTTATAATAGGATATGTATTTATTTTAAAATTTAAAATTTTTATAAAAAAAGAAAAAGGAGTAAATAAGTTTATGGTTGTTTTAAATGCGAAAGAATTAGTTGATGTTTTAGAACATCAGTATGGTTTTCAAGTGATTGGAGATGGACTTTCTAGAGTTGTTTTGGTGTCACCGGATGCACCTGATTGTGTTATCAAGATTAATTTATTTGATAAACACCTTACTCAAAACGAAAATGAAATCAAAGTCTATAAAGGGGCAAGGAAAACCAATGTTCCTATTGCGAAAATTATTAGTCATTCAGAAGATAATAAAATTATTATTTCCGAAAGACTGTCCTGTCTTGCATCTCTGCTTCATGCTTGGGATTGGTATGGCAATTTCTTTGATGAGTTTTTGAAATCTGTTCGAAAAACTATTCCCGAATCGCTTTTATCTAATGAATTTCTGACAAAGTTATACCAAAATGACAGCCAATATCTTGAAGAACGATTCAATAATCATCCTCAAATGAAATTCTTGGAAGATTTTGAAGATGACGTAACTATGGATATTTCTGCTAATAATGTAGGATTGGACAAGAATCATAAGTTTGTCATTTTAGATTATGGCATCCTTTGTGTTGATGATTATTATTCAGCCTTTGACGGAAATAAACAACAAGAAAGTTATGATATGGATGTTGTTTTAGAATTTCTTCATCAACAAAATATTATCAAAACAAAAACACCTCTAATTTAGTTTAGAGATGTTTTTTATTTTATTAATCTTCATCTTTCAAAAGACCATCAATATTAACAGTAAGCAGCTCTATTGAAGCTCCCTCTTCATTAAAAACATTAACATAGCCTTTAAAAAGACGAACAATTTCTGAGTAAGGCTGGCCATAGAAATCATGTTCTTCTGAATATGGCAGCATTACTTGAACATCACCTTGTTTAGAACAAATTTGAACACAATCACGAATCATTCCATTCAATCTTTTGTTATATTGGATGACGTTGAGTTCATTGTTGTGCAGGCCCTCGAATAACATAACTTGCAAGGCCTTGATGGTTTTATAAGACGGCAAATCAATACCTGTTTTATCTTGTAGTATTTCAGTGTTTTTCTTGAATTTTTTGGACTCCCAGATTGCTGTAGATGGTGTAATGTCTTCTAATAACATGTATCCCAAGCGGAACTGGCTTACAATGTCTGCCCGGCCTGTGTAGAGTTTCCCTTTTAATGTTTTCAAAATGTCTCGGCCAAACTTTTCAACTGGCGGCATTGTTCTTTCACTGAGAACGGTACTAATGAGATTAATGTAAATTAATTTTTCTTTATCACTTTTATACAATTAATTTTACCCCTATTCTGATTTATTGTTGAGAAAATCCATTGTGGATTGACCAGAGAGAATTTTCCATAAAACTTCTCTTTGTGAAACGATACAAGGAAGAGATTAATCCTTTAGATAACAAATCTTTTTCTAGCAATCTGAGATTACTTTTTGAAAAAAGAAGTAAAATCACATTTGCTGAATCAACTTTCTTAGCTAATTCAGCAGAATCTAATTCAAAATCATGAAAAATATCTTCCTGATTTTGGTTTATTGTTAATTCTGGCGTTTCCTCTTTTTCTTGTAGTAACTGTTGTAACTTGGTAATCAATAATAAACGGATTTTTTTCAAAACCTTATTTCCTTTCTATATCTAATTGATATATTCCATTATATCACTAATGAACTAAAATTAAAAACCTATAAAATTTTAATATTTGGTGTTGACATCATGTATATTACATGAGATAATTTTAGGCGATTGATTATGAACAAAATAAGTTTAATGGTAATGTAGAAATGTTAGTATAGTTTATGTCAGGTAAAACACAATATTTACAATGAAATTAGGTTAGAATGTAATATAGTTGGGATTGTAAGGAAGACGGTTCAAATCCTTCTACTAGCGTTCAAATTTTACATAATATAAAAAATTAAAGTCTTTTTATTGAAAAGGCTTTTCTTTTTTCTTTTGACTGATATAATATTTTTTGAGCTATAGAAAATAGTTGATTAATTATATATAGAAAAAGGAGACAATTAAGATGAAACGTTTTAATTTAAGTAAAAAATATTTAGTTGGAGCTGGAACTGTCACCGGCCTTGGCACTGCCACCATCTTAGCAACACAGGAAAAACCTAAGATAGAAGAGGAAGATGCAAGTAAAGAAAAAATCAATGGAAAAAATTCCCAGAATACAGAATTTGCAGCAAGCCCTAAGCAAGATAAGAAACTTCCAGAATCACCTAAAACACCAGATGAACCTACTAATGTTCTGGCAGAAGATGCAGCAAATAGCGCCAAACCTATCCTGTCACCAAAGCAAGAAAAGTCTATTGCTGAAAATTCCAAAAAAGCTAGTTCTTCTACAAATGAAAACAACAAGCAAGAACAGAAAAAACAAGGAGAATTAAAGACAATTACAGACCAAACAAAATTGTCTGATGAACCAAGAGCTGCTGATAGAGGCCCAGAAGTTATTTCTGAAATTGCAGCGGAAAACAAACAAGAAAAGGTAAAACAAGATAATCTTGTTGATGTTAAAGTTCGTGAAGATAAAAATGTTTTTGCCCCCACTCTTAAAGATAAAGACATGGAAAACCGGGTAGTCTTAGTTCCTAAACAAACGACAGTCAAACTATCTGATGAAAAAGTTAAGAAGTCTGAACTTGTTGAAAAAGAAGTGCCATTTGGTGAGCCGGTTGTTCTAGAAGATGACACCTTAGAAGAAGGCAATACTAAAGAAGTTTCTAAGGGCAAAAACGGCATTGATTACTATGACCAAAACGGTGTGTTGATTAAACAAAAACAACCTGTAGCACCTGTTATCCTTAAAGGTACAAAGCCTAAAGTTTCTTATAATTTTATTGAAAGAACTGTCAAGAAAGATTTTAAGGACTTTGAAACACAATATATCAATGATGACACTATGTCTATTGATGCTGAACCTATTGTAGAGAAAAAAGGTGAAAATGGTTATACTGTTTATAAGGAAACTATCAGGCAGTCTTCTGGTGGAAAAGAAGAAATTGTAGAATCTAAGGTTGATTTTATTCAAACACCAAGACCAGCTATTGTCCGGAGAGGAACTAAAAAAGCTGAAGCTCCTGTTGCAATCAATACCTACCGGGTTACATTCTTAGATGGTGATGGTCAAATCATTAATAATCAGGCCATTGAAGAGGGTAAGGCTGCCATTGAGCCTGATATTGCAAAGGAAAAAGACGGAAAAGTCTTTGTTCGCTGGAGTGCCAACTTTGATAACATCAAACAAAATATGACCATCAAAGCCATTTATGAAGACGCTCCTAAAGAACAAGAAAAAACCTATCGGGCAATTTTTAAAGATGCCAGTGATAATGTTGTTCATGAAGAAACTTTGAATGAAGATGCAAAACCAGACCTACTTAAAGCTTTTGATTATGTTACACCGCCAGAGGGTAAAACTATGATTGGTTGGGAATCAGAATCAGGCAATGGACAAATTATATTTAGGCCCAAATTTGCTGACAAGACAGTTTTTATTCAATTCTTTGGAGAAGACAACCAACTCTTGTTTGTCCGGAGAATTAAATACGGAACAGCTATAGATAGTAACACTCTGCCTAGTGTTCCTAGTATTGATGGAAAAATTTTCTCAGGTTGGAGTCATTCATTAAAAGACTTTAAGGAAGATACAGATGTCAAAGCTATTTACACTAAAGAAACCACACATCTAGTCACTTTTTATGACGCTGACCAAACAACCATTTTGCAGCAACGTATTGTGAAAGATGGCAAAGGAGTTCAGATTCCTAAAGCTCCACAAAAAGACGGTTATGACTTTGTAGGTTGGAGTTCTGATGATTTGAGTCATATTATCTCTGATACAAATGTTTTCCCAAGATATGAAAAGAAAAAACATCAAGTATCTTATTATTTGGATAATGAATTGTTCTATACTCAATCTGTCTTGCATGGAGAAAAGGCTGTAGAACCTGTTGTACCAGAAAAAGAGGGGTACACCTTTAATGGCTGGTCTAATGATGGAAATAACATCTCAAATGACATTCAAATCCGTGGTTACTATCAAAAACTTCCAGAAAAAGAAGAATCAATAATTAAACCTGTTATTCAGGCAGTTGATACAAATGGCCATTTTATTAAAGAATTATCATCAAGTGAAACACCAGAAGAAATTCAAGGGTATAGCTTTGAAAGCTGGGATTTGACTGGTGATACACCTAAAGGAATTTACAAATTAAAAGAATTCAATGTCACTGTTAAAGACCCTGAAACACAAACTGTTCTAGAAAACACAACCAAAACTTACCTTCAAACATATCAGCCTAATAACGAGCAACTCAAGAAGAGTGGTTATTCTATTGTTGGTTATCGGAATGAACAGGGGGAAACGGTTGATGTTTCTGATTTAAAAGTAGATAAAGATATTACCCTTTATCCTATTTACAAAGTCAACACTTATACTGTTAAATTTTATGATGCCGATAATAATGTTATTTCTTCACAAGAAGTTGAACATGGTAAATCCGCCACCTTGCCAGATAGTCTCCCTAATCTTAAAAACAAAGAATTTAGAAGTTGGGATAAGGTAGACGAATTAGGTAGTGTTAAAAACAATATAAATGTTCATCCTGTTTATGTTGAAACTAGAGTTTTAAATGCTGCTACTGCTCCAGCTCAACCTCTGGTAAGTCAAAATCCCCAAGTTAAACCTGTACAAACAGCACAAAAAACAACTAAATATATTGTTCGTGAACCAGAAAATCCAAACAAAACATATAATTTGTTGAGCAAAAATAATCAAGAACCTACAGATTTATCTTCTTTGGGCTTTAGAGGTAAGAGAATTGATTATCTGGGCGCTTATAGAATTGTTGGGTGGAAGGTTTCATCTGAGAATGATAAAGAAGTTGTCAAAGAAGCTATTCTTGGCGTTAAAGAGGGATGGCGTTTAGCGGATGCTTCTAAATATCCACAAGGATTTACGGATGGTTATGATGAAGAAACTGATAGTTACGAAACTCGTTATTCTGATAAAAAACTTCCTTATCGTTATCGTCAGGATATAGCTAACGAAATCTTTAAAGAAGTAAATAAACATAGAGTATCAATTGGATTAAAACCTCTTTCTGGTGTATCTGATGCTTCTTATCAAGCAAAAACAAATGAACGAGCCGAACAAATGCTTTATCATTTTGAACACGAAACACCAACAAGGCAGCAATTAGATGAATTCTTTGGCCCTAGTGTTTCTTATCTAGGCGAAAACATCCAGCAAAGCTCAGGCCGTGATTACAGTAATCCACAAGAAGCAGCTAAAGGCGCTGTTGAAAGATGGTTAAACTCTAAAGGCCATAGAAAAGCTATTGAAAACCCTAACTACAACTACACCACTGTTTCTGTTGTAGAAACAAAATATGGAGTTCAATTTGTTCAGAACTTCTATGGTAGTTTTGACTAATGCATATAAAAATAAAGATTGGCTTCGGCTGGTCTTTTTTGATATAATAAAATGAATTAAATAAATTTATTAAGAGGAAAAATTCATGAAAAATATTTTGATTAAAGTTTTGTCTATCTGCTTGATTTGTGTCGGCCTATTCTTTTTAGGGAAACCATTTGTGACAGATTATTTTGCAGGCAAAAAAGCAGAATACTCTCAGAATTCTTATAAAAAGAATTTGAAGAAAGATGACGTAGATAAGTTAAAGCAAAAGATTGATGATGTGAAAGATGATTCTAAGGCATTGAAAGATTTGGGCGTTGATTATGATTACTCAAACATTAATGCAGTGAATCTTAATTCTGTTAATTCATTATCTGAAGATGTTATTCAATCATTGCCTAGAACTGGTGGCATTGCTGTTCCTGATTTAGGGATTAATATCCCAATTTATGAGGGTGTGACAGAATACAATTTGCTTGCCGGCGCTGGCACTATGAAGCTTGGTCAGCAAATGGGCCAAGGGAACTATGCTTTGGCCAGTCATTATGTAAATGGTGGCAATGGCATCTATCTTTTTACGCCGCTACTTAAGGCTCATGCTGGAATGAAAGTTTATCTGACGGATGCAGGGGATGTATACGAGTATGAAATCTATAGAGCAGAACATGTTGGTGCTGAAAATGTTCAATTAGTGGAAGATGAAGAAGCTCTCAATGCCGGAAGCCCTATTACAACATTAATTACTTGTTTTCAAACGGCTGAGCAAGGACGATTTGTAGTTCAGGCAAAACTTACAAAAATTTACAAAAATGATTCTGCTCCACAAAAAATCAAGAATTACTTTGGTTTAGCAACTTGGAAATTGCAGTAAATTTTACACATATAGGAGAAAATGAAAGATATGAAATTATCTAAAACAAAATTAAACTTTAAAGGGAAACCGCCTGTTGTTTTTGCTTTCTTTGGTAAACAAGGCTCAGGTAAAGACACCTCTGCTCAATATTTGGCAGACGCTGTTAAAGATGAAATGAATAAAGGTTATGACAAGCTTTATCATTTCAAGGGAAAAGGATTTGTAAATGAAATGAGATTAACTGATAAATCTAATCCTACTGGTATTATCGTTTCATTTGCAGGCGCTCTAAAAGAAGAGGTTTATTCTCTCTATGATAAGATGCGTATTCAGTCTAACACTGATAACTCAACAGATGATTGGGTCAAAGTTTTGATGGATGAATATGGTATTAGCAAAGAACAGGCTGCTACAACAGTCTCCCTTATTTTTGCTATACCAAAAGATTTGAAGAAGGAAGATTTCTTAATTAATCAATCAAAACCCAAAGGCTATCGTGAAATTCTTCAATATTGGGGCACTCAGGTTCGGAGAAAACAAAAGGATTCTTATTGGATTGAAAAACTAGGTCAACGCATTGAAGAACTGGATTTGAAATATAAAAAAGAAAAAGAGCGGTTGATTTTTGTAGTTAGTGATGCTCGTTTCATAAATGAACTAAATTATTGCGCTGATGTTTTGCAGTCTTACATGATGTATTTAGATGTTCCTGATGATGTCCGGATGAAACGGTTGAAAAAACGTGATGGATTTGAACCTAAAAAGAATGTTAAAAATCATGTAAGTGAAACTGAACTTGTTCTTTGGGCGAACAAAAATGAGGATAAGTTTGTTAAATTAAGCAGCAGGTACAAAACGGCTGAATTGATTTCTGAGTTTCAAATGGAAGAATTAAATACAAATCATATTGGAAACATTCTTTCTAAAAAAGAAATTGAAAGAAGAAAAACAGCTATTCAAGAAAACCTTGAATATTCTAGTGTTGCTGGATATAGTTTGTTTTTAGAGTTTGTTAGAAATTTTCTTTACTAAGTTAAATAATAGTTTTATTTGACTTTTTTAGAAAAATATAATATGATTAACAATGTAATATATAATTGTTGTTTTGAATTTTTTCAAGAAATTGTTCTTTTCAAAAAATTCTTTGAGAAATCCAATATTTTGTTGGGTTTCTCTTTTTATTTTAGACTGAATATTTTTTGGTAAGCTATATGTTTTTATGGTATAATAGAAGCATGATTTATTTGATTAAAATGAAAAAGAAAGAGAAAGGATGAGTATGAGTATGCCTAAAGTAGAAATTGTTCCAAAGACAAAAAAGACTACTATTTCTCAGGGAATGATTGACAAATACAATCTCCACCCTGACGTTGTTGACTTCTTGGAAAAGAATGATTTGGGAGATAATCTCTTAGACCACTTCTTTAACCCTAAATTAAGCAACCCTAGAAACATCTTAAATATTACAAAATTGGCAGATGCAATTAAAAGAGTAGCCCAAGACCCATCCAAACCTCTAGTATATGTTTATGGAGATTATGATGTAGATGGCTGCACTTCATCTTCCATTATCTTTTTGACCCTAAAACGACTAGGTATACGAGCTAAAGTGTATATCCCAGATAGAATGACTGAGGGATATGGCGTTAATAGAAATGCTGTTCAAACCATTATTGACCGTGGAGCAAAAATGTTAATTACTGTTGACTGTGGTATCACTTCAAAAGACGACTTGAAGTACGCCTCAGACAATGGCCTTGATGTTTTTGTTGTAGACCACCATGAGCCGCCTGCTGACAAAGCCCTTTTCCCAGAGTGTGTTGTTATTGACCCTAAACAAGAGGGTGAAACATTCTATTTTAGAGAAATGTGTGGAGCAGGTCTTGCTTATCAATTGTCTCGCATTTTGTTAGGTGATGATGGCGCTTATGAATTTATTGATTTGGCAGCCATTGGTACAATCGCTGATGTAATGCCCTTAATTGAAGAAAATAGAGCCATTGTTTATCACGGCCTGAACAAACTAAGAAATAACCCTAATAAAGGAGTTAAGGCTTTGTTTGATGTTGCTGGATTGGATTATCAAAAAGCTATATCAGAAAATATCGGTTTTGGTATCGGCCCTCGTATGAACGCGGAAGGCCGATTGAAACATTCTTTCAAAACTGTTGAATTGCTGACTTATGGTTATCTAACAAATGATGAAGAAGCTATTAAACAAAGAGCGAATGATTTGAATACTACAAATGAGACTCGAAAAGAAATCCAGTCTCATATCTTTGATGAAGCCATTAAGCAATTAGAGCAAAGTGGAGAATACAAAGAAAACATCATTGTAGCTAAAGGCCTTAATTGGCATAAAGGTGTTGTTGGTATTGTTGCGTCTAAGTTGATGGATAGGTATTACAAGCCGGTATTGGTTTGCTCAGAAAACGAAGAAGGCCATCTTCATGGTTCAGCTCGGTCTATTGAGTGTGTGAATGTCTTTAAGATGCTAAATCATACTAGAAATAGATTTGAAAAAATGGGTGGACATGGAGCTGCTGCTGGATTTTCTTTGACCTTAGATAATTACAATCCTTTAAAACAAGAATTGTTTGCTTTGGCCAAGCACATTCCTGAAAACATTCTAGTTGAGAAAATTAGATACGATTTAGAGGCGCGTGTTCGTGACATCAATTTGGATTACATTAATCAATTTGAATTGTTGCAGCCTTTTGGTCAAGCTAACCCTAAACCTCTATTTGCTTTTAGAAATGTTTCTATCCGATATGCTCAGAACACAAAATCAGGCGAACATGTTCGATTCTCTATTACAGATGGAGAAAAGAATTTGCAGTGTATGTATTTCAATAATGTTGCTGAAAACATCCCCGGCTCAGAGAATATGACCGTTATCGGCTATCTCGGCATTAATGAATGGCAAGGACAAAAGACACCTCAGTTAATGGTAGAATACATTGCCACTCAGCAAGAAATGAATAAGAGTGATGGTATTGTTATTCAAGAAATACCAGAAACATCAAAAGAGCAATCTGATGTTGATTTTGTATCTCATGTTAATAACATTACTTACAAGAATACCAGTTATAACACGGCCATGAATAAAGAAATGCCGGAAGAAATTGCTCAAAGTCAACTCAATAAACTTTTAGCAGCAGGAATTGAAAACATCTATGACGTTCTTTCTTATCTGCCTAAGCGGTATGAAGACCGCCGGCATCCAGTTCTAGCTCATGAGCTGAAAGATAAAGAAAAACAATGTATTATAGGCACTCCTGTTTCTGTCATAGAACATAAATCTGGCAATGGTATTTCTGTTTATTTGTTAGATGACCACGGAGGAAAATTCTCGGCCCTATTCTTTGGTCGAAAGAACTTAAAATTTTTGTTTAAAAAATATATTGAAAGTTCTTCTAGGATTTTCTTCTATGGAAAAGTCAGTATAGACCCTGAATGGGGAAGAAGTATCAGTGTAGAAGATTTCTCTATTGATATTCAAGGCAATTCAGTTATTAAACCTATTTATAGAAAAATAAGGAAGATGACACATGAATACTTGAATGAGCTGAGAAATGTTTCTATTAGAGAACGATTAAGGTCAGAAGAGTATTTGATGCCAGAAGACCTTGTTCGCTTTAATTTGTTAAATAGGCCAGAAGCCGTCCGCCGGGTTCACTTCCCTAGTGATTTCAGGGATATAGAATTTGGCACAAAAAGAATTCACTTTGATAATCTTTTCGAAACGGCCTATCATATTGAAAAGCATAAAGTTGTAAGCAACAACAATAACATCATTCATTTTAATAACACCAATAAGATGAATCAGTTAATACAGTCTCTTCCGTATCAACTCACCAATGGGCAACAACAAGCTATCAACGAAATTGTATCTGACAGTTTAACAGATAAGACTATGAATACTTTAGTTCAGGCTGACGTTGGAGCTGGTAAGACTATTGTTGCCGTTTGTGTGATGAACGCTGCTGTTGAATCCGGGTATCAAGCCTGCCTAATGGCCCCGACTACTGTACTAGCTGAACAGCACTATCATGACCTTAAGAACTTCTTTGGAGATGAGGTTTGTCTACTTCGCTCTAACATGAAAGTCAAGGAAAGAAATGAGGCCTTAGATGGCATTGCTTCTGGCCGGTATAAGTACATATTAGGAACTAATGCCTTAATCAGCGAATCTGTCCAATTTGATAATTTAGGATTGGTTATTGTTGATGAGCAACACCGGTTTGGAACTGAGCAAAGGGCCTTATTGACTGAGAAAGGGAATAGTCCTCATGTTGTTTCATTGTCAGCCACACCTATTCCTCGAACAACTCTACAAACTATGTTTGGAGACAATATGAAGCTGATTGAAATTAAGGATAAACCAGCTAATCGAAAACCTGTTTATTCTAAGATTGTTTCATCTGATGCTCAAATTCAAAAATTGATTTTGAGAGAGGCTAAAAAGGGTAGGCAAGCCTATATCGTTTGTCCTAAGATTGAAGATAAGGATGAAGACGAGACTAAGAAAGCTCGTTCGGTTAAAGATGTATTGGCTACCTATGAAAAGGCCTTTAAGGGAACTGGTGTATCTATCGGTCAGATTGATGCTAAAATGTCTAAAAAGAAAATTGAAGAGATTTTAAAGGATTTTAAAGAAAACAAAATTCAAGTTTTGATTTCTACTACAATTGTTGAAGTCGGTGTGAATGTACCTAATGCAACAGTTATGGCTTTGATGAACTCTGAGTTGTTCGGCCTAGCACAAGCTCACCAGTTAAGAGGGCGCGTGGGCCGGGGAGACTATGAGGGGTACTTTGTACTTAATACCAAAGAAGATGATGAAAAAGCGAAAATCCTTACATCAACTACTGATGGATTTGTTATTGCTGAAGAAGACATGAAGCTTAGAGGGGCAGGTGATGTTCTTGGAACTGTACAATCAGGTCAAACAGACCGTGTAGGACTTATGCTTAAAAATAAAGAATTGTACGAAAAAATCGTAGAATTAGTGAAAGAAAAGATTGCCAATCCTGAAAGTGCGCCTGTACTAGAAGCAGAGTTTGGACAAAAAGAAATTACGTTAATTTAAAGGAGTTTTAGATATAATTATGGGATATGATTTTAGCAAGTTTGTAAGTAAAAAGCCTTTTACAGGCGAAGTTGAAAAAACCTTTGACCCTAGTGTTATTCAAGGGCAATTCAAAGGAATGACACAAGATGAAATTAGAGAATATAAACGTTTAGAAGAAGAAAGCCGCCGGGCAATCTCTAAAAATGATTCTCGAAACATGGGCTTTGCTAAGGCTATGGGAAAAGATGAGCGCATCTTCCAGTTGCTGCACGCCATTCGTAACAAACGGATTACCACAGTTGACGAGGCCTCTGTGAAAATTGGAGTTAAAGATACAACTATTATGAAGTATCTAACAGAAAACAATGTGGACTTCGATAAGAAAACTGGGGAAATCTTTGGCATCCGTGAAGATGAAGAATAAGAAATAAAAAAAGAGCAGGTTATCAATTAATTTAACCTGTTCTTTTTTGTTGTTTGATTTTTATTTTAAGATTGAGCCTGCCCTTCCGGCCACAAAGGATTAATTTCATCAATATTAGTTACTTCATATAAAGTATTATTTAAACTAAACACTTGCTGATTTACAAATGTGTGTCCAGCTATGACAGATGCACGGTATACATATGATTCCGTATAAGCTGTTTCTTTAGTTTCTGTATTAATCAGATTATAACTTCCAGATTGCTTTGTATAGTGATATAAAACATTATCTGAAATAAACGGCTTAATAATCTCGTTATTTTCGTATTTAAGCTCTAATCTCGCATTAATTATCGAATAAATTCGTCCGCCAGAACCTGATACGAGTATTTCATCATTTAATAATCCAATAATTGATAAATTTGATTCTTTACTGAGATTTACAATAGAACCTGCGCTATATTTATATAGACCTTTATCAGTTGTGAAATAAACTGCATCTCCTTTAACAATAAATGAATTTACAGATTTATCACCACCAAAAACATTTGAAGTTAGATTGTCTAATTTTCCGTTTGCAGCATAATGATACAGGCTTGTTGATTTTCCTTGTTTTAACAAGAACAACCAGCCAGTGTCAACACCAATTAAATTACTAATTGTACCTTTAAAATCTTTAAAGTCAATTTTATTCAGACTTTCATCAAACAGAGCAATACGAGAAGTTTCTGATGTTGTATCATGGTTAGAATAAGTAAGCGCCAGCTTACCTTTACTCAATGCCACAAAGTTGTCATTAATAGCTGTTTGCCCTAACGTGTTTTCTTCAGCAAAGTGATATTCTGCCAAATTTTCTGTTTTGATTGTTCCGGTTTCATTATTTGTATTAAAACCAGATGCTCTTTGAGAAAAGATATAACACAAAACACCTAGAAACAAAAAAGTAATTCCAACAAAAAACTTAATTAACATGATGATGTGCTGAGATTCAAACTGATAATTTTCACGTCTTAATTCTTGATATGCTGAGTTCATTCTTCATCCCCCTCATATTCATCATCATAGTCATAGTCTTCATCATAATCCTCATCATCTTCGTCATATTCTTCTTCATCTTGACGCTTCTTAATCAGAATAAAGGCAATGACACCACCAATAACAAGAATGACAGCCACAATAATGAAAATCATCATGACATTCATAAATTCAATTGTCATGCCTACATTGTCTTCTTGGTCTTCGACAAGGCCATTGCTGGTCGAAAAGAAAGAAACATAATTATCAGATTCTGATGCCGTTTCCATGTATTTTACTGTTGCACCTTTGGGATAATAAACATTCAAAGAAACATTTTCTTTTCCAATCGTTTTAGAATAATCTTCGAGATTTTTAAGGCCGCCTTCTTCTTTTTTGGCTTTTTCTACTTTATCCATAAAGGGTTTAGGGATGAAATAATTTAATCGTCCAGTTAAAGTATATTTATTTTGAACTAGGAAATTGCTGCCTTTTTGCAGTTGGATGTTTAGTCCAATCCTTTTGTCCTTAACCATCTGTTTGATTTCTTTGTTAAATTCATCAGCGTTTTTATAGTCTTTTGAGATTTTGATGACATCTGATTTATATTCCGTCTTAAAACCTTTTTTCTCGTAATACTTGAATTCCTCTTCTACTTTTTCACTGATTTGGTCTTCTGAAATTCCATAATCAGAGAAAAGAGTGTTGGAAACATCAGACCTTGTGATGCTTGCTTCCATGCTAATCGCACCAGATTCAGCTATAGCTAATTCATATTTTTGAGTTCCACATCCTGCAAGGAAAAATAGGAAAACAAAAACAGGTAAAAGCTTCAATATTTTTTTCATTATATATATGCTCCTTTAGAGTTTTTCTTTATAGTTCATTATATCAAAAAAAATCATCTTTACAAATCAACATATCAAAAGAAAAGACTTCTAGAAAACCATAATTTATGATATAATTGATAAATGAAAGATATATACAAATTGAAGAAAGGATGGATATAACCATATGTCTCAAAAAGTAGAGTTTGAGTTATATTTTCATGGGCAGCCAACAAGGGTTGAAGCACCATGTTTAGTAGGTTTTGATATTATAGATAAAGAATCCAAATTATTTGGAATTATTTTTGTGAAAAAAACCATTATGGAGTTGGAATCTTTATATATGGCCATTGGACAATCTATCTGTTTGCCTCTAAGCATCTTTGTAGATGGAGAACTCAGAGAGTCAAAACTGGTTGAATTTTATGAAGATGTCAGCCGAGTTGTTTTTATTTTCAAATCTGACAATGATGAAAAGGCTAAAAAAGAAGTTAAAGGGATTGATTTGAATAATTTTTATCCTGATGAAAAACTAAATGAAAAACTAGGATTTCAGGAAAATATCAACAGTCCATTAATTGTCCTCAATAGAAGTAATAACCTTTATTACTTGTCATTGAACAGTTTAAACGAATCATCTGGACAAAATGATTTTTGGCAAGATTTTATCCTTATCCGAGGAAATCTTGATGTTCTTGTTGAAGACAAAACAGGAGAAAAATTGTTTGATGCCTTGAGCAGCTATGCTGGATTTAGATTTAAACAACAAGAGAATATTCTTGAAAAAATCCCTGAGAAAGATTTTGAAACAATTCTTGATGTTTTGAACTCTAACTCAAATAAAACAAATACGGAGAATGAAAAGTGAAAAAGTTTTTAAGTGTTTTAAAATTTAAAAATAATAAAAAAAGTGAAAAAACGGGAGAAAACAAACGGCGTAAAAAAACAAAAAGAAAAGGTGTTCCTATTCAAGAATACTTTATCTTTTTTAAGGAAATTGATTGGATTAAACCTAATCAATTCATTACATTGTTTGTTGGTACTTTGATTTTTGGTGTTATTGCCACAGTTTCCCAACATCAATCCAGTACAGTGCTGCAAGAAGCTTTTAGAAAAGGATTGGAGTTGATTAAATGGTAAATAATGTGAAGAAAACATTATCTTTCAACAAGAACAAAGAAACCGCCCATAAAAAAGATATGGTGACGATAGGCAGCCGGCGAGACATGTTAAAAAAACTTGCCTTAACCGCCGGACTGGTATTTCTGTTTCAGGCCTTGTCCTATGTACCAACGCCTTTTATCAGCCATAGGACATTGAAATATATTGCTGACAACAATCTGTTTGGAACGGTATCTCTCTTTTCAGGTGATAGCTTCCAGAACTTGACCTTGATGGCCACAGGTATTTCATCTTATGTATCTGCCTCAATTGTAATGCAGCTCTTGATGAACTGGTTTACTGGACTTTATGATATTTCCAGAAGTCCAAATGGAAATAAAATCATTAAGAGATATACAATTATCCTTGGTGTGTCTATTTCCTTGTTCTCGTCATTGATGATTACTATGGCTCAACAAAGTGAATTGAATCTAATGAAAGGGTTCAGCCCTTATATTGCCTTTCCTTTGACTGCCTTGTGGCATATGTTAGGTACAGCTATTGCCATCTGGATTGGGGAGACCATCACAGAAAAAGCTTACGGAAATGGTATTTCTCTTCTGATTCTTACAAATGTGCTTACTCGAATTCCTAATTCTGTACAAGATATTTTCAAAAGCAAGACTTGGTTCTATTCACTTATTCTTGTATTGATTATCTTTGTAGTTGTTATTATTGTAGAAAGCTCCTACTTTAACATCCCTTTGATTTATTCAAAGACCTTGGCAAGAGGGAATAACCGATTTACTCAGGCTTCCTCAGTTTCAGTATTTCCTATCAAGGTAAACATGAGTGGGATGATGCCTATTATCTTGGCTCAATCTATCCTTTCCGCCTTATCTGCTGTTTTTGCTTCTGGTTTCTTCGCTTTTAAAGGGAATAAAATTCTAGAGGGTATTGCTGGTTGGTTTGCCCCAAGCAACATTTATTCATACTCATTAATTCTGATAATCCTAATCATTTTGATGGATAAATTGTATTCCTTGGTCATGTTTGACCCTAAAGAAATTGCTGAGAATTTACAGAAGTCTGAAGCCTGTGTTCTGAATGTTAATCCGGGATATGCTACCGTACAATACTTGAAGAATACTCGCAAAAAGCTAACAGTAGTTGCTTCACTCTATATCTTACTTGTATTGCTTGTTCCTACAATTATTTCTACACAATTTCATGTAGTTTTAGGCTCTCTAGGAGCAACCTCATTCATGTTGTTGGCTGGAGCTTCGACAGAATTAATCCTGCAAATTAGTAATGAATTTAAACTGAATAAGATGAAGTTCTAAATAATATATATGAAAATAAAAAAGACCTTAGTTTTACTAAGGCTTTTTCTTTTTTATTTTGAATTAAATCTTTTTATTTTTATGTACGCCATAAGATAGCTAACATAATCAAAACAAAGATTAGGCTGATGATAGTTAGAATGATTAACTGTGTCCTATCATTTGTTTTGTTTTTGCGGATTTTATTCCATTCTTTCCGAAGACCTTGGAAATCCAGCGTTTTGATGTAATGGAATAAATCCTTGATGATGGCCCATAGGCCAAGGATAACCTTTTTCAATTCTTCAAACAATTGAGAAGACCTCTCTTTCTTGTATTAGCTGTTTTGAACGCCGCCCCATGTACGGTTGATAGTACCAAAGAAACCTTTTCGAGTTTCATCATTGAAACCTGTAATCTTAATAGTTGCCAAATCACCAACTTGGATAGCACGATTATGAAATTCTGGGTATTTACAGATGACATCCACATAGTCATTGACGCGCAAACGGTGACGTTTAAAGTCTGCATCAGGCGACTTGTCACTCATATCCACACGGACAAAAATATTCCCATCATGGATGTTTGTCACATATCCACTAGCTTTTTCAAGACCAGCTTTATAAAGTTTAGAAAGTGTTTCAAAGTAATCAAGTCCTTGCAGCCCAACTGCTTTAAGCTCAACATCAGGCTCTTCTTCTGTTGCGTATTCGCTAACTTTAACTTCAGTTACACGCAAGTCAACTTTATTGCCGGGTTGGAAACGGTCTTGGGCATTAGATAGATAACCCATATTTAAGTCTTGTGTAGAAACCATAAACTCAACACCCATAAATTCACAAATGATATGGGAATTAATAACACTTACAACATTGGCACGAATTACATTGCCCTCTGTCACTGCTGGAGCTAGAACTGTTTCTCCACCAACAATCAGCATCTGCCGGTCAGGAACAATAAAGGCTTCATAACGCTCTCTCTTCATAGCTTTTGTGCGAGAAGCTACAGCAAAACGATTGTCAGGCAGGTAGTGTGTAACAATAACTTTAACTTTAGAGCCTAGACGAGTTGCAATCAATTGCCGGTATTCATCAATTTCTTTTTGGTTAAGTTCTGTATCTTTTAGAATCTCAGCCAATTCTCGGCTCATTTCTGGGGTTAAGAAGTTTTGGTAAGGTACAAAAATTTCAACACCACCGTGATAAAATCCTAAGCCCGGTGTTCCTTTCTTTGTGCTTTGGAATTTGAGAACTCCCTCAATAATTCTTTCTTTTTTAAGAGATTGCTCAACTTCATAATGGCCAAGAATCAAGTTCATGTAATCATCACGAACTCGCAAGTCACCATTTTCTTGGTGAGTAAATACAGACTCAGCCTCTTTTTCACTCAAAGGAATAACTTCTGTGAAAAACTTAGGAATATTTACTGTTTCTGCTAAAGCTTTTGATTCTTTTGAATTGATAAACATTCTTTTCCGGAAATTATTTGCCCGATTTGTTCGGTCATAATTTGATTTCAACAGTTCGAAAACTGTCTGCTTCTTTTCAATTGGCATATTTTGTTTTTCTCCTTGGTTTGTTTTAAAATTTAATTTATTTTAATTAATTATTACGATAATAATTGTATTATATTTTTATGAAATGTCAAATTTAGGCATACATTTGTTAGTTGTAAATCTGAGGATGTAGATTGTCTAATTCTAGTGATAATTCATTCTAGATGCAAATTTTTATTGCATCTAGAATAAACCATCAAAAGCGTTTCTTGCACTTTCTTCCAAACTTTCTTCTCCCTCATCATTAGGGCTGTTAAGGTAGGATTCAACTTCTTGCTCTTCATCAAACAACCTCAACTCTTCCATTTGCTGCAACATTTCAGAAGTTTTGTCATAAGCTGCATCTTCTTTGTTGTTATCCTCTTCTTCACTAGCTCCAAAAACAAAAGGTGTAGAAATTTTTACTTTTTCTTCTTGTTCTTCTGGAATATCATCTTCTTCTAGATGTTCTATGTTGGAAGAAACATCATTCGAAACATCTTCTTTCTCTTCAACCACTGTAGAAACAGTCGCTGTTGAAGCAGAAGATTTTTTACGTCTTCTTCGTGAAGATGGTTTAGTCTTTGAATTAACTTCAACTTTAGCTTCAGCCTCTTCTTCTTGAACGTGCTCCATATCCTCATCTGTCAATGTTTCTTTTAGAAGTTCTTGGTCTTCTTGTGAAAGATTTTCATTCATATTGGCTTCTGGGTCTAACAAGTCTTGTTTGTGAGACATTAAAGCCTTAAGATATTTAGCTTCATTCTCATTACACAAACCATGTTTTAAGAGATAATCAATACCTTTTTGATTCAGAATAGGTGCTCCTGAATTTTCTCTTTCAGGCAGTAAATCCATCAATTGATTTGTTCGGCCCTCAGAAACAGGTTCAATATCATCAGACAACTCAATACCATTACCTACAGAGAAATTGGGATGAAGCAAGAGTTCTTTTTGTTCTTCCGTATATTTGCCTTGAAGATACATTCTAACAATGTCTTTCTTGCGCCAGTTAGGAACATAGTTCAGAACTGGGAAGTCTGTCATTTCTTTAGCAAGCTGATGTTTAGAATAGTCAAATTTTTGTAACCTTAAAACATTTTTACCTTTCAGCATTACCAAACAGTCATCATTATCCATCCGGCCTACTTCATCTGGTGTCATTACCATCCGTTTACCATCTGCATCAGATTCATTGTAAGTAGGCTGGTAATTAATACCTGTAGCATTTACTTTTCCAGATTTTGTATGTACGGCGATAGTTGCTTCACCAGCCTTGGCAGATACATACTTCAATGTGTCAGGGTCATTACCACCAAGGAATATCTGAATATCACAGTTACCTGCAATAGTTTGGCCCTCAGTAGGATATACTGTTTCTAACTGTTTATACTGTTGAATAATAATACTTACACTTACACCACGAGAACGGATAGTCGCAATCTTCTTCGCAAAGTCTGGTATTGCTCCAATATTAGCAAACTCATCCATGATGAGATGGACTGGCACTGGCAGAACACCATTACAGTCTGTATCAGCATAAGCAATAATTTTCAGGAAGAAGAATGAGAAGAATAGTGATACTAGGAAACGGAACGTTGCATCTTGGTCAGACATGATAACGAAGTAAGCACATTTTCTCTTGCCGGGCAGGAGAATGTCAATGCCGTCTTCATCTTTTGTCAAAATGCTGCGAACGTCTTTAGAAAGAACTTTACTCAGCCGGTTCTTCATACCTGTGATGACATTATCACGCAAGTTGGGAGAAGAGTTGTAAATGCTTCCCCAGAAAGCAATAGCTGGGTTTTTATCTTCTTCTGGAAGATGTTCTTCTTTTTTCTTTAAGATATTGAAACATCCGGCCAAGGTCTTATCATCAAAGGATTCCATTTCACCAAATGGTTTAAACATAAACTGAACTACATCTGGGAATGACCGCTGATTTTCTGGATATTCAGTTGCAACATAGAGAATAGCCGCTTGGAAAAAGGCTGATTCCAAATCTTCAAACTGTCCAGCCCGGCCGTCCTTACGAGTATTGGAAATAATAATATTCGCAAATACTTGCATATCAGAGATTAACTCTCGGCCACGGAACATAATATCTTCTTCAGATGGAATAGCATCACCTAATACATCCCAAGGGTCAGATAGGTTTTTATTAACAAGGTTGAATTGTTTAACAACATAACCATATTTTTCCAACAATGTTTTAGTCTTAGCATACAATTCACCTTTAGGGTCAGTTAGGATTAAAGATTCCCCTCGGCGGATAGCCTGCAAGATACGAGGAATAGCCCAAGAACGAGATTTACGAGCACCAGATGAACCCATAATCAAAACGTGAGGGCCACCGATAACATACATACGTTTATCACCCTCAAATTGAGGTTTATCAACATAAGAAACAGTATCATCACTTTCTTTGTCCCAACCAAGGATAGCTCCGTGTTGTTCTTCTACAGGATTAAACTCTAGAAACTCACGCGCCTCTTCAATGCCTAACATACGAGCAGTACCATAAGTACCATTAACAGAATACTTAAATCCACGCTCATCTTCATTTATGTCACCTGCAAACTGCCTCAGTATAAACCAAGCCACACCACCAAAAAGTAAAATCAAGAAGAAACTAATTGGTAAGAAATCCGTAAATCCCATAAAGAGATTATAAGGAATATTGAATGGATTAAATCCACCAGTTGCGTGCCCCCATTGATTGACTTCTCCACCTCTAATTATTAGGCCAATACTTCCGCCTAATAGAAAAATAGATAGAAAGGCTAAAGCAGCATAAACGAAGAATAGAGTTCTATTGTCATCCCATAAATCCCAACATTTTTCTAAGAATTTATCAATCATCAAATTAAACTCTGCCTTTCTTTAAATTCAAAATTTTCATTATTTTATTTTCATCAACAACCTTAACTTGATAATTGATTTTCTTGTTGTTTTTGAAAATGGAATCTATATACTTCTTCTGAGATGGTGTTGCAAAAAATACATAAGTTAGATGTGGCCTCATATAGGCCATTTGATGAGCCATCTTAATTTTTTGCAGCTCTCCATCTAAGGAAAAAATACCTGCATATTTCTTGCCATCTTTTTCAGCATACAAATCCGCATATACACCGCCCGGAATTTTTGTTGCATCAGACATGTGTTTGAACATTGGATGTCCTTGACCATATACTTGAATTAGTCTCTTATTCAAATCTTCATTCATAGCCAGAGCCATACTGATGTGAGATGTCTTTAATTCTTGCATAGGTAAAAAGAATATCCGCTGATAAGTTTCACTTAAAGACATGAACTCAAAATCAAGTTCTGCCAAATTGCCTCTTTTGGTTTTTCGATTACTTTTAGAGTTTGTAATCTTTTTGGCTGCTTCAAAGTCAACCCCAAAGAAGATAGCATCTGTAATCCCTTGGCCTGTGGCTGGATTTAAAGACTCAATACCAAACCATTGGTAAAACAAGCGCTTCATGACTACTTGTGCCTTTTGCTCACCCTGAGTCTTCCAAAGAATGAGGCCTTTATAAGTATGAAAGACTGGAATAACACCTCTTTTTGAAACAATTGCTCCATGAAGACGAGTAAAATCAATTTTAAGATGTTCTCGGCTAAAGGCTTGCTTAATTTCACGAGATGTATAAAACAGATATTCATTATCAGCAAGAGTATATGGCTTAATTTCAGCACTTCTAATATCTGGCTTTTCAGAAAACAAGAATTTAATTTTTACATGTGCTTGATAAATCCATTGCATAATTTCACTAAGGCGCATCATTCTAAGAATGGTTCGTGGTTCAGTTCTATGGATTTCATTGTCAGATGCAAACATGTAAAAATCATAGAAGTCTGGGTAAAGTTCTTTGAGCGCTGTTGTTCCACGCTGCAACAAGACCAAACGATTGAACTGAGTTTTCTTGGTCTTCCTTGCTTTGCCGTCTTCTATTGTTCGCTCAGAAATGTAAGGTGTAACAAAATCTTTATGAGTTCTATCAGAAGTGTCATCTCCTGCCTTGTATTTTTTATATTCCGGGTCATACTGTTTCTTTGCTCGACCTCTTTTTAAAGCTGTTACTACTCCGCCTATCTGTCGGCGAGCTGTAGGAACATTTTTGTAATGGTCTTGCAAGTATCTTAATGATTCAACTGGGTACTCACCAGACATTGCCAAGGCAAGTAATATTCTTTCAGCATAGGTATCTTTTCTGAATTGACAATTAATCAATTCCTTCCTGTAGCTTTTTTTCTGTTTTGGCTTACTTGGTTTTTGCCGTTTTTCTTTTGTGACTGTCATAAAAGTTACAGGCACTCCTTTCTGTTTTTTATTTTAAAATAAAATATCAATTTAATTTAGAAGCATAAAAAGATATAAAATCCTCTTTAGGAACTAGATAAACATTTGTTTGGTCTTTTTCACCTCTTTTAGAGATATAGCAGTGACTTAGGTAAGCCGGACTATCATCAGGCAGCAAGAACAAGGCTATAGAATCCATCACTACGTTTAATTCAATGTTATCATGGTCTCGCATTTTTCTTTCTTCGCCAGAATAAATATGTTCAAAGATAGCAAAAAATTCTCCATCAAGAGGATTTAAAGCATTTTTACTAATAAAATCTCTAAGAGTTGATTGAACAGAAGCTCTAATCCATTTAGCACTCTGTTTAGATGCCTCTTTTTTGGGCAATAATGCAGGGATTACAGCAGAAAAAACATTTGTTTCTTTGTCATAGTGGTATTCTATTCCAAGGGCTTCTTTGATATTGTCTTCTACTAATCTACGGATTTTTTCGTTGTTGTCATAGTAAGTCGGAAGTAGTCTTGCAGCGCTGCTTAACTTTTCTGCCTCATACTGAATAGCAAGATTAATTTCATTGACTTTAGAATGAGACATAAGGGAAATGTCTTTTGACATTAACCCTTTTAATTTCTCAATCTCTTGCTCAATAAATTTCTTTGTAACAAGATAATCCGTCATAAGCATTAACCCTCTGATGCACGAATTTCTAGAATTTGCTTGATTTTCGCAACAATTTCTTGTTGAGGAATTTGAGTGTATTCAAAGTCCTTGCCTAGAACCTTTTGGAAAAATGTCAAAGGAATTTCCTTGTATTCATACTTGGTTTTGTTGTAGAAATCAATATAGAAATAAGCAGCGGCTAGAACGGAATCCACAATGATGAAATTGTCATGCTTTTCATCTGGGGCTGTTCTATCTAACATCTCTTTGGTTTCTAAGAAATGTTCATGAACTTTTTTAGCATCATTTTCCTGCATCTGCTTGTAATAGAGTTTTGCAGCATACTTGTGGAAATCTCCCTCTTTGTATTCTCCGATATAAAGGACATCCATGATACGAGAAGTGCTGATTTTAGAAACTTCTGAGTCTTCTTTTTCAACAATCTGGTATTCAAAACCGCCATCTTCTGACTTAACCTTTTTAGCATAGGCTGTCGTTGTATCAGGAATGACCACATAACAGAAATCAAAAAAGTTTAGGCCATAGCGATACAATCCTGACAAATCAAGTTGCCGAGCGCCTTGTTTGTCTTTGACATGTTTAGCAATCTGAAGAATAAATGATAGAGCTTCTTCAACCGCTGTAGATGGCTCACGCCATTCTGAAATTTCCAATTTCTTGCCATACTCTTCTGCTTCATAAGCATTAAACAAGTATTTACCAACTTGAACGAGTCCGGCATTTCGACAGAAAGCTCTTAGAATTGATTCTTTTTGAGTGTATTTCCCAGAAGAGAAGACTTCATCTTCATTTTGTAGAAATTCAACTTGTTTTAGGGAAATAAAGCCATTATTTCTAATAATTGCTACGGCCTCACGTTGCCATTTTGGCATGATATACATATTTGTCATATTTTTAAATTCTCCTTTTTAATATAACTTCAATTTTTCAATTTATTCAGGAACAATGTCTTCAATGACCTTGTTTTGATTTTCAATTTTTCTTCGTTTTTCATCAACTTGACGCTTCAGTTGTGCACCGTCTGTTGTGATAAGACGAATTTCTTTTTTAGATGCTTTTACAAGCACTTGAATTTTTGTATTATTTGAATACAAGAACGCTTCGCCTCGGTCAAACTTTTCAATTTTCATAGCTTCAAGAGGTGTCAGGCGGACAATATCTCGAATAGCATCTACTTCATCTGCTTCCAAGTTCAGGATAATCTTGGTCTTAGAGTTGTTGATAATACCACGGCCGTACTTACCATCTTCCAGAGCATAGAAGTCTGAAAGGTCTTGGGTTGCTGCAATAGCTGAACCATAGTAACCACGGATAATCTTAAAGATTTCTAGTACAAAATTTGCTGCAAGCGGATTTGAGTTAATCAATTTCCAAGTTTCATCAATGAAGATGGCCTTCCGGCGTGTCCGGTCTTGTTTAACGATTTCCCAACAATAATCCAGACAGATAAACATACCTACAGGAAGAGCTTTGTCAGCAAGCTTGGAAATATCTAAAACAGTATATTTATTCTTTAAGTCTACATTGGTTTGACCATTAAACATTTTATTTGCTCCATGAACATATGGAACTAAGACATTTCGCAAACGCTTAGTGTTTTGACCTTTTTGTTCTAGATTTCCCAGTTCATTATAAACATCTTCTAGAATAGGCATCTCTTTCATGCCGGCCATACGATTTCTTGGGTCTTTAAACAATGTACTATTGTCATTACCAATTCCTTTTTTCTGATAGGCCTGATAAACGGCTGTATCTAGGAAAGATTTTTCTTCTTCAGTATTTTCTTCAATCAGTAGTGAGAAGAAAATCTTCAATTGTTCCATCTTCCTAGCAAGAAGAGATTCTGAGAAACCATAATCATCTACCTCTCCACCATTTTCAAAAGCATCTAGAATAGCATCATCTGAAATACCGGGGTCACGGATTTCCAAAGGATTGATTTTATGTGAAGATGATGGAGAAAGTTGAATGAATGTTCCACCAATTGCATCACAAGACCGTTTAAATTCATGCCCTTTCAGCGGAGCAAGAACAAAACAGTGAACTCCAAGAATTCTCATTCGTAACATTAAGAGCATTGCTGTAAATGTTTTACCTGCACCAGAAGTTCCAATAATAACCATGTTAGCATTTTTATACCGTTTGGTATTAAACAAATCTAGTACACACATTGAAGCATTTTCTGCATTGAGGCCCAGAAGCACTCCATTGTCATCCCCCAACTCAAAGGCATAGAAGAGATAACTTAAAGCAGCAAGGCCAATACTTGAAATATTTTGCTTGCCCATTTCAAAAATAGCAGGGTCAATTTGATTTAGGAATTGAGAGGCTTCAAAGAAAGCTGGCATATCAAAGTTTGCCTGAACTGTATGGATTTGACTGGTTTGAAGTTCATTCTTAATCAATCGAATCTTTTTCTTTAAGTCTTTCTTTGTTAGGGCTGAGATAGTCATTAAGGTAAACATTTCATAATATTGGAAACCTTCTTGCAATTCTGTTAGAAGCATGTTGGCATCCACAATCTGTTCACCTTGCTCTCTTTGTTTAGAGATTTTCTTTTGACTATTCATCTTGATAGCCCCATACATAGGAATACGGCCTGAGATTGATTCAATCCGACTTTTTCTGTTTCCTTTTTGGGCAAAAATATCAATATCAACACCCTCACCAAATTGAGAAATTAAATGATAAGCCCATCCTGCTCGAATGTTTTTGGGGTAGCCATCTGATTTAATAAACAGATAACCATAATACATGCCATCTCGTAAGACACAATTAGGGTCATCATAGTTTAAGTTCTTAGGCGCAACGAGAGCATCAATTGGAATTTTAGGCATTTGATGAAGTTTTGTTGTTTTTCTATCAATACCCAATTCTTCACATAGTTTCACTAAAGCAATCTTGGTTCGGTATGACAAAGGCTCATTCATTGAGGTGCGAGGGTTATACCACTCATAAAGAGTTTCTAGAAGATATTGCTCTTCATCCCAAATATCTTCTTCATCATCACCTGTATTAACCATATTAGTTACTGGATTTTCACATTTTTGGAATTTTCCTGCAATATTCTGAGCCAACATATATAAATTTGAAAGGCGCTCTGTGAATTTTTGGTCTTCTTGATTTAGTCCTGATGAACTATATTCAATAATGACAAAGAAACGACGAGTAAGCGCTCCTTGTTCACTCATGCTCTTAATAAAAGTTGCATATTCACTAGCAAGTTTTCTTGTTGCTGGATTATCTTCTGAATTAATCCGTTCCCGAAGAATATCCATATACCGTTCAGAATTGGCCACGCGCGTGGTTGCCTTGATTTGAACATTTGAAACTGATGGATGGCTAAAGATTTCTTCATACATAGTGATGATGTTGGCCTTAGCTTCTTCTGGTTTTAGAATGAAGTTTGTTGGCTCAATTTCTAGAATTTTTAAGAAACGGTCATCTTTGGTAATAATGATGCCATCCTGAATATCTAGAATATTGATTTCGTCTTGGATGTCATCATAGTTATCAATGTCCTTTAACTCTTGGATAGCTTCTTGGTCAATAATGGTTTGTTCTACTCTACGAAGGCGTTCATGAGGTTTCTTCATGACACGTTCTCGTTTAGTGCTTGATTTAGAAGATTGTGTTCGTCTAGGTTTTTGACTTTTATTTTGAGGCACAACTTCCAATTCATTTTCAACCTGAATTTCTAGATGTTCTTTTGGTTTATCAATTTGTTTTGCTTGTGGGATTCCCACACTTGTTCGTCTACGTCTTGACAATTAGTCTTCTCCTTTCTTTTCCTTAATAGATTGAATTAATCATCATAGTCATCATCCTCTTCCTCGTCTTCATCATCTTCATCATCTTCATCACGATAGCTAGAAATTCTTTTGAGTGCATATCTTTTTTCTATTACTCGGAAATCATTAATAGACATGATAAAAATAGTAAAAGGTTTGGCAAAAGCAAAATATACAGTCATGTTAAGGATTAACCATGTTAGGATAAACCAAATTTGAAAGAATATTGCCCTGCCGGGAAAAGCTGATTTTCCAAATAGGAAATTAAAAAGTAAGTAAAATATTACTGCTCCAATAATGGTTTCAGCAAGAACTCGAATAGGAAATCCTACACCAACATTTACTTTTTCATAGTTTTTAGGGATGTGATAGATAATCCCTTCCTCTTTTTGTTGTTGCATTAAATGCCACTGCTCCTTTCGTTTAGATAAAATCTGTTAATAGACAGAAAAATACAATTTACAACTAAAATTATAATGGATTTTTAGAAAAAATCAAATTTAACGTGAAAAGTGACATACATTTTTATCTACAGTTTGTCAACTTAGCTCTAAGTAAATAAAACAAAAGAACCAAAAGAATTAAAGTCTTTTGATTCCTTGTTTTGTGTCGAATTAGTTTTTACCGCCATAAAGGTTAAGGATTTCTTGTGCAGATGCAATCCGTTTTCCATCTGTACCAAAACCACCACGCTCAACATTGGCACGGAAATATGTCGTTAATTCTGCCACATTTGTACCTTTCTTGAAGCCATCAAGACCACCAATTCCAGAGAATGAACTTGCTTCTGATGTTTGCATTTCATTCATAAGGAACTCAAGCTGGAACGCAAGGTCTTTCCAGTCTACACCTTTTTCTTTCGCTGCATTTAGGAGATTTACCCGACGGCCACCATCCCACTGGATAAGACCAAAGGCATATCCGTTAATAGATGGATTGTAAGCCCATCCTGCATTGAAGTCAAGGTCTGACTGAATACGGCCAGATTGAATACCAGATTCTTCCATCATGTTCCCCATAAATGCTGCTGCTGCCGCATCTGAGAATCCTTGTGCTTTAAGAAATTTCCAAACTTTTTCATGGTCTGTAGAACCCTCTAGTGTACCGGCTGCTCCACCTTGGACTTTTGCTTCAGTCAGAGATTGAGCATATTTCTTAGCACGAATAATAGATTGGTTGATAATCCGAATCATGAAATCTGATTGGTTTTTATCAACTGGGTCAAATTCAAAGATAGGGCCTTTGAGATTTGGACTGTTATATGCTTCAAAAATTTCTTTGTTTTCACGATAGTAAGATTTATGAACTTTATTGATGTCTCCACCACCTTTAGCAGCATCTTGAAGACCTTTTACATCCATATCAACCTTGAGGTCATTTGAAAAACGTTTTTGAATCAACACAACAGATGCTAAATAGACTGTTGTTTTAACATCTAGTTTTGCTCCCTCAATCTTTTCAACATCTTTCAGGATGTCTTTAGCCTCTTTTTCAAGTTGTGCTTTTTGGGCTTTCTTACCAAGATTAGTAATCAGGACTTTAATAATACCTCTAGCATCACCAAGAGAAATTTTTCCTGTTGAAAACTCTCCAGTTTCTCCAGCGGAAATGATAGCATCTTTAAATTTATTACTTTCTGAAGCAGCTTTTTTGAATTGCTCTTCATTCTTTTCTTTCATAATCTTGAAGATGCTTCCAAGTTCACTATCTGTCCATTGACCAATTCCATAACGGTAAGACTTGTCGCCAAATTCACTGAGAATGTCATATTTTTGGTCAATAGCTGTAGCAAAAGCATTAGCAATGTGTTGTTCTTTGGTTTCTTGCTTAACTTTAATACCACCTTTGCCGTTGTTTACTTTAGCAGAAACACCGCCTCCAGAGAAGTTAGCATTACCAATACCAGAGAAGAAATGGATTTGTCCGGGTGAAGCACCATCAATCAATGTATACCATACTCGACGGCTAGGCGCTGCTAGTTCATTAGGGCCATTGAAGTTTGCTGCAAGCCATGAACCATCTTCATAAACGGCAACACAGACCCCTGTATGCCCGTAACCAGTCAATGCTCCTGCATAACCATTTGTAGCTGAGAAGCCATAACCTACTGTTGGTTTGTCTGTAATAGTTGCTCCGCCAGCTTGATAAGATTGGTAAACATCTACCCCGTTACCCATGGTGGGCTGAGATTGTCCATAGAGTTGGCTCATGTAAGCCCAAGTGAACTCTGTACACTGTCCAGCTAGGCCACCTGCAAATGGACTTGAACCCCAGTTAGGTGGTTGAAAGGCTGGCAAACTCATAGAGTCACGATATTGTTGAGGAAGATTATCGTCTGTCCAGTAACCTGTAACACCAGAACCTTTACCATTGGCATCTACTGATGAACCACCAGCTCCGCCACCTTGGCTTAGGCCGAGTGAAACAAATCCTGCAACTTGTGAGTCGCCTACATTGAAATCTCGCTTACCTACGACACCAAGCCACTCATTATTGTTGTTTCGAGCGCCACTGCCGTCAACGTTACCACCAATACTTGTAACAGAAATTGTGCCATCTTCTTTTTTCTCAACTTTTGAAATCAATTCAACCTTTGATGGAGCACCGCCACCCTCTTTAATAAATACCATATCCCCAACTTTAGGCTCATATGATTTATCATTCGGTTTGATGTCGCTAGAATGATGATTCCACATTTCTGATACAGAGGTTGTATCTTTTGTTTTATCTTTAGCATTTGCTTGGTTTAACATGTATTGAACAAAAGCGGCTGACCAAGCATTTTTATCAGTCGTAACGAGATTTGTGTCAAGGTTTTTGTATTCCTTGTATTTCTTACCGCCAGCATTTCCAATTTCAGCTTCCAATAAAGCTCCCATGTTAATACCGGCATTACCTGCCTCGCCTGCTAGTTGTTCATTTGTAATCAGATGTTTACGAATGTTTTCAGTCCATTCCAGAATCTTATCTTCAATGGTTTTTACACGGTCAGTTTGTTCAGTTGAGCCATCATCTTTAACCTTTGTTACTTTGATTTGCTCAGTCTGCATAGAGCGACGGTATTCTTGTTTGTAACCAAACCAAGGAATAAATCCTAGAACTTTATTACCATCACTTTCTGCTCCAGTTGGAGACATACTTTGTGTACCAAAGTTGGGAACAGGAACAATGAGTTTTTCTTTCTCATGGCCTTTAGGCAATAATTTCTTATAGAACTCAGGCAATGTACCTTGTGAGTACACGCGCATCCCTTTGATTTCTTTATCAGATGTGGTTTTAGGGAACAAGAAGAATTGACGATAGCCATATTCATCTTTTTCTCCCTCAATCCATCCCTCTCCAAGACCTTGTTCATCATAATAAGTTGCATTAGAGTCAGCATACACATAACTCAAAACTTCTGAATAATAAGGTAAAGACATGAGCATCCGCCATACATTAGCTTGAACTAGGCCACCATTGTATTCAATGTTGTTAATTGCAGAGACAGGGCCTTCAAAGACATCTGAATAGCTTCCTGCTGCCTTGATTTCATCTGTCAGGTAATCATCATCAACAATGAAGTCGAAGTAAGAACCATCTTTCAGACTTGTTTGAGAGATAGGGTCAATATCCTTATCACTTCTGTGAGTAACAATAATAGCCTTAACAACATTTTCACCAACAGTGAATTGCAAGGTATTACCAACATCACCAAAAGATTTTGGAGCACTGATTAGATAATAACCATCAACTTGAAGCAATCCATTACCAACTTGAACAGCGTTTTTCTTAACAGCATCCGCAGTCTTGCCTTTCAGTTTCTTCTTGGAAATGTAAGGTTTGAATTGCCCCATTTCAGTATTAGCCAAATTAAAGGAAGTTCCTTGTGCTCGGCCAATCTGATTATCTGCTTTTTCAGCTTTACGCTTTCCAACACCAGACATTTCTTTCAAGAATTTATCAAGTGCTTGTTTTTTGGCTTCTTTTTCTGTTTTCTTTCCTTTTTTCTCAACATCTCCAGTATCAAACCAATCTGAATTAGGGTCAACACCCATACCCTCTAGACGGTGCTTATAATATTCAGATTTCGCAAAGAATTGCTGCTCTGCTTTGACTGTACTGTAATCACCCAGTTCAGTTCTAAGATAGTAATTCTTGAATGGATATTTAACCGGAATTGGCTTTTTACCATCTGCTTTATATTTAACAGTTCTTTCAACAACTGGCGCACTAATTTTTTTACCATCCTTACGGCCTTTTATAGGAGTGCTAGTCAAAACAACATTGGCTTTAGCTCCATCTGGCACTTGTGTTGCATCTTTCGCTAATATGTAAGCATATTCTGAATTGCTATCACTAGCTGTATTATAGGTGTCATAATCAACAGAATCTAACTTGCTATAATCAATTACTCTATCAGGTGATAGGTAGTAATGGTCATAGCCTGTTAATTCATTTTTGTTGTCTACATAATAGTAATATTCCTTATGTTCAATTTTAGGAACATTAATTTCCCCCTCAATATATGTTGGAACAATTCGATAATCATCAAAGGCTTCAAGTGATTTGCTTTCAATTTCACCAGTTTTCTTAACTAATTCCCCAATTGTTCTATCTAATTCTGCATAATATCCTCTATCAGGAACTGTATCAGACTTAGATGTTGCATAAGCTGCTGTGATACGAGAAACTTGTTGTTCTGTTGTTCCATCTGCGTCTACACCACCTTCAGATTCATCATAGGATTTAGCAACATCAAATCCGTCAAGTGTAGGGTCAATGTTTGACTTCTCTGGGTTAATATCTAACATAGAGTAATCAATTGCTCCCATAACAGAACCGCTGTTTGCACTTTTCTTTCTCTTTTGTAATTCATATCCGCCAAAAGAAAAGAAATTGTTAATACTATCCATAGCATTATTAATCGCTGAATCTGATTTCAAACTAGCATAAATTTTTGATTCTTTCCCTTGGTTCTTTTGAACTGCTTCACCATACTTATCATAATTTTTAATCTGCTCTTGAATAGCCTGATTAACTTTTTCTTCTGAGTTTGATTTAGCATTGTTCAAAATATTTACCATTGAGACCGTAATAACATCATATTCATCCTGAATAGTATATTCGTGATTAGGGTCTTTAATGTCTTTTTTAACCAAGTTTCCTGAATTCGCATAAAGAACAGTATATTCTTTCGTGTCTTTGCCGGGATTTGAAATACCATCATTTTCAATCGTATCTTGTTCGTCCGGTTTAGAGTTTTTCCCGTTTTCTAAAGTCTGAGCATTGATAGGCACTGCCTTACCACCGTCATATTCTTCATCTTTTGATAGAGTAAGAACTTGTCCGGGTTGAACTGTTGTGACTTTTTTAGTCATAGCTGCATCTTCATAAAGATAAATGCTATCACCCATATATCCGTCACCCTTGATGTCATCTGAATTTTCATCAACAATAGGTTTTCTTTCCTTATTGTTTTTAGAATCTTCTTCTTGTTCTTTATCTAATTTATCATTTTCATCATAAATAGGCTGTTGCTTTTTAGCATTTTTAGAAGCAACATAGGTTGTTACATCAACTTCCAGTGTTTCTTCAATTAAGTTCTTTGTTTTTTCATCCTGAGTTTGATAAATCATGGACTGCATGGCTACTGGCCCGTTTTGTTTAGAACTTGTATTACTTAACAAATTAGGGAACAGTACAAAAAGAACTGCAATAATTGGAAGAATGATAATACCTATGATGACAATTGGCAAAATAAAAATGAAGAAAAAAATAGACAAAAGTTTATGAGGATTTTCAACACTCTCTTTAAGAAGTGAAGCTGCTTCAATGGCCACAGTTGCCACACCGGCTGTTGCTGAACCTGCCGCTGCACTAGCTGCTGTTTTTACACCTTGTTTTGCAACTTCTTTTCCTACCTGTTTAGCAGCCTCTTTAGCAACTTGCTTTCCAGCTTGTTTCCCAGCTTCTTCTACACCTTTTTCTGAGGCTTTCTTTCCTGTATTTTTTGCCAGATTTTCTTTTGCTTTTTTAGCAGGGTTTACAGCGCTAGAGTTTGCCTTATCTGCCACGTTGCCTGCTTTGTTTTTTCTATAATTATCAATCTTTTTGGCAATATTTTTACCTTGTTTGACTCCACGTTTGGCTTGTTCTATATTCTGCCGGGATTCATCTGCCATAGATTGTTCTGTATTTCTACTTGTCATCTTATCTCCTTGTCTGTCATATATCATTATTTTATTTATATAGAATAAAATTTCTCAATATTAATTATATAGTTTTTTTAATAAAAAGCAATATTTGAGAACCAGTCAAGATAAATAAAAAAGAGACCAGATAGTTGAATATCAATCTATCTAGTCTTCTTTTTATTGCGTTTTATTAATCTTCTTTCATGAAGCGATTAATAGAGGTACGAGTGATTGGCTGTTTCCGAATATCTTTGTAACGTGTACCACGGTCATAAGATTCAGAAAGAGATGATGCAACTTTCTTACGGAAGCGGTCAAATTGAGAGATAGACCTATCAAAGTCACCCTCTAGGTTATAAGCGCTAGATAAGTTGTAGTTGAATTGTCTCCGCTCTTCCGCTGGAATTTGCAGACCAAGATTTTCAATAGCTCTATGAATTCTATTGTAAGCTTCTCTATCTCCTACAGATTTAAGAGCTTCATCATAGGCACTACCTTTACCACCACGGCCAACAAAGTCACTAGAGAACACCAAGGCTTCATTGTTCTTCATCCATTCAATTGTCTTAACATCTCCATCAAGACTCAATTGTGAGTAAAGTTTTTCTTGAGCAAAAGCAATGTCACGCATTTGTTTGTTCTGAGCAGGCTTAGAATTAACAACATAGTAATCACTACCTGCGATAGAAACACTTGAACTTGCATTATCAGGTTTTGAGTAACTTGATTTAGGGAAGAACAAGAACTCTGATTGGTTGTGTTCACGAACACCAAGGACACCAGTATCAGGATTGATGTGCATAGCTTTGATGTTTTGAGTGTTTCCGTTTGTAAACATACCATGACTACTCATTCCATCAAGAATGAATTGTTTGTCGGCTTCACGGGCGATTGTTACTGCACGTTTATCCATAGTATCTTCACGTTGGAAAGTTTGAAGTTTGCTCAAACCACCAAGAGGTGATAAGTTTTCAGCATAAGAGTTCATATAGCGCTCATTTCGGCTATGGATTGAACCCATTGCTTCATTTGAGTAATATGAGTCTCTGTCTGTTGGTCTATTACCAACTACTGAGTGGGCTGCCATGACTTGTCCGTTTTCAAAACTTGTAACAAGTCCTGAGCTTGTTTTTTGAGCTGAACGAATTTTCGAAACATCAAATCGACCACGTTCGTCTGTTTGGAGACCACTTGCAATACTGTAGGTTGGCGTATAGAAACGGCCGCCTTTTTCAGAAGCATCCAAACGAGAAAGTTGAGTTTCGCCTTTTGCTCCAAGAGTTTTAACGTATTGACCTTTAGAACTTTCAACACCATCTCTTGTAAAGCGCATCAATTCATTGTTGTCGCTAATTCCTGATGGAGAAAGTTGAGCAATACTACCATTACCAATACGGACACCAGCTTCTTTACTGATTGTTGAAGTAGTTGTCTCTGCTACTGGATTCCAAGTTTTTTGTACTCGGCTTTGGAAGTCTTGGTCGCCACCTTGGACGAAAGCATTTGCTGTATTGTAAGATGTAATCTTACCTGAAGCATCACGATTAACGGCTGATTCATGAGGTGTAACAAAGGTTTCTTTACCATTTGCTCCAACAACTCCCACTTGACCTTTTTCATTTGTATGAAGTGTTCCACCTGAAAGTTTTTGGAAGTGACCTGATTCATCTTTAATAAGTGAATGAACATTTTGAGCATTACCTGCTGTCATAGCACGTGCATTGCTGAACTCTTCTTTAGACATGGAAACAAAGTTACCATTTTTGTCAATAAATCCATTCGCCTGAGCTGTAACAGTATGCTCTTTTTCTTCTGTGAATGATTGATAGTAACCATCATCATCTTCTTTGAGCATCATTGGAACAGTACCATCTTTAGATGTAAATGTATCACCTGCTGCAACAAAACCACCATTAACCATTTCACCAAATTGAGTATTTTTATCAACTTCGTGACGATTACCATTTGAATCTGTTACTACAAATGAGCCATCACCAGCTTTACCCTCTAAGATGTCTTGACCAGTAATATTTTCAGCAACACCACCAGATTTAGTTTCAATATCCACATTACTTTCACCACCAAAGGCGTTGATAATATCTTGTGAACTTTCAGAACCATCTTGAATACGGCTATTTGATAGGAATTGGTCAGCTCCATCACCTTGAACTTCACCTTGATAGGTTGTTCCATCTTGTGCTGTAAATACATATTTACCTTGTTCTGGAACTTCACCATCTTGCAGTTCTTTAGCTTTAAGTAGGAATTCTGAACCATCTTCATTTTTACCTGACAACCAAACAGAACCATCTTTACCATTAACTCCGCCATTGGTTGCTTCAAAATCCATATTTTCCATACCTAAATGCTTTTTCATTGGGTCAGCAATATTAGAAATAGATTTTTGTTTTCGTTTAGCAAGACCAATCGCTTCTGTACTAACACCTTTGTGATTGAAATTCTCACCTTTTTTCTTGGCTTTGTCAAGTTGTTTGCCTTGATATTTAGCTGCAAATGTAGACCGTCTGCCTGTTGTGTCAGCAGCTAAGTTTCCGTTTTTACGGCCAAAGACACCATTTTCTAGTTCATTAGCAATTGCTTTAGTAAATGTTTGACGTTCTCCATTTAAACCACGAGGCATCATCCATTCACCAAGTTTGTTGGCCATATATCCACCAGAGATAATATCTCCTGCCATACCGCCGGCCTGAGCTGTTGTCAATCCGAGTGTAGACATGTGAGCATCAATACGAGTACCAACCCGAAGCCATGCCATCAACAAGAACACAAATACTAGAGGATTTCTAATCAAGTCATATCGTGTCATAGCTGAGTAGAATACTCCAAGGAACAATGTACTCATTACAATGATGATTAATTGAGAGAATAACATTTGAAACCATGACCAGAAATATTTAACTGTATTGTTTGAAATCAAACATGCAAACATGATTGGTGCAAACAAACAGATAACTCCGAGCAACACATATCTTTCAAAGAATTCAAGAATGTATTTAACCCATGATGTTAAAAGTGAAAACAATAGGAATAAGAGGAAGAACCCTAAGATGATACCACCTGTTGCACCAACACTAGCAACTAAACTTCCGGCAACTTCACCACCAGCAGCGGTTAGTCCGGCAATCATATTTGTTGCTCCATCAGCATTAGCATCACCTTGTAAATTTGTTTCTTTCACTTCTCCTAGTGTTTTAAGAGAGTCATAAGAGAAAATGTTATAGAAAATAGCTGCAACTGAAACCATCAAGTCTACAAGTGTGTAAGAAAATGGAATAACAGTACCTAAAACCAACATTTTCAATGTCATCACAAATGGATTATCCATCATTCTATCACCACTTGCTGTAATGATACGGATTAGATTTACTAGATATAAAACAAACATCAAAAGTAACCCAATTGTAATAATTATTTTTAAAAATGGAACATCCGCTGATTGCGTAGCTCCTTGTGTTCCAGCAGGGATGAACAAATTGAAGAAATTCCCCAACATACCTTTAGGCATGAATGTTTGACCAGCCTCACCAGAACCAGCTTCTTTAAGAGTCAAAGCTCCAATAATAAAGCCTCCAATTAATTTGAAGAAGAAACCAACTGTAGACATTAAAATATCTAACAGAAAGTTGAATATTGTTGCCATATTCTCTTTCCTTTCTTTTCTTATTTATTTTATTTTCGTCCTCAATTATATCTTATTTTTCAAAAAACACAAATAATCAATAGAAGAATAAAAAAACAAGCTTGAGAAATTTCAAGCTTGTCATTTCTAAACTGAAACTAAGGATAATATATTTATTTATCTTAGTTAGTGCTCCAAGGTTTAGAACTTGGATTACCACCACTATCACTAAGTGATACGGCAGATTGGAAGAAGAGAGGTGCAGAGTAGAGAGCAATGATACAGATAAAGACTGTCTTAATCTTACCCATGTGAATAGCAATCTTACGCTCGTCACTAGTAGTGATGATGCAGATTACATGATACATGAACATGATTACTGCTGCAACTGAACCGAACTTCATCAGGATTTCAACAATGGCTGTACCACCAGAGTCAATTTTGTTATTAATAGTGCTCTTGCCTTGACCAAGGGCTGCAATTGGTGACGCAACCAACATTGGAGTGGCCATAGCAACCGTAGCTAGTGCAACACGCGCAAAAGCTTTATCTCCAAGTGAAGCATCTTCACTGTGGATTGTAGCAACAGCTTCATCTGCAACTTCTTGTTTCGCTACAGCAAACTGTGCATATTTTTCAAGTGCCTTTTCCTTAATTTTAGGCACGATACTCACGATTTTTGATGTCATGAACCTTTTTCCTCCGACGAAATTAATTTTATTTGTTTTTGATGTACCTAAACCTTTGCTTTTATCTTTAAGGAATACATCTCAAAAAGTATTATAATGCAAAAAAAATATTTTTCAAGTTTTTGGACAAAATAAAAACCAAGAAATTTTACTTGGCTTTTATTCTTCTAAATTTTTTTGATAGAAATCCCTTGGAATATTCCTCTGTTACCTTATATCCATTCTTAGTTTTTCTAGTTAAAATAAGTTTATAAGGAATGTCTGAATTTAAAATTTTATTTATCATGATTTTTTTCTTTAGAATAAAATCACTTGTCTGAAGACCTTTTACATCTTCTATTATTTCAAATCCATCACATGAATAACAAAAGTCAGGAATATAAGTAATTGCCGGATAATCTTGAATGACATAAACATCATTCTTATCATGAAACCTTAAATTAGAAATCAATCCATCTTTTTCTAGCAATAAAAGTTCTTCATGCCGAAAGACCTCTGATTTGCTGTCATAGACAACACCATTGATTTTAAGCTTAGAATTTTTATATTTAGAAAATTTCTCACCCTGCTCATTAGAGACTTTCCAAACTAATTTGTTTTGTTTGGCAAACTTCTTTGAATCTTTAATTAATTCTTCAAAAGCATGGAAATCTTCAAAAGAATTAAAATCTTTTTGAATGGGCAGGATAACTTCTTCATTTGTAACAATTACTTTATCTTCTGGGAGAATAATCGGTTTTTTTACTGCCATATTAAACATCTCCCCTAAAACAAGAAGTCTTCAAGAGCAGACATAATATCATCCGGCACTTCAACTTCTTCTTCCTTGCTTGCTTGGTCATCTGGGTTGAAATCAATTTCAACAATTTTCTTTTCAGTCTGAATTTCTTCAACTTCTGGTTCTGAAATATGTTCTTGTTGGTTTTGTGATTTTGGTGATACCAGTTGGCCATTTACTATCAGTTCTTCAATTTTTGCCATCAGGATTTCTACTTTTTCAGACGATACCGTTTTTGTAGGTTCTGATTGTACTTCTTGAACAACTTTTACAATTTTAGGTGGAGCTAGATAATTGTTTCCCCTTTGACTTTTTTCGTTTTGGATGATGAAATCACCTAAGACCATAATACTTTCTTCGTCCGGCACTCGGTCAGGATTTTCTTTCAAGAAAAATATCAAAGCGTCTCTTATGAGAGCTGTTTTACCCTTTCCGGAATTATCCAAAACTTTTATAAGAAGAGCATCTTCCTTGTCATCTGGGTCAAGGAAGATAGCTACCTTCTTTTTGGCATTTTTCTTTTCAGAAGTTTTCTTTAGATTGGATGAGCGATTATATGCCATATTCGCAACTCCTTTCTAAATTACTTATGCTTTTTTGCGTAGGCACTTTGTGCTAGTTGTTCATAACCTGTTGCATTGGCTGAAATGTCTGAGATAAAGGTCGCATTAGAAATATTCTTAGAATTTTCCACGCTTGCTTTAAGTAGCAATGAGCCACCACCCAAGAATACAGCAGGCACAACATTCAAATCAACACCTTGTTCCAAAAGGTTAGCAACGATATGGTTTTGGAAATATTCATCCCGTGCTGAATGAATGTTGTCCAATACAGTTTGAGGAACTTTCAATGATTTTCCTGATAGTACAGCAACAATATCATCTTCTTTGTAGGACTTACCAACTTTACGGCGGATATAGTCTACCATACGGATGACACCAAAATCCTCAGAGCGTGAACTGTTAATGTCTGGTTTCCCATCTTTTACTTCCAGCACATCAGTAGTAAAGCCACCAATATCAACCAACAGGAAACGAGGGAAATCATCCAACTCTTGTAGATGCTTCTTAAACGGAACATATGCTGAAAAGGCTTGTGGAAATACAAAGACATCTTCAATTAAAATAGAATAGTCTTTTTGGTTGTAATTGAATTGCACCACTTTGCCATATTCAGTCTGAACACCATATTCATTAATTTTATTAAAGAAATAATTTTGGAAACGTTTATGGTAAGGTTCTCTAGACTCATCTTCCAACAGCATGTGCTCAGGCGGCACTCCAAGACCAAGAACTACTTGGTATGAACCAGTTTCATTTTCTTTGATTAGACCTTTGCTAATTCGGCTTTCGATTTCTTTTGCCAGTGCAAAAAGAGTCAAAATAAAAGCACGTTCACTTTTAGTTTTGTCCTTTTCATAAGGGGCACGTTCATTCAGAAGTGAATGATATTTGTTCCCTAGTTGCATCAAGTCAGCACTAAATGGATTTGGCTTATCATTTGTCACCAGTCCTGTTTTAAAAACCGTTGAGCGGCTTTTTTGGTTGAAATTACCATTATCAATTCCGATAAAAATTGGCATATTTGTTTGGTCTCCTTTTAAATTTTAATAGTACATATTCATTATACAATATTTTTGGATAAGTGTCACTAAAATCTGAAAAATAAATTCATTTTTGGTCAAAATAAAAAAAAGAAGCTATAGTGTAGCTTCTTATTTTTTATATGCTTCATCCAAGACTTCTCGAATATAAGCATCTAATAGGTTGTTCTGATGAAGATGAAACAAGTAATCATCAAATCCTTTGAAATTTGTATCCCAAAGAATGTTTTTCACTTCATAGCCAGCTTTGACTAACTCATTATTTAAACGGTCTAAAGCTTTCATTACCTTTTCATTTTCAAATGAATCCATATCATAGGCGACAAGAATTCGTTGAATTCCCACTCCTTTTCGTTCTGCAATACGAAGAGCTTCCAAAAATGGCTTTTGATGGTTGACACCGGGCAGACCTGCTACATACCGCCCAGTGAACTTGTTAATGACGTTTGCCTTAACAACTCCCTCTGTAACGATAAGTGTTTCTTCAGGAAAACCTACAAAGTGAGGAGATGTCCTTGTGATTGGGCCACCCTCAGAAGTTGAAGACCAAAAGAAATATTTGAAATCTTTGTTCTCGCCCATATTTTTAATTTGAGCACCAACAATTTCATTGTTGATATTCTTAATTGGGCAAAGATAGTGTAAAGATTCATTTGTATTCCTTGCTTGTGGCAAGGTTGTTTCAATTAGCGCTCCTTTTCTGTAAATTCCCGGAATACAATCCAAGTCACCATTAAATTTCTTTAATAGTGTATTCATTGGCTTCCTGAGTTGGCAAGAAACAAACCCATATTTGATTATGTCCTCAGGTGTAAAACCTCTCTTCAATAGGTCTTCTTCCATTTTTGGACTACTTTGATACAACATATTCTCAAACATATATGAATATATCTCATTCAGATATGTGTCATGAGCGGGCTTTTTAGCTTCTGGAATAGCCGAAATTTTCTTTCGATTTTCCTTGACCATTTCCTGAATAGCATTGCTCACTATCATATCTTTGTTGTTTTGGGAATTAGACAAAGCAGACATATCTACTTCCAATCCTAGAAGTTCAGAAACATAATTCTGAGCTTTCTGTGTCATTCGTCCATTAGAGAACAACTCTTGATAAACAGATTGTTCATCTGCTGGATTGCGAATAGCTTCCAACAATTTCAGTGTTGCAAAGAGACCTTTACCCCTAAAATTGCAACGTTGGCAATAGAACCTGTCATTTGGAAAATCTAGATATAGTTTCCCATTTCTTGCAATCTGGAAGCCCTCAGATTTTTTCTCACATCCGGGAATTGGGCATGTTACTGAAACTTTTTTCATTGGTAATTCCAATATTTGAAAAGTTCTTGCCCACAAGTCCTTGGTTGTTAGACCATTATCTTCTAAGACTTTCTTAATATTCATTTTTTCTTCTCCTTTTTCTTTTTTAAAATTAAATTATTGTAAAATAAATTGAATTACAAAGAATATTATAAAAAGAAAAAGTTGTTTTATTCTAAATAATAGAAAATGAACAACTTTAATTTTTTCTTATATCACAAAATATCTTTTGGCAAATAAATGATAACTCCTAATAATTCAATATTTAACTCATTTTCACTTGGGGAGAAATAATTATATGAAAAGCCATCTTTCTCTAACTCACATAAAACATCATTCAACTTGTAATCTTCATTACGGTTGATAATAATGATTGTACTTGTTAGTCCTGCTTTAGCAGTTTCTAAAATTTTATCTTTTACATAATGCTCAACCATAGAGGTTCTTGGCATCACTGATTTTACGACGTGCTTGAAACTCATAATATATTAGATTCTCCTGTTTTATTTTTATTTATTTACTTACATCATCTATTATATCATATCAAAAATAAATAAAAACAAAAAACACTCTATAAAAAAGAGTGTTTTGTTTTAATTGAATTTAAGCAACATGGCCTCTAGGTTGTTTATCTCGGAAAGGCGCAATCGTTTTAAATTTACCTTTTTTACGAGCATTTTGGAACAAGTCTTCCAAGAATGTATCACGCTTGAAGGCATCTGTGTTAGATACAGCAATATCAACAGCAGTACGTTCACCAAGAAGAATCATTTTCTTTTTGGCGCGTGTTACGGCAGTGTAGAGAAGATTGCGTTGAAGCATAATGCCATCACACTCATAAAGAGGTGTCAATACACAAGCATATTCAGAACCCTGAGACTTGTGAATTGTAGTAGCATATGCCAAAGTAAGATTTGAGAAATCTTCATCTGTAGCATAATAAACAGCTTCTGCACCCTCATAACCAAAGTCAACTTTAGCATAGATGAGGTTGGTTCGTGGTTCTTTGTTCATTTCAACAATGATACCTACATCACCATTGGCCACCGTGTCTGTATTAGACATCTGCATGACCCTATCACCTTTTCTAAAGGTATAAACTCGATTAGAACGTGAGTATTCACCCTCTCTAGCTGGATTAATCCTTTCTTGTACAACTGGATTTACAGTTTCTACACAGATAATGAAATCATCAGCATTTTGCTTTTTAGCCCTCTTAGGCAAAAGAGCAACCACATTGTTACTACCATAAATTTGACAAGCATCAACATAAGTGTCAACGATTTTATTCAACCCAGCCTTATCGTAAGTTGTCGGGATTTGAGAGAAGTCTTCTGCCATAGTTATCAAGTTGGATTGTCCATCCTTGATAAGGTTAGCATTGGCAATGATTGATGAATCAGCTCCTTGACGGAATGTCTTAGTCAATCTAGCAACACCAACAAATCCAGAATAAATCAAGTCAGCCAAGACAGAACCTGCTCCTACTGATGGAAGCTGTTCTTCATCTCCTACCAGAACTAGTTTTGTTTGAGGACTGAGTGCTTTTAGTAATGAATAAGCAATGTTAATATCTAACATTGAGCTTTCATCTACCACTACTAAATCAAACTTTAGTTCTGTTCCCTCTGGCAAATCAATGTCATCGGGCTTTAGTCCAAGTTTTTTATGAACTGTAAAAGCTGGACGGCCTGTTGATTCGCTCATTCGAGATGCTGCGCGGCCTGTAGGTGCAAGACACAGAACTTTAGCTCCGCCATTTTTTCTTTCAAAACACTCAATGAAACATTTTAATACAGTGGTTTTCCCTGTTCCGGGGCCGCCTGTTAAAATGCCATATTTATGATTTAAAAGAATTTCAATAGCTTCTGCCTGTTTATAGTGCAGATTAATTCTATTTCCTCTTGAAACGATATTAACCAACTCACTATAATTGCTTTGAGTTCTGTAGGGTAACATTGACATATACGTTTCATAAATGAAACGTTCTTTTTCAATCAATGCGTTTAAACCTACCAAACCTTTTTCCCAGTTAATACGAACAATTCCTTTTTGCTCAACAATGCGCAAAGATTTTTTGAATTGCTCCATGTCAAATGGGTTTTCTGGTGTGTGCAGAATAGACATAATACTTCTAACTAAACGCTGTAATGGATAATAGCTAGAGCCATTTGTTTCCATTTTTTTCAATAAGAACTCAATACCATAAGCATACATTGGTTCTTTTTGATTTGGTACATTTAAACCTACAGCAATAGCATGAGCCATCTCAAATGAAATTCCGGGAATCTCGTAAGTTTTATATGGCTTTGTCAAAAGTATGTCTTTAGCGTTATCAACACCAAAAGCACTATTGATTTTAGTGATGGCATACATTGGAATACCAATTTTGAGCAGAAGTGGTGCACATCCCTCACTGGCTGTTGCGTTTGCGATTGCGTCTTTAATGACTTCAATGCGTTTTCCGCTCATTCCCTTAATACGATATAACTCGTTAGGGCTGTTTCTCAGGACATCCATTGTCTTATCCCCAAATTCAGATAGAATTGCTAAAGCTGTCTTCTCTGATACACCTCTAACATTTTCAACTAGAAATCGTTTAACATCTATGATTTCTTCCAAGTCAACATCAAGTCTCACCAAATCTGCTTTGAACTGCCATTGGTTGTACTTGTTTTTGACTGGTGTGCCAATAACTCGGATTCGGCTCTTCTTGCGAGGAAGGCCATATCCGATCACATCAATTGTATCTCCGTGGTGCAATTGTTTCCCATCCGGAAGTGTTACGGATGACTGATACAGTTTTGCACGGACTACTGAATAATCTTTCTTATCTCCAGCTCCAAAAGTTGTTCTAAACTTTGGGAAGATTACAGAAAGAACTTCAAACACAATGGATTGGCCTTTATTGTTGCCTTCCTTTTGTTGCATCATTATGTTTTCTCCTTTTCTTTTTGTAAAAATAATAATTAATTGTAAAATAAATATTTACAAGTCATATTATAAAACATTTCTGAAACATATTTTTAGTTTCACTTTTATTTTCAATCTGAAAAAATAAAAAAAGACAACATAATTTGTTGTCTTTGATTTTGGCTAGATAAGCGAATCTCCCAACATTTTAATCTTGGAAGAGCTTACTGTTTTTGAAGTTGATTCAGCCAGACCTAATTGATAAATTTTTTCAAACTCATCTAAAAGACCTAGTTTTTCAGCTTCCTCTTTTGCTCGTTTTTGCGAAAACCTTGACTGTTTCTTAGACTTGTAGTAAACAGTCGTTGTACAAGAGCCGTCCGAAAGAATAATGCCACCTGAGCGTAGATTGTAGTCATCACCAAGAGTAGTTCCTTCTTCTTCTGCAAGTGTCTTAGCTTCCTCTACAAGTACATCTTGAATATATAAGGCAATTTCAGAATTCAATTTTTCAATTTCTTGAACAATTGTTTCTTTCTGAGATTTCACCTCTTTTTCAAAGTCTTTCAATTGTTCTTTATACATATTCAAGTTCAAAACCATGTTCATGAGGCCTGCATCTTGAATTTCTGTATAAACACCTTTTTCAAAGTTGTCACCAGTTAATTGGTAGAGGTCTTGCAAAACAACTTTCCCAGAAGCTCTATTCAAATCTGGTTCAGCATCTTTTTTTACTACAACTTCTAAGAAGTGCAGCACAGCTCCTATTGCCTGTATTTCAATATCAATATTTCTTTCCATGTGAACATGAGCTAAATCAGAGTGTTCTAATCCCCATGCACAAAAGAAATCAACTGTGTTTAGGTTCATGATACTCATATACCATACGCCTTGCAATTGGTATTGAATGGGAATAATCCCATTTTCCCAATCCTCTTTAGCATCCGTATTAAAAGTGCTCAGAGTTTTGATTTCAGCAATACCTTTTCGTCCATCTTCAAAACGAAGAAATCGGTCAATATTCCCATTCATGAACTCAAACACTGGATGCTCGTACATGGTTTGGTCATCCAATACCTCTACATTTTCGAAACCGGCTATATCATTGATTTGTTTTGCAACAAAATCTTCTGCATAATGTCCTCTTTTTAAAATAGCATCATTTTTGGCCTGTGGTTTCTTGATATTCGCTTTTTGGAATATCGCTTTTTCAAGTAAAGGTGAGCTAAAGGGTGATAGTCCTAAAATAGAAGCTACTTTAGAGCCGCCAACCACATAAGGAATGTCTCCATAAGCACCATGTTTACGAATATTGTTCCATTGCTCTTCATCTTTTTCTCGCAATCCTGACATATCATATGCTGGAATAGGTTTCAAATCACGAAATCCCGGCATATCATACATCTCTTTTACGAGATTAACATATTCTTCCAGTGAAGAATCTTTTTCAAAAAGTTTTTGCAGCTTTTCTTCAAAAGTTTCTTTGAAGATAAGCGCATCTAGACGACTAGACATAGCTGCAAATGATTCAATCATTTATTTTCCTCCTTGTTTTTAAATAATATCTTATAAAACATTTATTTACATCATTTATTATAAATAAAATAAAAAAAGATAGGTAAAACCTATCTCTTAGAACACGCGCGAATGACTGTTAATCAACAGACGATACAACGTATCATCAACACGAACATCTTTGACAGCCGAAGTGGATTCAATAGAATCCCGAATAAGAACCATCAAATCAAAGATTGTCATGTAAGAATTATCTCCCATAAGGGAAATTTCAACTTGCATTTCAATATTTGAGCGTTCTTTTTTCGTTAGAAGATTATCCATGTTATTCAGAACACGCTCTGCAATCAAATCCCGTTTACGGATTTGAGTCTTCTGAGCATACTCAATGTCTTCCATTGAGGTTGAATAACGACTGTAGACATTGTTCATCAAGAGTTCGTAGTCTTCAATCGCGTTTTCACCACGGTGGTCAAGCCGCATGGGATGACCCAGAGGAAAAACATAAGTTTTATGCCCAAGTTGGACAGAATACTTTGGCTGAATCGTCACAGCCGATTTTGCTGTGTCAGATGTTTGAACAGAAATCATAGCGTTGATTTTGTTGGTAAAATCATATTGCTCATTCAATTTGTCAGACAAACCAAACAACATGAAACTTCCAGAAGTGTAGTTTACACTATATTCAAAACCACCTAACTCCGTAATTTCTAGGTCTCGGAAGTGTTCCATAGTCCGGCGGAACACCTCTACTTGACTAATTTTACGGTAGTTTTGACTATTGAATGTCACAAATTCCCCATTCATAAATAGGGCTTGTGACACATCTGGTGTCAAGAACCTGTGATTATCATTGAGGATGTCAACAATATAATTCGTTGTTTCCTCAGAAATGCAATCAATGAATACATTGTCTGGATTTTGGGAATTTTTGTCTTTCCCTAAAATCAGAGCCTTCATCAGAGGTGAATCAGCTCCATAACGCTTGAGAAGACTGTCAAAAGCATTCTCATTTACAATGTAGAGTGTATCTCCAATTCGGATTGTCAAACCATAGCTTGAGCCTATTTCTTCAATCCGTTGTTGGCTTGTACCAAATGAGAACAATTCAAAATCTTTCTCAGTCAGCATCATTGGCAGTTTGTTAAATACTACCAAACGAGCTTCATCAAGGTTGACCTCTTTCCAACTCATCTGCTTTTCTCGTTCTTCTAGAAATTCAAGGAATTTCCGGTAGCGTGAAAAGCAGAGTGGTGCAGCATCAGGAATAATAAAATTTAGTTTTTCATTTTTAGTCATTTTAAAATGACCTCCTTTTTTGTAAATAATATTGTAAAATTCTTTTACAACTAATATTATATATAAAAATAAAAAGCCTGATAATCTATCAAGCTTTTATTTTATTTAGTGTTTGTCACTCAGGCAGTCTTTCCAAAGCTCCAATCACTTTAGACCTATTGTATAAAAGGTCGTCAGGATAAAGAATTGTTTGAGATTCAAATGGATAATCTACATCTGGATAATCAACGAATAGTCTGATTTTAGCTTTCCAAATATTGTACAACTCTAAAATGTCATTTAATGGATTTCCATCCAAAAGAGACAATTCTTGGTAATCTCCATTCGTTGATACGGAGAATCGAACAACTCCGCCGTCTTTTAAGATTTTCTCATTCAAGGAAAGCACCAACATCCAATATGACAGTTTTTTAGCCAAACGACTAGCCAAGATTGTCATCCACTTATTGTATGGTAAGGATAACTTTTGAAGATTTTTTAAAGAAATGGAATCTTCCGATAGGAAACAATCCAACAAGAAATCAATAACTTCTTTAGAATTTTCTTTGAAAGCTTCAGCTTCTTTTTCTTCAATTGAAGACTCTAGTTGCTTTTCTGTCTCTATGAAAAGATTTCTCAACATTTCAATTCTTCCAACATAAGCTGCTTCAACTTCTTCAAGTCTTTCCTTTAGAGTTTTGATAACTAGATTGTAAAAATCATAGTAAAGTTGTTCCATAGATGAGTCAAACTCAGCTAAGAACACATCTAAACCACTTTGAAGTTTGTTTTCAATGGCAGATAACAATTCTTCTTTTCTGAACAGGATAAGATAATACTTTCCATTCATCAAGAAAACTTTTTCAGCATCTGCTTGCACAACTAAATCATTAGTTGTCGGAAGACATACACTGGGTGTGTTCAATCCTAAGATTGCCTTTGCAATATTAAACAATAGGTCTTGTTTAAATTCTTTTGTAGTTGTAACCATAATTTAGGTCTCCTTTTGTAATAAAAATAATATTGTAAAAATGTTTTTTACAAAAACTATTATAAAAGAAAAATAAATTATGAAATATAAAAAACTTGCCCCTGAAAAGCAAGTTTTGTTTTTTATTTTATCCTAGATAATACGGATTCTTTCGACTTTCCTTGAGAGTGCAAGCTCTCAACACCTTTAGTCTTAAATCCAGCTCTGTTCCGCCGTGGTCATACCTCTACCCCTACGGTTGGTTTTATATTATCTAGCTGCTTATTCTTTTGAAATAAGCTCATCTGCTACCCCCATATCCAAGATTCAGTTCTGAATCATTAAATAAGCATTGTAACAGCACATTTGCAAACCCTACTCAGCTATTCTCATAGGCTTTTGGGTGATGGTTATGTAGAATAAATCTACATTCCATCCAGTCATGTCATCTTCATTTCTTAGGTTCTCATCCTTTTACATACACATTAAAGTGTATCACCAGTCAGTCTGATTAAAACTGGGAGATTTAAACTTTGCAATAAAGTCCTAAGATGGCGGTGGGCAGTGAGACTCTGGTTGCGTGGCAACAACCAAGGCATACCTTGGAAGGCTTACACACCCCATTCTCCGCGATAGCAAAGGGATTCTGACCCTTACCTCTTCTTACAAATTGAGGCCCTTATTATTCCAATAAGGTGTCTACCAGACACTACGACATTGCTTCAGAACAATCGATTTACGAACAGCTTCTGCCTCAAATACAAACATCTTTGTATTCGGACTGCTATATGTTCTACCTCTCTTCACCGAGGAAATCATGTTCTTTCTAACCATTGTTGCAAACTACTTCTGCACTATGTTTCTAAAATATTCTTGACTGTTAATTGTTCCACTTCAGGTGAGCAGAGCACGAAATATCCAGACTAATGTAAGCTCCAAAAAGCGCAATGGCACTCTTTACAATTTATATTAATCTGACAAAACCATAATATAAAAATGAACGGACTACTTCGTGTTGCAGGAAATTAACAGTTGATTATTCTTCATTTATCAAAACTCCTGATAAATAGTGGACACCTCTGGTGACTCTCCTACCTATCATTCATTCTGCATAGCGCATTTGCTATGCCTCACCATATTAATGTTTTCTTATGTTCCATTTGTTCACATATACACCAAACCCCAACCTAAGCTGGAAGAGCGTCTATTATTTCATATCTTACCGCACCAAGACCTTTATACGAATTGGATTTAGATAAGGATGAAAAGGGCGAAACTCTTGACCAGCAATAGGTCTGAATTTTATACATATTCCCAAATTTTCCATAATTCCACAAAAATAAGATTTCTTTTCAATTACCTGTCAGTAATTGCAACAAATGTTGAAGAAATTGCCTCTTTCCTTAAAAATAAGGGGAAGAGCGTGTGGGCACAACTTTAAATGCCTTTTATGAAAAATTTTCGGTTGTTAATCATCCGCAACTCACACTGAGTAACTTTTTATTAACACCTATCTATTTTTTTAAAAAGAATTTACAAAAGATATTATAAAACAAAAAATATGAGAAAAAACAAAAATCTAGCAAAATTTGAAAAAAATAAAAAAAATGATATGATTAAACATAGTAAAACTTTGCCAAAAATAATAAATAAAAGGAGTTATTATGATGTTTTTATTTTTTCTTCATTAGGCAAAGTAGAGGAACATCATAATGATAAAATAAAATGGACTTGATGACTATTGCAAATATTTTTGCTTATTTAATTGGATTGCCTCTTTTGGCTATCTCATTGTTCTTGTTGCTGCATCACTTGAAAAAAACAGGAAAAAGCATGAACATCTTTGGTTACAAACGTGTTAAGCGAAATAAATCCAAAGGTAAGGGTGCAAAACCAAAGAAATCCAGAGCACGCGCCTAAATAAGGAAATACAGCTATGATTAATAAAAATCAAAATAAAAGAGCCTTTTTGAACAAAAGGTTCTTCGCTGTATTAGGAGCTATTTTGTTTTTAACTGTTACTGGTTTTTATGGTTATAAATGGTTTAAACAAGTAAATCCTGAATATGGTGAAATAAATAAAAGTAAAGGTAAAGATGACCTAGAGCTTCAAGAAAAAGAACTAACTTTTTATACTCTGGATAACAGTGGTAATCTAACAACTATTACTTCTAAAGAAAAATTCTCAGAAGAAAATATTCAAAAGATTATTAACAATTATGTAGGGAATACATTGAAAGCTAAAACATCTTTAGAGTTGAAAGTTTACAGTGATGAAGATGGCAAACATGCGCGTGTGAATATTCAAGATTTGAATTTCATTGATTTTTACGCTGCTCACCCTGAAGTCAGCAAAGCTTTCCCTGCTTTTTTAGTAGAGGGAGACACTATCAATCGAGTTCCTATGGAAATTCAAAAACGATTTGCTGAATCTATAGATAAAACTATCAAAGAAAACTTTGGTGTTCAATTTGTGCATTGGACAATCGGAGGGATTCTCGAACCTAATGATGGTATTCTTTTTGGTGATGTTCCTAATAAGTCACAAGAAACTATCAATCGGACTAGAGAAAATGGATTAGAAGTATCTTCTAAAACCTATTTTGTAGACCCAGAACAATCAGAATCCTCAAAGAAAATAGAAGCTAATAAAAACGGTAATATTGGCGGAAGTATTTCTGAGACAGATGCAAAAATGAAGCAATTATTGGAGAAATATCCTAACGGTGATATTCCAGCAGATGAATTGCCTTATTAAAATAAATTAAACAAAAAAAGAAGAGATATAATTCTCTTCTTTTATTTTAGGTTCTATTCAATTATGTCATAAACTTTCAAGAAATTTTCTTTTTTAACTGGATAAAACTCTCCTTCAACACCCTTTATCAAAATTTCTTCTGGATAAAGCTGGAGAACACCTTCAAGACCATTAATAGGGATTGAACCATTTTCCTTAATTTCTTTTATTAATTCATCTCTTTGAAGAATTTCAAGTGGAGTATTAGATTTGTACCCTAAAAAGTCTAGAACTTTGACGATATTTTTATCTTCTAGGTCTTTCAACTCTTCATATTCAATTTCATAGACTTTCTTTTTATAAAGATAAGTGGAAACTCGAATATAAGTTTTTACAAATATTTCGTGTTGAATTCCCCAGAAACATCCATCTGTATTCAGCTCTTCAATAACCCAATCGCCATATTTTATTTCTATTTCGCCACGGTCTTTCTTGATGTAAATGTTGCCAGTCTTTTTATCTAATCTTGCTGGTTCATTTGGGTTTTTGTTCAACATCTTTAGAAATTCTTCAATAATTACATTTCTATATCGAAATGCTAAAACTTCAATGGGCTTCTTCCTAGCTTTCATATTTCTACCTCATTTTTTGTTTATTTAGTTCAGTAAAATTATATCACCAAAAATAAAAAATACAAATCATAAAAAATATGGTATAATAAAATAAATCTAATCGAAATAAAACTAAAATAAAGAAAGGATAGATAATGCAAAAGAATACTGTGGCCTCAAAAGACTTTAAAGCCAATAATATCTTTTTCCAACATAAACTAGATAAAAGATTTCGTCGGTACATTGTTGTTGTAAACATTGACGATAAAGAGTTTTACTACCAAGGCGGATGGAGCAAAAAGGATAAAAAAGGACAAGAAAATAGACATTTTTTAACCAATAATTATAGTCAGGCACATCTTTATATTTCAGAAGATGCAGCTAAAAAAAGACTAGAAAAACTGTTGAAAAATAATCATTTAAACCTTTCTGTAGAAAACTGTTCTTGCCGAGAAGTCTTTGGCGATTTTGATGGTATTCTTTTTGGAGACCAAGAAAATTTTGATTACTCAGCTATCGTTGATTTAGCAAGCAAAAGAGTTATTGTCTATAGAGGAATTAATCATATTGAAATTCCTGTTCGCTATGTATTGATTCAGTGGCTTTGCCAAATTAAATTAATCTCTGATGAGAATTATCTTGATGTTATTGATTATACTGGTTTAGAAGATAATCATTATTCTCAGAACATTTATAAAGAAGCGATTAAAGATATAAAATTATATCCAAAACTACGAACATTTATGAAGTTATCTAAGACAATGTTTGAAGATGGTAGAACATGGGGTATTCTTCCATCACTATATGAGAAGTGTGATAATTACATCAGAAAAAGCATTATTCCTCTGCCTCCAGCTCAGATTGTTGATAATGATATTGATAAACAATTTATTATTGATGAATATAGAGAACTCGGAGATTATCTTTTAGATAAAGAAGAGCAGCCTAGTATAAAGTTTAAAGAAAGAGCTGCTGGTTTTAGAAAGAATATAGGAAAAATTAAACGTCCAAGAAAAAGCAAAAATAAACAAATAAAAAAAGCATGAATTTTTATAATCATGCTTTTTATTTTTTGCGTTAGAAGATGTTGAAAATCTTCTTAACGATTTCAATGATATGTTTAGACAAATCATCAAGGTTTTGACAATTGTAAAACTGATTATTGTAAATCTTTTGCAATTGAGGTGCTGACTGACCAATACCAAAGGCAATTGTGTCAATTTTAGGATGAGCTGCAATTATATTTTGAATATCTTTTACAGCTTCACTTCCCATGTAACCAGTATCTGCCGGCTCTCCGTCAGACCAGATAAAGAAAACTTTGTGTTCTTCTTTTCTACTTTCAAGCTCTTTCAGATGATAGGCAAATGCCAAACCATCTCTATTAGCTCCACCACTTTCAATTGATAGGATTTTTTCATAATCCACTTTTTTATCATTGAAAGAATGAACTACATCTAGTTTTACCTCAGACACATAATCCGAGTCATGGTAGTAGTTCGTTCTGTGAAGTTTTACTGTGAATGGGATGTCAAGTTTATCACAAACCATAGAAAGCAACAAAACCCCCAGCCTTTGTGTTGCCATGATTTCTCCATGAGTAGAACCAGAAGAATCTATTGAGATAGAAAAACAAACACTAGGCCGTTTTTTAGGTCTTACAACTCTATTGTAATACCTTTTATCCTTTCGGATAAAACCAGTTCTATCAAGTCGTGAGCCAGAGTAACTTCCCCTTTTTTCAATAGGGGAATTAGTCTTTTCGATAAGTTTTTTAATTTCTCTTTCTAACTTCTTATATGTTTCTTTAAAACTTTTGTTTTCTTCAGCATCTAAGAAATCATTTAAAGAGAAACCAACCTTTTTCTTCTGCTCAGAGACTATCAATTTCACATCTTCATGGATTCCTTGCAGCAAAGATAAATGGTTTACTGGGTCTACAATTTTTTGTTGTTCCAGTTTTTCTTTCTGTTCTCGAAGTTCGTCAAAAGTATCTTCACCTATTTCTTGAAAATCTTTAAGTTCCTTACTTAGCTTTTCAAGAGTGAGAATATCTTCTTCATCAGCTCCCTCTCCAGCGTCACTACCGGGGATGCCAGCATCAGATTTTCCAGTTTTTTTATCATCTTCTGCAAGTAGCTCTTGCCTGATTTGTTCCGAGTCCAGATTCCCACTTCGTCCAAGATGATTCTCATCATCTTTTAGTTGCTCACTAAGGTCAGCAATGACATGAACTGCTGTTTTAGAAAGAGAAGTTGTATCAGAGTTTTCTAATACGTTTTTGACCAATGTGGCAACACCTTCTAATTCTAAACTTTCTTGTTGCCCAATAACGAATATGTCAGCAAACTTTTGGAAAAGTTCATCAGCAACAGCAAAAGCTTTGAGTGAGCGCTCTAGAGATTTGTTTTCTGTAAAAGCATCCACATACCGAGCTTTGATGCTTTCAAAGATGTTCCAAAATTCCCAAGTTTCTCCTTTTGCAGGCTTGTCATAAACCCCATACTTTCCGAAAATGAGCATAGCGCTTGTTACGGCGTTCATGAGGGCTAGACGAGCTTTTGATTCATCTGCTGACAGACAATAAGAATTTAGTTCTGCAAATGTTGTTTCAGAAGAATGAATTTCTCTTAATCGTTTCAAACTTGTAGTTAATTTGTTTTCAAAATCAACAATCCAAGCTTTTTCGATATAACTATCTTCAGTTATATTTTGAACACTAAGAGCTTCTGATGCAACATTGTAGCAAAGATTTTCTTTGCTGCCTTTAGACAAACCATCAAACCCATCTACAGTTTGCAGTGCCTCCCATGTTTTTGGGAAAAAATCTGGAAATTTAGCAAACAAACTTTTATCTTGCATAGATTTCACCAAGTCCAGTTTTAGACGTGGAGTTGTGTACAAGATATGAGCTGTTTCATGTGCCAACAGACCATTAGTAACATGATATTTATCAATTAATGACAAATCCTCATTTTGAAAGAAAACATTTTCATCCGAAATTGTGATAGAGTTGTGGTCAGTATAGGCCACTACACTTTTATCTGAAATAACTTTTAACGTCACTTTTCTTCGGATGTTGTACCGGAACAAAGCTACCCGGATGAAAGGGTGAGCCTTGAGTAGAATCCCTTTTATTATGCTTTTTATTGTTCTTTTCATTTTTCTTCTCCTTTTTAAATATTTTTTTGTAAAATGAAATACATAAACTATTATAACAGAACTCTATCATATCAAGGGAATACAAAAAAAGAACCTAAAATAAATATTTAGGTTCTTTTAATTAATTAATGAATCGAATTTAGGTTTTAAAATTGATTAGTCGCTTTCCAGAAAGGCCATCAGGTTTTCCTCAGCCTTTTCTCGCAACTCTCCATCTTGTGAGAATTTTTCAAGAACACTATATTTAGCATTTTTAAAAAGACCCTCTTTAGGAGAAATTAGGTATTCCATAGCCCACGCTTCTGCTTCACGAGAACCTATTGTTCCATCTGTGACAGAATATTCATCATACATATCACTAAGGAATACAATACCTTTGCCAATCTTGTTAGCTACACTCTCTGGAATTTGGAATTTATTTACCAATTTTTGAGAGATGGACTTTTCATCTTTCTTATCAAAATTCATTTTTAACTGAATCCGTGACAAGAAAGCTTCTGGCAATGGTGAGCAGCTAGGCCCTGACGCATTGTTTGTAAATACAACAATACAGTTTTTGTGACGTTGCAACTTGCGGCCATCTGGCAATACAAATGTTCCTTCATTGAGGAATTCATACAATCCAGAAACTTGCGCCACATCACGCGCCATATCAATTTCTTGAATATCAATGACACCGCCATGTAGTGCAGCCTGTCCAAGTTGTGTTAGCACCATTACGAAATCTTCGTTATAAGCAAAGAGATTTTTTTGCTTGTTTTCAATTTCATACTGTTTGGCTTTCAATTCTCGAACCAAGTAATTCTTGAATTGTTGGCTTGTAACATCAATACTGCTATCAACTTCGTTTCCAAAGATTTCAAAATAGACCTCTTCAGGAACAATATCAATATCAGCTTCTGTAACAAACAAACCGTTATCAACATACAATTGTTGTAAATCAACAACTTGTGCATCACTAGATTTGTCTGCATCTGCTGCCTCTTTTGTTCGAGGCTGCAAACGTCCAAACCAGTCACTATCTGACAATTTGTCAGAAGAACCAACTTCTGCAAAGTAAGGCAAACCTAAGATGTAAGACAAAATCATTACGCCAAATGACTTCCCCGCACCGGCGTCGCCAGTCAATTGAATTTGACGATATGGAACTTCAAATCCCATTTGATAGGACTTGGAAATTCTATTCGCGAGTTGTTTTACAAAGTCAGGCAGTGTTGCATTTCTAAGTTTTTCTTCAACAACCAAGTCTTTTTGGTCATCAATTTTAAGATTTTCTCGTAGATATTCCATCTCAGAGAACTTTCCTTTTTCAAAGCTCTTTTTACCTGTGAAAATTTCCCGTTTTTCTGGGAATTTTTCAGCCATCTCTTGTAAAATATCAATGTTAAGCTCTGGCGAATCAACAAAGTCATATTCCAAATTGATGTCTTGATGTGAAAATCCATCAAGCAACTCAGCAATAATTTGTAGGCGTTGCAAAAATGTATGCAACGTATCTACGCCAATTTTCTTACCAGCTTGATACAGTCTTGCAATAGCTTTCAAATCATTTGCAAAACCACTAATATCACCATGTAGTTTATTGTAGCTATAAATTGAATCTACGTTGTTGTAATATTCATTAAAAGCTTCTTTATACACATCATTTGGATTTCCATAGTAGAAATCATTCAAAAAAGCATACAAGAATAAAATCTTGGAGACCAAAGTGTTCTCCTCATCTTTTCCAAAGAAACCAACTTGATTACTAGAGCTTACAATAATTGTGCCTTTACTAGCATTGTTTGGCATTGCTGAACCTTTATCAACATCAACAGACATTTTGATATTAGAAGTGTAAACAATGTCACTATCTTCTGTCTCAAATGTTGCGATTCGGTCTGACAACATCATTTCTACCAACAACAACAACTCTAATTGAATTGCTGTATTCGTTCTTTTTCTTTTAGAAAAATCATATTTTTCTTTGTACATTTCACGAGTCATTCCATTAGCTTCATCATTTTTCAGATTATATGCTAAAGCATACCCATAAGTAACAGAGTTCATAAAAATCGGAAAAATCCGATTTTCTGACTGCACCATTAACTCTTGAATTTTTTCTTTTGTTAAATCAAAACCTTTGTTTAATGCCTCCAAAATATTATTGAAGTCACATTCTGTCAACATGGTTTCTGCTGTTGCAACGTGAGGCAAATATTCAGGGTCATTAACAATTGTTGCCAAATTAGGAAGTAGACTTGCTACATCCTTATTATCAACACTTGCGTCAAGAGACTTTAAAAAGCTCTTCAAATTCATTTTCATTTTATTCATTATTTTTTCTCCTATCATTATATATAAAACTTAAACTTTAAATCAATCTACAAAAAATCGAATACCAAATTTTTTGACATCAAATTTTGTGAAAGATGAGTTCTCACAAATGGCCTTAGCAATACCTTGCCAAGAATCTTCTTCAAAAGGTAAATCCTTTTTGTTCAAGATAAACTTTGTCAAAACAATTTGTTTGCCCTTTTTGTTCAACCGAGCCACCTTTTTGTCCATCAGGGAATTTAATTTTCGGCTATTCTTGGCATACCAGTTTTTGATGTACAACTGCTGCTGCATATCATTCAATTCAGAAAATGTTTTTAATTTTACATTATCTGCTTTTTCTGGTTTTTTATTTCCAAGATTTTTGAAAGTTTTCTCTTTGGATGTTTTTTGTTTTGCCACATGTCCTTTATGTAACTCATCCAAAGAATACTTCGAACCAACTGCAAGCTCATAAAGCTTTGTTGGGTATTCTTTCAGAACAGTTCCATCTTCACGGAACGTTGCCAAAACAGTTTTCCCATTGTGACGATAACGAATTAGGCCGAAACCTTTCTTTTCGTACACTTCTGGGCCGGCCGCTCGGACAAAGTCATAGACTTTTCCCAGTTTTATATTTTTTGATAGAAGAATTTTTTTCTTCTGTTGTTTGGTATTCATCTCCATGTGAATACCCCCTTTCTTTTTTATTAAAAATAATTTTATTGTAAAAATAATAGTTTTACAAAGATTATTATAAAAGAAAAAAGATAGATTTATATATATCTATCTTTCTGCGAATTCTTTAGCTGTTACACCCTCTCCAAATTCATCATGAAGAGCTGCACTGGTTTCACCTATTTCAAAAGTATAAAGGTATTCCAGTCTACCCCCTGCTTCTGACGCAACCATTTTAGCTGTTTTATGGGTAAACACAGTAATTGCCGTGCCGGGTTTCAGGTCAGGAGCTATTTTATTACTTAACCTTTTAGGATAAATAAAGGAAAAGAATTTTTTGTCAGGTGTTACTACAGAAACAATATATTTTTGAGTTCTACCTAAGAAAAAATCAAAAACAACATTACTTTTTTGAACACTTTGGACGATTCCTTTAAGTTCGATGTAATCCTTGTTTTTAAAGACCGAATAAGTGGCCAAAGAAGCAAGAGCTACAAAAATAGTAATAACGAATGGTACAATCCAAATGGAATGTCCGGCCATCCTAAGAGACCACATAACACCAACTGGAAGATAAAGATACAATACCAAAATCTTAAACCGATTGAAAAGAAGTTCCTTTACACCTAAAGGAAAATCTCTAAAAGGTACATCACGAACTTGGTCAGGCTCTTGACTTAAAACAAGTTGATTGACTTCCCTGTTGATGATATTTACACGGCCATCTTTGTCCACCTCATTAAGAAGATTACTCTCAGGGGCGCGCGTGATTTTGAGTTCATAGGCTTCATCTTTTTTCAAGCCTTTATATTCACCAACTTCTAAGACTTCACTTCTTGTCTCTTCTTCCAAAGTGTCAAGGAATGTCCTAGTTGATATAGAAATTTCATTTTTTTCTTTTTCCGGAGCTTTGACATCCGTGGATAATTGATGTTCATTTTGCTCCATTAATTCATTCTTCAATTCTTCTGACAATTACAATCACCTCATATTATTCTATTTTTTCTTTGGGTTGGCAAATTCCCATTTGATATATCCTGTTGCAGCTTCTCTAAAAATCAGCATATCATATTTTTTAGATTTAAAGGTTAGTTTACATGGAATTTTTTTGCCTTTGATAAGCTTAAAAGCTTCTTTTGGATTAATCTCTTTGTGACCCCATTTGCTCAAAGTGCCTTTGAATAAAGACTTTGTTCTAAGTTCACAGGTTTCTTCTGAACAAGTATAAGCATTAAATTTAGGATGTGAACTATCCAAAATATTACCTGTTCCACAAATAGGACATTTACCTATTACAACTGGAGCACTTTCCCCTGTTGGGCCTAAGGCGGAAGTATCAATAGTTTTTAGAACTTTTGGCAATTCAGTAGGCAGCGTTTGGAAAGCATACCAAACTAATTTATTGATTTCGTCCAAGAAAGCCTTTGGACTTAAAGTCAACTTAGAGATACGGCTCAAAGCATCTTCCCACTCGGCTGTCATTTTTGGCTCTCCTAAAACTTTGTTTGTCTTAGAAATGAGTTCTGCCAACATTTTTCCTTTTGCAGTCGTTTGAAGTATCGGAAGTTTTTTCTTGCCTTTAACTGGGATTTCTTCTAAAAGTTTGTGATGATTAATAACTTTCTTAACAATAGCTGAACGTGTTGCTGGAGTTCCTAGCCCCTTAGCATCTTTAAGAATTTTCTTAGTTGCTTTATCATCTATCAGTTTGTGAACATTTTCCATAGCTTTTTCCAATGTTGAAGCGGTATAAGGTTTAGGTGGTTTTGTCATATATTCCGCAATTTCTTGCTTAATATTTAACTCTTCACCCACTTTTACAGATGGTAAAGACAACACTGTATTTTTGCTCTTTTTATAGAATTTTTTCCACCCCAAGTCTACGTCTACAGAACCAGAAACAGTGTAATCATTTTCTACTTCAATTGTAGTTTTGTCATAGTAATAATCATCCTCAAACATAGCAAGAACGCTTTTAACAGCAAGAAAATAGACATTCTTCTCCTTTTCTGGAAGAGAAGACAAATCTGGGATAGTCCGTGTTGGCACAATGGCCAAGTGTTCTTTTGCTTTTGAAGCATCTACCCATGTTTTCTTAGGCATGGTGCGAACTAAATTAGCATCTGGGAAAAACGCTTTGTATTTAGAATGATAGTCTAACAAATAATTAAATTCATTTTCTGTAATTACGTTAATAGAAGTACGAGGATAAGTTAGATAATGCTTCTGATACAGTTTTTCTGCTGCGTCTTGAGTGTCGTCCGGTTTATATCCTAATTCGGCTGTTGCTCTATCTTTAAGACCTTGCAAATCCATCAGCTTTTCAGGTATTGTGGACTCTCTTTCAGTTTTGATGTCAGTGACATTGCCTCTCAACTTAGAAATAATAGGGATAGCACTTTTATCTTTGAATTCCCCAGACCTTTGGGCTACAAATTCTTCACCTTTATCTGTTTTACAAAGAAGAGTATCTATGTAATATGGCTCAGGCTTAAAGTTTGCAATTTCCAGTTCTCTTTGCCATACCAACATCATGGTAGGGATAAGAACACGCCCAATCGCTAAAGCACCAGATGTCCTTACTCCATTATCCCAACACAATTGAGAATAAAGGCAAGTTAGGTTCATCCCTATCATCCAGTCAGCAACACTACGAGTAAAGTCTTCCAAATAATATGGATATGTTTCAGAAGCATCTCTTAAGTTTTGAAACCCTTTACGAACAGGCCCTTTTTCTAACGAATTAATCCATAGACGCTTAGTATTCGTCATATCCACATTCAAGAATCTAAGTAGTGCCACAGCAATGTGCTCACCTGCTCGGTCAGGGTCAGTAGCAATAATGACTGTTTTAGCTTTTGTTAAAAAGCGTTTGGCGTTTTGAACCAACATGTACTTTCCATCAGCAATAGTCAGCTCAAACTTTTGAGGCATGATTGGCATAGTATCAAGTCGAAAGAATTTTTCTTCTTTTGGAAACATTCCCCAATTAGGATTATATTCCTCAGGATTTTTTAATGCCAAAACATGACCCTGCAAAGCTATTACAACAACCTCATCACCATTTAAAAGGTCAGGGTCTTGACAAATCCAAAAATAACCTTTTGAATCTTTATATCTCTTGTGATTTTTAAAGGCCATTGCATAATCTTTACCTTGGTCTGCCTTTTCTGCTAAAACAACCCATTCTGGATTTTGTGGAGCTATTGATTCAGTCATGGAATCTTACCTCCGCTTTTTAAATTTAACTTTCTTGATGACATTCTTTCCTTTTTGCGCTTTATTTAAAGCATCAAATACAGACTTCTTTTCATCTGTCTTTTGTTCTGATTTTTCATTGTATTTTTTTAGTTCTGCTTGAACTTCTGGGAACTCAGGGGTGAGATTTCCATTTTCATCTCTCAAAGGCTCGCAGTTAAAAGCATTGAAAGCTTTAGCTTCCTCATTCTTGTGTCCAAAAATCAAACGAATATCTTTTTGAATATAGCCTGCAAGGATATTTCTTGCATCATTCAATTCAAGGTCAGGAATATAATCCTTTGTGAAATCACTGGTTTCTTTGTGCTCCACTTTAAAGGACGCTTGCATAGCAATCAAATCATCCACCTTAGCAGGTTTTTTCACTACAAACGAACCATCTTTGGTTGTGAATTGAGAAAAGAGATAACGTTGATTCTTGGGCTCATTTACTTGAACACTAAAGCACTCAAAGAATAAAATACCATCACGATACATTTGGTCAATAGCGTAATGTTTAATTGCATAATTCGCATTAATATTCTTACGAATACTTTGTTTTTCTTTAGATGTCAAATCTCCATTTTTCAAGAAGCTATTTAAATCCATACAGTAATAATTCAAGGCCATAATCGCCTCAATCAATTTTTTCTTTGAAACAAAAACTTGTTTTTTTGTTCTTGTTTTATGTTTGTTACCTTTTAATACCATGTATATACATTTCCTCTCTAAAATAATTGAATTCCAAAAATAGCAACAAGTAAGATAGCCAACAACAAGCATCCTAAGAAAATACCCAAGCCAATCATTCTATACTTAGAAACATAATCCTGAATGGTATAGAGATTGATGTCATTAGGCAATGGCCCGGCAAATGGATTGTTTTCTTCTCGCTCATACACATCTTTACGAGTGTTTTCTATTCGGCCTACATTTACAGGAACGTCCTCAGACTCAATAATCTGGCCTCTTCTACGTTTGGTTTTAGTAGAAGAATTTGAACTAGAGCTTTTGTTGTTCGCATCAAACAATTCTTCATCATTTTCATCCAACAACCGCTCTTGCAGTGTTCTATTGGCCATTTTTTCTTTCTTGCTTAATTCTACAGCATTTGAAACTTCCTCAGGCTCATCCTCTGATTGAAACGAAACCACCACCGGCGCTGCCCCTATATAAGCAGGAGTGCTTTTAGGATTGTTTTCAATTTCTACAGGCAAATCCCCAATTTCTGAAACAAGAGATTGAGGTAATTTTTCTTTTTCTATATCAGATGTTCTTCTTTGCCGAGAACGTCTAGCATTGCCCCCCACAACAGGAACTGATAAGGATAATTCCCTGCTTTTCCTAGTCATTTCTTGCATAGCTTCAAATTCTGGACTAAACTGCGGTTGATTCTTTTTCTGTTCTTCTTTATAAGCTTTAATGTTTTGCTCTGTTGGAACTACAGGTGCACGCCGCCTATTTATTGTTGGTTTAGGCTGTTCTTGCTTGCCTGATGGATGACCAATAGAAGCCATTGCTTTTTGAAGTTCACCAAGGTCTAATTCTGCCAAGCTGTTATCTTCATTTTCGTCAAAAATATCTATTGACATTATTTTCTCCTTTCAATAACAAATGTATCTTTTCATTCATCATCTATTTTAACATAAAATAAAAGAAATAAAAAGAAGAGGCCAGTAATATTTACTGACCTTGAGACATCATTTGGGCTGTATTTATATCATGCAGCCATAAATGACTTCCAATATAGAAGCAAATGGGAGCATATCTTGTTGTTCCTAGAACTTCCCCTCGCTCCACATCTTCTCCTAGTTGGGCCGTCAAAACTTCAAGATTTGAATAGTGACTGAATTTACCATTCTTGTGTTTGATGACTGTTGTGATTTGACCAGCTCTATCCACCCCAGAAAACACAATCGAACCATCATCAGATGCAATGACATTAGAAAGATTTTCTTTGTCAGGTGTGTAAATAATATCATTTCCATGAATAATAATATTTGACTCTTCGTCCACCGCATGAATAAAAGTATTTTCCTCTTGTTCAATTAATTGTTCTAATTGACCTTGAAGTTCATCTAGTTCTTCTTCTGCTTTTTGAACTGGAGTTTTGACAGAAAGACTTTCCTTATTATTGACTTTCCCAGAAAACTTAGTATAACTATCATCATTTTCTGTATATCCCAGTGTAAATGGATTTTCTAGTTCTGGAGTTTCTGTTTCCTGAATAGTGTCATCTTCAAAACTTAAAGCCAATTGGTCTTCTTCTGGCATTGGCCGTTGAATCCTTTTCTTTTTATGCCGTCGAAAAAATAAAGGAAATGTATTTTTTAACCAGCTTGTAAAATTCATGAGATTTACTCCTTTTATATTTCGTTATTTATTACTTATTCATTATAACATTTTTCTCTCTTTTTGACTATTACAATCTTGTTTCAAGAAAGCTTTGAACCATTGAGTTTTCTAGGTTTTTATGATATAATTAAGAATGTAATTAACAAATATGAAAGGAAAAAATTAATGACTAATTACAACCAAAATAGCTCCCAAGAAGTTGCAGAAAAGAAGTATAAATTACTTCGTTTTTCTGGCAATAAATCTTTTTTTGAAATCATGACTTATGCTTTCAATATTAATAAAGTTGCATTTCAACTAACCAACTATGACACGAATAATTCATCCAAAAATGTTGTTATTACTTGCTTCCTAACATTTGATGAAATTCTGGCTATGTGTCATGATATTTTAAGCGGACGATTTGTACAAGAAATCCAAGCTATGCAAAACAACGCACAAGCAAGTGGAAAGAACTTCTTTGGAAAACAAATCCACATTGGCGGAGGCAATGATAAAAACGGAAGACTTATATCTCGAACTCTAAGTGTTAGCATGGCAAAAAATGTCGGCAATGTCATGTTTGTTGCTTCTCTTCAAGATGGAAAGAAGACTTCTACTGGCGGTATTTCACCAACCAATCAGAATAAAAAGTCTGCATCTTACATCATGCCTTTTTCTGAACTAAAAGCTATGGCCATCTATTTATCCGAAGCTATTAAAAATTATCTTCGCATAGAAATGGAACGAGGCATCTGGGCTTTCTCTCCTAACGAATTACCTGATTTGGGTTCTGACGAACAAACCACAACAGAAGCGCCACCGCAACAAGGCTATCCACAACAACCATATGGCAATATTGTACCAAATCAATCTCAGCCACCTGTAAATACACTTCCACCTCAAAACCAACCTTGGAGCGCCCATGTAAATGGCAGCACTACAACTACTTTCCAAAGTGGTCAAGGAAACCAACAATCACCAAGCTTCTATCAGCAATCTCAGCCTCAACAACAATTCCAAGGCCAAGGTTTTAATGGAACTCCAGATTTTATAGATGAATTTCCTAATCTATAATCTATAAACAAAATAATAAATAAAAAGAACTCTAGATTTTAGAGTTCTTTTATTTTGTATAAGAAGTAATATAGTCATTGATTTTATAAGAAGATTTAAGGTTTGTTCCTCTTACGGCCATAACAACCAATTCTTTCTTATCTGCATTATAAAATGTTGTCAATACACCAGAACTTCCATTTCCATCAATCAGCCACTTATTTTCTTTAGAGTATGGGTCACTGGTTATATAGTCAAATTGAGATATAGAGACTTGCCAATCTCCAATTTTCTTTTCTGCCAATTGTTTCAAAGAAAGATTTCCAGCATCAAAATTCGTTTCTTTTGCATCTGGTCTCATTAGGACATTTGTAATAGGACTCAAAAATTCTTTCTTATCAGACAAATCACCAACGCCCTGAACATCTTTAAATTGAGCAAAACTTACAACTTCTTCATTATCTTTTGTTTTCATGGTTTTACTAGATATTTCTGCATTTTTTATAGTTGGAAAAGACAATTGACCAATTCTCATGTAGTCTGATGCAATCAATTGGCCTGTAGCGAATTTTTCGCTAGAATTACCAATATTTTTTGAGATGGTTTGACTAATTGCAGCAGCTTTATTACTATCTCCTGCCGGAGCAAATACAGCCGTTAAAACAATCTTATTACCCACGATAGAATAATTAAATTGAACAAAAGGGCTTGATTCAAATTCTACGGGTTGCCCACTGTCTGCTAATTGCAACTCAGGAACTTCTAAATACCGTAATTGTTTTTTAGCTTCACTTGTATTTTCTAAAATATTTCCATCAGGAACTTGAATATAATCTTTTCCATTTGAACCATTAGATACATATACAGTTGATGATTTATCAAAGTCTTTTAGCATAAATGGAGAGGATTGATAATCATTCACAGTATACCAAACACCTTTAATATGAGCACCAAAAGCACTGATAGCATCTTTCATTTCTGATTGAATTAAACCAATTGATTTATCTGTTGAATCTTTTACTGTAATACCAACTAAAACATTCCCAGACTTATAATAATGCCATCCAGCATTTGATGGGTCATAAATGGTTTCTGCTTTTTCTTGGATAAGTGCTGAAATTTCTGTACTAGGAATATTACGACGAATAAAAGTAATTCCATGTTCTACTTTGTTTCTATCTTCTTTATCCCATTGATATAGATAATCTTTCATGTCAATACTGTTGTTATTACCATTAATTTTCACAACATCATAGACTGTACCGTTACCTATTGATAGCTCAGAAAAAGCTCCTTTTTCCATTGTATTTTTTGTTGTTTTAGCAGTTGAATCTATCTTGCCATACTTACTGTTGTGATTATTTTTACTTATAAAAAACCATGAAAACAAACCAACAATAATGATAAAGGCAAGTGTTAATATTCCAATTATATATTTTTTCATCTGAACACAATTCTTCCTTTTACTTTATTTAATTTTTATATTGATTTTATTATATCAAAAGCGACTAAACAAATCAAAAAGGCTTTGATAAGCCCTTTTGTTTATTTTATACGTCAAACAATATCTTCATAGTCAATATTGTTTTCAATTGCATATTTCAGCATGTTTTCTGTTGCTGAAGCTATCAAACTTTGTACGATTCTTTCTGGTGTTCCTTGAAATGCTGAAATTTCTTTAGGTGACATCTTCTTTCCAGAAGTCAGCCCATAATACAAGTCAATGACATCACGCTCTCTAGCCGATAATGACTCCATACTTTCTTTTAAAAACTTTTCTTGGTTTTCAGAAGTTAATGTATCATCTATAGAGTCTCCAGATTCCATACTGGCTTCAACCAAATACATATTGTCTTCAACATCATCACCGCTCTTATAAAAACCAGAAGACCATGTTAAAGAACTTTGATGAAGAACATGAGGATAAAGAACTTTTACTTTCTTGGCATCCATTTTTCCGCCGGGTTTAATGTGAGTGTTTACATATTCAGCCAATTCTTCATAACTTCTATTTACATCATCCTCAGTACCATTAGTTAATTCTGACAATGCTTTTCGAAGATTGTTAAAATCACTTCTAAGATGATTAGGAATGACAATATTTCTTTGTTGCTCTGAAGTCTTTCTGTAAACTGATTGCCTAATCCACCATGTAACATAAGTGGATAGCTTTGCTCCTTTTTCATTGTTTGGGTCAAACCTGCGTAATCCTGTGTTCAACCCCTCATAAGCATTACCAAATACATCACTCAACTCCTTATATTCCAAAGAGCATTTGATAGCTTCTGACATACATAAACGTAAATTATGCTCTGCCAGACGTTGCAACGCCGAGATAGACCGTGGGTCTGGGTCTTCTTTTGTACCAAAATCTTTGAATCTATGATACCGCTCAATCAGCCATTTTACTTCGCACTCATTCAGAACCCGAACACAGGCCAAAAACAGATATAAGAACAGTCTCTTTCGGCGTTGGGCAGGCGTTAATTTATCATAGCCCATATGTTCCCAACGAAGCAAGAAGTCTTCACTGTCCTGAACAGATGGCACAACATCATCATCTGTAAGTCCTAATTCTTCAAATTCATTGTAATTTCTTGGCCTTTTCAGGAATGATGTATCAAATTTATCATATCCATGAAATTCTTGGTTTTGTTTTGCCATATTTTACATTACCTAACATACTTCAAATACAAAGTATATCCTTCCTTTTCTAATCCAGTTATTTTAATTTCGTTGATAATAGCTAATCTTTTATTGATAACTAACTCAACTTTAAATTCTTTTATATCACTAGGAATGGTTGCATCCACAAATTCATACAGTTTCTTCTTGAAGAAAAAAGCATCTCCTTTATTCACCGTTCCAGAAACATAATAAGATGGCGCTTCATTTGCTCCGTATGTTACATTTTGAACTTTGAAATCAGTTTTATTCAAACTTTCTAGTACATTGTATGTTCCTGATGTGAAATCTTGCCCTAAATCTTTATTTATTAAAGACAAAAATACATAAGAAGCATCTAAGTATGGAGTTTTAGGAACTTCTTTCAGCTCATTGTTACTAGAATCAATCTCATAGGATTTTGAGTTTTTCAAAAGATACGATTTCCCATCATGACTAACAATTGGATTATATGAACTATCATAAGTTAATTCATAGGTTCTTTTTGTTTTCCCTGTTTCTGTCACTTCTAGTTTTTCATCTTTGTAATTCTGGCTTCTAGCTGTCTCTAAAACCGAATCTTGCAAGCCTTTGATAGAGCTTCTAGTAGATGCTAACAATGTAATAGATATACCACCTACAATAAAGGAAACAAGAGCAAGGAGAAGAAAAACCCTATACATCCATCCAGACATAAAGTATTGAATTATTTTTCTAATGGAGGCACTACTGTTTTTCCATCTTTTCTTTCTCTTTTTCCAACTGTTAGCAAAAAAATCTTTCAAATCATCCAATACTGTCACCTACTTTCTACCTTATTTGCTGAATTCCCAGATGAAGAGTGTAAACATTGTTTAAAAAGATTACAGCTTCATCTTCAGTTTTAAAAGAAACATAGATGGAATCCGGGGAATTATATATTTCTTTAAAAACAAGGCCAAGAGAAAAGAAACTTTCCTTTCTCATCCCTTGGCTTCCTGCTGCTTCTTTCATTTCCTTTAAAGCCTTTTGTTTGTCACCAAAGAAATATTCGTAGAACAATTCTTTAACATCAGGCCATAAAATAGACTTCATTACAATTGTTTCTTCTTGTACTTCTTGTCCAGTAAAAGGATTTAATATCATGTATCACCTTTCTTTTTCTCTTTCAACATGTTAGGCGTTTCATATAATTTGGCTTCATCAAAGAATCTTGATGGCCTAGAGAAACCACCCTCATTGACTGGCGCATAAGTTACATAAACTTCTTTTTTACCGCGCGTGATAGCAACATACCCAAGATTTCGCTCTTGCTTTTCTTCTTTAGGTGTCATACTTGATTTTGTTGGGTATAACCCCTCTGTCCATCCGGGCAGGAATACAACATCCCACTCCAACCCTTTTGAAGCGTGCATAGTTGCAAGCAAAACAGCATCCCCATCATCAGAATCAATATCATCATTCAATTGAACATCTGCCAAAAAGTCTTCTAAAGAAGCTGCGTTATTGACAATGCTCTTGAAGTCTTCCAATGAACTAATTGCTGAATCGTAGGCATCATTATCTAACACCCCCAGCTTATTTGTGAAGCGTTTTGCCAAAGACTCTTCATAGAATCCGGATAGGAAAACATCTAAAACATCAAAGACATAACGTTTTTGTTGCTCTTCTTTTTCTTCCTGTACTTTTTCTGTGTCTTCATCATGAACTACAGGTAAATCAGGAATAGAATCCAACATATAAACAAGAGCTTGGATAGCACCGGCCAAAGATTTGTCTTTTGTGGCCAACATCAACAACTCTAAATTACAATTATTGTTTTTGAGGAATGTGTAAACATCTTTCAGCTTCTTTTCCCCAACTCCGGGGAACAATCTCAAAACATCAATATAATTATATGGTTCATCAGGATATTGAATAATTTTCAGAAAGGCTAGTGGCTCACGAATAACTTTCAAATCAAAGAATGATTTCGCTCCGCCTACAGCTACAGATAATGGAATATTAAATTTACGAGCAGCCATTTCCAGAGCAGCTAGTGAGCGTTTACCTCGAATAAGGACTGCCTGAGAATTATAAGGAAGACCTGCTTCATAATTTTGCTTAATTCTAGACATGATATATTCAGCTTCTGCATTTCGGCTATCAAATCTTCCATGTTTTAAAATTCCATCTTGTAAAGTAGGAATTAATTCAACATCTTCAAAATTACCATGAATCAGTGTTTCAGCATTTTTCAAGATATTTCCTTGTGAGCGGTAATTTTTCTTTAGAGTTAATTCAAGTACACCTAACCCTAAATCATCAAAATAAGTTGCAAAATTTTCAATAAAACTAGAATTAGAACCACGGAAACCATAGATGGCCTGAGCCTTGTCACCAATTGCAAACAATGATTTTTGCGTCATCAATTTTACAATCAGGTATTGCAGATAGTTTACATCTTGAAATTCATCTACAAGGAGATGTTCAATATTTCTATGAACATAGTTCAAAAAGTCTTTATCTGTCACCAATTTTTCATAGAAATAGAGTAGGATGTCATCAAAGTTATAAAGGTTTCTACGGCGCTTCAATCGTAAAAAGGCAACCATAAAGGCTAAGGCCATTTCCGGTTCTACATATTTGTTTGGATTTTTTGTATTCCATTCACTAATAGTTGCAGGAAAATCGGCCTCTAAGTTTAGAGGATTGCGCGTGAATGATGCCGCCTGAGACATAATTTTAATCAGATACTTAATTGGTGTATCTGTCATTTGTCTCTTAACAGTTTTAATCACTTCTTTTTCAGGCATATCAGGATTTTCATTCTGGCACTTGTTTTTTAAAGCCACAAACACTTCAAGCTCAAATAATGATGTTTCTGACTTTTCATCAAGCATTGAGAACTTGAAGCCTCTCCGAGAATGGTATTCTCGCATCAGCCTGTATGCTAGACTATGGAATGTTCCGTTTTTGACTGGCAATTCTTGCCCCTCTGGTACAGCAAGCACTTTTGTTACACGCTCCAACATTTCTCTTGCGGCTTTTCGTGTAAATGTCACCATGCAAATTTTTGATGGGTCAACACCGTGGTCAACCATATTAGCGATTCTATTTGTTAGACAAGATGTCTTCCCAGCACCAGCAATTGCCCCTATCTGAGTAATTCCAATAGGGGCTTCAATTGCTGCTTTTTGGTATTCATCCATCAACATTTTTCGCTTTACAGGAAGTTTTGTCATAAGGATTTCATCTTCTTTCTTTCGGTTTCCATTATTTTTAAATTTTAACTTAAACCACTAGTTAAAACATAAACTGTTTGGCCCTCATAAGAGACCTCTGCTACACCATCTGTAGAAATAGCAGTTACTTGTAAGTTAGCCCCCTCTGGGATAGTAGCAACTCCCTTACCAATTGTTTGGTTAGGAGAATCCTTGCCCTCTAGGCTCATTTTAGCTGTAGCTTCAATAGCAACGGCTGCTAGTGTTTTACCATCTTTGATAGTCAGGCCTTGCGGAACAGACGGGAATTGGAATTTGTCTGATGATGAAACACTTGGTGCAGGACTTGTGGATGGAGCTGATTGTGAACTAGATGGTGGTGTAGAAGAAGATTGTTTGTTTTCTTTTGAAGAAGAACTAGAGCTTGTCTTCTTGCTTGATTTTTCTTCTGCCTTTTTCTCAATAGCTTTTTTGCCATTTTTAAGTAATAATCCATCTTTTGCATTTTCAAATTCTGCTTTGAGACTTTCTTGATTTTCACCATTTGATTTAACGGCTCGGCCATAAGCAATTGCTGCATCTTTATATGTTTTTAGAGTTCCACCATCATACAAAGATTCATCAGATAAGTCAATTTTTCCCAAGTCAATATTCAATTCTTTGAATGATGTTACTGTTTGGTCTGAGAACACTGGGGTTTTCTTCTTTTTGCCATCAGTGGATTTGACATCAACCTTGATGCCAGTTCCAGACAAGTCAATATCGGCCAGAGGAACAAAAGCCTCTCCACCATTATAGTCCACAACAGCATATTCAGAAGAATATCCAAGGATTTCAAATTCAGTTCCCTCATTCAAATCATAAAGTTTGTTGGATTCTGTATTTGTATCTTCATAAAGATGAGTGTCTTTAGCAGCCTTAACTTGATATTTTTTCATAACAAAATTTTGGCCTGCAATTTTCTTTGTACTCATTTTTTTTGAATAGATTTCTTGGCCCATTACAACTGGAGCAGTCATCAAACCTGCACCACCTAACATACCAATAATTGATAGAATTTTTTTAATATTCATTTTGTACCCTTTCAAAATTAATCTCTTTGGTTTATACACCATCTATTGTACCATATTTTAAGAGTTTCTACAATCTGAAACAAACAAAAACACCTATCTTTCATCAAGTATAGAAAGACAAGTGTTTTATGTATTTTTTTGTATGTATTTAAAAGAATAAAAACTAAAATTAGTTTCAAATTTTACAATTTTTTAGCACCTACAGAATTTTCAATATCAATGAAGTCCTCATGTCCAAAGTTGAATAATTCACTTAAATCAGTTTCACCATTAACCTTGTATCTGGCAATATATTCTTTGCCATCACGAATCGTTCCTCTAAAAATTCTTTCAACATCCAAAAATTGTGTAAAGTCATCAAGGCGTTCTTCTAATTGGCCTAGCTCTTCTTCACTAGCGGCCACAATTTCTAATATTGTGTCACCTTTGAAGTTTTTCTTTTTAGTGAAAAAGTCTAAGTCATCCTTTTTGATAACAGCACCTTTGGGTGATTTTGTTGTTCGAGACATTTTGTTCATATGTGCCTCCTAAAAGACATGTTTTATTATCAGTTTAATTAATTTGTATCAGATTATGAACCCGGTGGGTAAATATATGATACCGTGCCTTGTGCAACTGTAGGGTCAAACCATCCACGGTAGTTACCAATTGTTTGGTTGCCCAAGTAGTTAGATTCAAGTACTTGGATAGAGTTCACAGATTGCACGTCTGTCACAACAGCAACGTGTCCATATCCACCATCAGTCCAACAAGCAATTGCTCCAACTTTAGGAACAGTTCCGGTTTTGAAACCTGCTGCTGCTGCACTAGCTGTCCATTGACCACCATTTCCCCAATAATGTCCTGCCCAAGGAGCTAATACTTTTGCTCCCCAAGTACATTGACCTACTGGATATGAACCTGCATCATTATAATTTGGCTCAAAAAGCTTTCCTGATGTTTGGATGGTATTTCCATCAACTGTAATTGGAACAGCAATATTTTGTGATTGAGGCGTTGTTTGAGGATTAGAAACTTGTCCTTCCTCTGTTGCTTTTTTCTCAGCGATTTCTTTTTTCTTCGCCTCAATTTGCTTTTTCAAATCTTCAATAGCTGTTTTAGAGCTTTTTTCTTTTTCTTCAATACTTTTAACTTCTAAATCTTTTTTAGCTTTAGTTTCTTGAAGGACATTGGCTTCGCTCTCTACTTTTTGAATTTCTTCCTTGTGGCTATCCACTTCTTCCAGCACAGCCTTAAGTTCATCAGCTTCTTTAGCTGTTTCCTTACTGTCTGACAAGTCAACTTTTGCAGTTTCGTGAAGAGCCTCAGCTTCTTTTACATCTTCCTTAGAAACAATTTTTTCTAATTCATCTGTAACAGTCTTTTCTTTTTCAGCACTAGAAGAAACACTTGCCTTTACATCTGTCTTATCAATTTTTGATTTATCAACAGATGCAGATGATGAACTTGAAGAAACAGTAGAAGTGGAATTTGAAGATGAAGACGCTACAACCTCTTTACCTTTCTTATCTGACTTCTTTTCAACATTAGAAGATGATGTACTTGCTTTTGAAGTTTCTGTTGCATGAACAATCTGGCTTGCAGGGCCAAGAACAGAACCACTAAGTAGAGCCGTCACCATACCAGCTTTAAAGATTTTCGATTTTAAATTCATTAAAAAATTTACCTCTTTCAAATTTAATAAAAAAGAATGAATTTAATCATTCCTCTTCAAATTATAACTAAAAAAATAAGGAGTTTCAAACTTTTCCCCTTATTTTAACTTTACAATTTTGTAACATATTTGTTATCCTAAGTTAATATATTACTTCAAGTCCATTGTTTGAGTCTTGCTGCCATCACTTGAAAAGACCTTTAATTTAATGCTTTGAGCATTTGTAAACACATCTTCTTTTGATTCAAATGCAACACTGTAGCTGAATTCAAAGTTTTTAGGAATATTAACCAGAGGGAATTGGTTAGCTGAAACTGTTGCTTCTTTAGATGCTTCAATTTCTTGACCATCTACTTCCAACACCCACTTTAAAACATCCAAAGACGGAATTTCATCACTCAACTTCATCTTAGATGTCACGACAAAGAATTTATTTCCATTACTGTATTCGCCGTTTTGACGTGGAATAACATCTAGGATTTGTGTTTGTTCAACTTTGATTTTCAGGTCTCCGACCTTAGTTTTTGCAATCATATTCTCAGCCTCCTTTGGTGCAGATGATGTTTCTGTTACACCTTTTTCTAAATCTTCAATATGAGATTCTTTTGTTGTTTCTGATGGAACATTTTTATTTATAGTTCCATAACTTTTAGCATTGGGTTCTTTGGTTTTACTTCGTATGTAGAAGAATAGTCCTACAACAGAAAGCACAACCAAAACCAAAGCAATTAATGTTACCTTTTTCTTCATGGTTACTCCTTTATAAAATAATTAATTTAGTACATACATTATATCATACTTTTACATAAACTAAAAAAGAAAAACAAAAAAGTTTACTTGAATTTATTATCAAGTAAACTTTAATTTATTCCAATTTAGACCAATTTTAATCCAATTGAATTAAAACAAACACTTAGAACGGAAGGTCATCATCAGAGATGTCCAACGGGTTTCCTCCAGCAAATGGACTTTCTGATGGATTGAACGCACCTGTACTTCCTAGTGTTGAAACATTAGGATTGTTGTCTCCTGCAAATCCTGTATTTTCTGGTGTTGGATGAGAAAAATCAGGTGTTTGTGGAACAGAATTAGGAGCTTGTCCATATTGAGGATTTTGAACAGGCGCTTGTGACTGTCCATAACCATTTTGTGGAGGTAGAGTTCCTTGTCCTTGATTATATCCATTTCCTTGCATAGTCTGAGCTGCCTGACCATAAGGTTGACCAGAAGGTTGAGTTTGCTGAGGCTGATTAAAATTAGGATTTTGAGGAGTGGGAGCTTGTCCATACTGCTGTTGTTGAGACATTTGCTGCGGAGCTGGTGCTGATTGTTGAGGCGGAGGCGTTTGTTGTTGCTGTTGCGGATTGTAATATTCTACTTGATGCAGAGGAATTACTGTGTCCGCCGTCACTGACCAATAACCTTGGCCATTGCGAGAAATAGAACCTGTAACCTGAACATATTGGTTATCTTGGAAACCTTTAGGACCTTTAGGATTCCAGTTGGTCACATTTACTCCTGCGCGTGCAGTTACAGCTTTTTCAACTTTGTTTGAGACATAAAGACCGCCGGTATTAATCAAGAACGACTCATAATTGTTGCCATTTGAAGTTGTTCCTGATTTTGTGTATGAAGTATATCCTGAAAGAATAACTTTGTTTACTGGGAAAACAACCCCAATATCTGCACCATTTTCGTTGCCCATTGTCATCACTGAATTGTGGACGATTGAAACAACATTCAAGTTCAGATATTGTTTGCCGTCTTGACCTTTATCCACACTCATGCGAGCAACGATTTCATAAAAACCGCCTGAAACAAATCCATGAAACTCAGCAGTTCGAGCATTAATTGTCAAACCAACAAAATTGTTGAACCGAACAGATTTAGTAACATCTTGCGGAGTCGGCCCCGCAATTACTGCATTAAACGATTTGTTATAATCGTTATTTGATGGTTTTTCCTCAAGAACTTGGACAGTTCCGATAAAAACATTAGTTAGAATTGACATAATTGTCACCAATATGACCTCTCTAGCTATCAGAGGTCATCCTTTCTTTTTTAAAATATATTTTTGTAAATAATTTACAAATCTTATTATAACACAAAAACAAAGACAGTTCTATTTTACATAAAACTGTCTTTTATCGTAGCCAATCATCTAATTGCTCAGTTACCGCACCATACAACAAGACCTTACCCAAGAAATTATCTCCAGCCTCTTCAGCTTGGTTTTCTTCTTCATAAGCTTCTTCTGCCTTTCGTGCAGCAACTTCTTCTTCAAACTCATTTCCAACATAAGTTTCGCCAAAATAACTTTCTTGTTCTTTTGGAATTTCATCTTCTTGAAATGGCTTCACATTTTCAAGGACACTTCCAGTAAAACCAAGACCATAAGGTTTAGGTTCTGCAAAAAACTTATCTGGCTCTCTAAAATACTTACCTTTTGTCATAGCAGTATTTCTCCTTTCATTTATTTATTCTTTAATCAATTTATATATTCTATTATATCATATTTGATATAATTTGTCACTACAAATTGATTAGAAAAGAGATTTTTTTATCATTTGTAAATTATGGAGAAATACTTTTTTAAAGTTATCTTTATCAAATACGACGGAATTTGTATCTAAAGAATAAAATTCAACATCATCACCTAAAGTAGATTTAATTTCATCTTTCACAAAATCCGAGGTTGTTTCATCAATCAAGAATTTTTTAATTTTTTCTTCTTTGGCAAATTTTATCAGATTATTCAGGTTGGTATTATTTTCTTCGCCGGTTTTAGAATCCATAAGAGAATAAATTTTCAAACCAGAAATACCCTCAAAGATAGGAGCACTTTTAGGAGAACCAAGGAATAAGAGTTTCTTATGTTTTTTATTCAGATTTTTATTAAAATCCTTTAAAAGAATATCCAGAGATTCCAGTTCTTCATTTTTCTTCCCAACAAAAGAGAAGTCATTTTTATAAAATTCCTTTTGAATGGATTCCAAAATCATCTTCCTGTAAGGTAAGCCGTAATAGATTTTAAAATCTTTATCCAGTTCTGGACTTTCCTGAAATTCATTTGGTATTTTCTTTTTCTTAGCTTTAATCTTTTTCTGTTCAATTAAAGAGGAAGTGTCATCAACTTTCTTGTTCACATTTGAAACATCTGTAATTGATGTTATTTTCAATTCTGTGTCAAGCGCACCTTTTTCAAAGATATATTCTTTGTTATTCGAGATATAGACGGCGCGTGATGATTTTTCTACCATAGTTTTTAATTCTTTAAACAATCCCTCATTCTCAGTTTCAAAAAAAGTAGAGCCAACCTTTTTGTCTGCTAGTATCTCTCCTGCATTTTTAGCTTGTTCCTCTTGCTTTGCTTCGTATAAATCCAAAGAATGATTATAGGCTTCTTCCTCAGCAGTTAGTTCTCTAGGAATTTCCGCCTGATACAAAGCATTGTTTTTGTTTTTTAGATAGGTTGGAACAGATAACTCCATCTTAGAAAAACTACTAATGGCAGAAGCCTTTTGCCCAGATTCAACAATAGGATTGTAAAGATATTTGATTTCTTCATCTTTATCCTCTTTTGTTTTCTTATAGTTCACTTCTAAAACTTTTATGTCATTTCTTTTGAAGCTATTTTTTAAAAAATACTCCACTTGTTCATCATTCGTAATAACATATTTAGTTTGATTAGGCTTTTCCAAAAACATAAAACCAACGTAAATCATCAAACAAAATAGAAAGAGCAGCACACCATACTTAACAGAATAAATCAAAACAGTTAAAAAAGTTTTCATCTTTTCTTTCATAAGAATTAATAATCCAATCTAGTTTATTTTACTTTTTCAATTATAGTATACCACAATCAATCCAGCAGGCAAAACTCAGCCAATGCCCTTTTTGAAGTTTAGGTCTTATTTTTGAATCTACATATTGAGAAATAATTTGAACACAAGAAAAACAATACAATCAAGAAAATAAATAAAGGCACGCAAAAAGCAGTTTTCAATACATAATTTTAAAAACTTATTTTTCTATTTAATTTTATTTAAAATAAATCTCCTACACTTGTTTTCCTAATCTATATTGTTGTAATGAAATAAAAATGCAAACAAAATCACTCCTGAGAAAAATAGCAAACTAAGTTTCTAATATTACAGAAAAGAAGAATTCACTAAATTCTTTGAACTCCTGATAATCTTTCTGTGATAACTTACTTTTTCTGGAATTACGGTTCAACAAAAAACATTTAGATGCTACTTGCTCTAAAAACATTGTATATTCTTGTTTCTTCTTTTTTAACTTTCCGAGGAATATTCTTTTGATTTCTTGGTATTTCTTTAAATAGTTTGAGACTGAACCTAGAGAAATTCTTGTTTTTGTGGCTATTTGTCTCATGGAGAAACCTTGCTGCTTTAATAGTCCAACCTGAAGTATCTTTTGTTCTTTATTTATCTTTCTATTACCAAGGAATCGTTGGTAGTTAATGTCTCCCTCAGAGTACATCAAATAGTTATTTAATTGACATCCTGATAATTGAAGTTTTTCTCTATAAAAAGCATTGTCTCTTTTGTGATAATTTCTTTGATGAGATTGTTTTACTCGCTCTAAGGCTTTGGACATTGATGAAGCTGATAAAGTATCAACCCTGTCATTAAAGTATTTCTTTTGCAGCAACAAAGATTTTTCTATTAAATCAATCTCTGTTATTTTGTGAAATCTTTGAAGCCAATCATAACCCAACATGAAGTAGGATTCAAATATGTCTTTTATTGGTAATTCAGTTTTGTTTTCAGATAAATATTTGATAATGTCTTCAAATTTAATCCATCTAAATTCTCGAACATCTGGATTTTCTGCCTGTTGGACAGATGAATATAATTCTTTGAATCGTTCATCTTTTTTACGGCTCTCAAAAAACTCTCTTCTAATTTCGTCCATAGAAGAATTTGTTCTTGATATTTGATTTTTGTAGCTTAATTTTAAATTTTGCGCTGGCTTAAAATGAGGCCTTATTATTTTATTTATCTCAGTATTAAGGGATGTTAATGAGTATTTTAACAAATTGTTCTCATACACTTTATATGCGGCCGGGATTGGTGTGTATTTTCCATTGCTGCCTACAACTATAACATATGAATGACTATCAACAACTTTAAGTTGATTTAGAGAAAACAAAACTGGGTTGTATCTTTTATTTTTCTTTTTCTCTATAAAAATCTTTTCTTTAATTGATTGTTTTAAAAGTTTTGATAAATTATCTTTAACTTTATTGAAATAACAAATGATTTGCTTTGAGTTGAACCAAACTTCTTTATCTAATAAATAAACAAACTGGCACTCCTCTACTGCTTTTATAGCAAAACTAGGCTTTGGCATCTTTGGATTCTTTTTATCAAACAAGAAAGAATCAATCAAAGATAATGTATCAAACCCTGTATTTCTCAAACTCCAATCTGTTTGCTTCAAATCAATAGAAAGAACAATTGCTGTACTTGATTTCAATGTGCTGCTTTCTTTATCCGGGCAACCCATTTCAATCATTATTCTATTTGATGGCCTGAGATTGGCTATTTGGTTTTTCAGGATTTTTAAAACTTTATCATCTGATTTTACACGAACCCACTGAGAGCTTCCTGTAAAACGCAAAATATCATCAGAATTAATGTGACTGAATGTATTATTTGTCACTCCTGATGTTCCTTTTTTATCATTAAAATTGTTTTCTTTTTCTGAAATATTATTTTTCAACAATCTTCTCTCCTTTCATTTTTATATTTCTTTATATTAGTTTCTTTTTATCCCCTTTTTCTTTTTCCATTTATTCTTTATTTGTTTTTTTGTTTTTAATTTGAGTAATTTCAATTTTATTCTTTTGTTTATATTTTGTCAATACTAAATAACCATTATTTGACTTTCATTATTAAATGGGTTAAAATAATATTATTCAATAATCAAATTTCTTTTTAAATATATTTCAATTAGATTTCCTTTTAAATCTATTTTCTTTTTATATTTTTTGTAGTTTTTGATAATTGTTTTTAGTTGAGACAGCTCTTTGTTTTATTTTGTAACAAAGGGCTTTATTTTTTGCCATAGAATATGATATAATATAGTTAAATCAACAAATGAAAGGATTGAATGATTGACAATGAATAACTCAATTAGAAAACAATTGCTTTGGGGAAAGAGACACTCTACTATTGGGATTCCTAGTAAGCTCAATAAAGGAGAACTCATCCCAACAAAAGGTAAAATTATTCAAAGCAAAAATGGTATTTGTGTTAAATATCGTTCCAAACTTACAGGTGAAATAGAGTTTGAAGATGTAGACAATGTTTATTACGGCATTGAAAATTTTTCTTCAAATTTAATTTTATATAACGGTGATGCTCTTAGAGAGATTGCTACTGGAATTTATTATCTTGTAGATTGGGCTGACAGCGATAAATATTTAACAGGTATCACCTACGATGATTTATTCGTTCCCACTCAATTTATTGACATGAGCAAATTTGAAGTTGTGAGCCATGCTTATGAGTCTGAAAAGGCTTTGGCAAATTCATCTTCTGATTTTCTCAATATTTTTGTTGATTCCATGCAAGGTCAAAATGGATTTTGGTCAAGCTTAGTAGATATGAGAGACGAGAAAAAACAACTGTTTTACCGTTACAGAACAAATGTTGATAATCCTAATTATCTCATTTCTGTTCTAGACGGAATTGTCTCCGCCTTATCTATTGCTAAAAACAAGCAGCAAAGTCAAACTAAAGGTTATGACACTTTGTTTATTCATGTCAGCAATTCTTTCTTGCAAGTTCTTGCAAAAGGCGGATTACTTACTAAACGAGTAAATGAAAATGATTTTGTTTTTGGGAAAATTGACTATTCCAATTTTGAATCTTACTTTAAAGATTATTTGAACTTTATTGAAGAGAAATCAAAAGGCTATCAAATCGTTTTTAAAGAAGAAGATATGAATAACATCTGGAACACCTCAGATATTGCACGTTTCCGCCATAGTTAATCGTTGGCATAGCACTTATATATATACATTCAAAGAGTATAACATTTAAGGAGAAATTTATAGATGAAAACGTTCTATATTGTAGACATTGATGACACCATCTTGGATATTAAGGGATTTGTAGAAAATTCTTTTGGCTTAGAAATTAAGGCCATAAAAGAAAAAGAGCACAAGAGTTATGCTATTAACTACAAAGAAGTATTCAGTGAACTAAAGAAAATCAATGTTTATGATGCTCAGAATGGCGCTCAGTTACATGAGCCTGCTAGGGTATTTATGAGAAACGCTCACAAACAAGGAAGCTTAGTTGTTTTTGTAAGCAGCAACATTTCTAAGAAGACTTCAAAGCAAAAGGCAGAATTCGCCAAATATCTAATTGATGAATATGGATTAGCCTATGACAGTAATATTGGTTATTTCCGTATGTGTGAAAATTATTCTGATTTTAAGAAAATTGTTGACAGCATCAAACTATCTCAATCTTCTCCTTTGTTGGTAGATGATTCAGATGAAAGACTTGGTTATGCAAGTTTCTTGGGCGTTGATTATGTTATGAAGAAGCAGCCTTGGAATAAGTGTTACGAAGAAGAAGCTGTAGTGGTGTTCTAATTTTAAAATTTAAGAAAAGGTAAAATAAAATTTATGTTTAGAATTAAGAAAGAAACTCGAAATACAATTCTTTGGATTACCATCCCTCTTATTGCTAGCTTGGTTATTTTTCAATCTGGATTGTTTTTGATACATGCCGTAGTGCCGAGTGCATCAATGCAACCAACAATGAAAGTAGGCTCTCATTTTGTCGGAAATCATATGGCTTTTTGGTTCAGAAAACCAAAGGTAGATGAAATCATCTTCTTTAAAAAAGATTTGTTCCAAAATGGAAGAAAATCGTTATATGTGAAGAGGGTCGTTGCGACAGAAGGTAATATAGTGGTTATCTCTGGTGGAACTGAACTTGACCCACATGTTAAGGTTTATGAAGATAAAGCTGCTTATGAAAAAGCTCATCACAACAAAGATGAGAGAGTCCTAACAGTTCCTAAAGGTTCATATTTCGTCGAGGGTGATAATCGTAGTAATAGTTACGATTCACGATTTTGGAAAGACCCATTTGTTAGAGCGGATGAAGTTGAAGGAAATGTGTTATTCCAATTTTAGAATTGATTAGGCGGTAGATGAATTAATCTGTCGCTTTCTATTTTATTCGAAAGTGTGAAAAAGGAGAAAGGTGAATTATGGCTCTTGATGATAAACAAATACGACAAGCATTACTAAAGGAATTATCAAAAGATAAAGAAATAGAGATTTATCAAGAATTTGTGCTGCCATCAAGTAAAGCACGCGCCGATATAGTAACAGTAGGAGAAATCTTTACAGGCTATGAAATAAAGAGCGACAAGGATTCCTTACAGCGACTGTCAACTCAAATTCCTGAATATGATGTATATTTAGAGAAGAACTATATTGTAGTTGGAGAGAAATATTCTTCAAAAATAAAAGATTATATTCCGAAATACTGGGGAATTATTGTTGTATCTGAGAGCGAGAAAAGAGGTGCAGCAAACAATCAGTTGAAAATTAAAACGATAAGAAAGGCCAAGAAAAACCCTTTGTGGAATTTTAATGAATTCCTGTTCTTCTTGCCGGCCAACGATATAAAGATGGTTGTAAAAGAAACTAGTAGATTTCAAAAGAGGTACAAAAGAACTGAAATACAATCTATGATAAAACAAAACTTGGTTAGAATGGTTATTGATGAATGTTCTATTGAAGAGAAAAAGGTCATTAGAAAATTAATTTGCTTACTATTTAGGAAATACAAAATTAAGGATTGCTACAAGAATAACTCTTTGTTACAAAAATAAAAAATGATAGATTAAATATATCTATCATTTTTAATTTGTTCAAAATGTAAACGGACTTGAATGAATAAATTTTAGCACTTCTTCAGCCATGTTGTTCACATCTTTTTGATACACAAATTCAGATGTAGGATTTTCATAAACTTTGTCTTCAAGCAAATCCACTCGTTTATTCATGTTTTTAAGGATGTTCTCAAAATGTTGAATTAATTTTGTATCATCTTTATATTCTGAATTAGGGGCAGATTTCATTTTAACTAAAGTCCTTGCTTTTATAGGGGATAAAATTATATCCCTTTGGGCTGTTGAAAATCCATTTTCTCCTCCGCAAACCAAACTTAGGATTAGCAGATTCTTCCGCATCATGCTAACTCGGTGTTTAGCAATGTCAGAAGTGACATCAGAGTTTTCTTCTTTGAATTTTTTGATTTTATATTCAAAAGCTTTCAACTCTGTAACATAACTGGAAATCAAGTGTCTAGCAGTTATTACTCGGTAGTTCGCAAAACCATCACTTTTTTTAATCCAAGCCTCTACTTGCTTCTGGAGAGTTTTGAGGATTTCAAGTTCTCCATCATAAGCAATAATCGCTTCAATAAACATAGGCGGCCGGCCTCCAACAATATAACTGAAAAAGTCTGTTATAGAGATAACATTAATTTCCAGCCTGTGTCCTTTGTATTCAAAGTCTGTTGTTTTTTCTATTGAGCGTTTTGTAAACAAAACGTCTGAAAAACTTGGAAGAGTAATGGCAATTAAATCAATATCTGATTTTTCTGTCATTAGGCCATAAAGAAAACTTCCTGCCGGCAACACTTCTAATACTAAGCCTTTGTTTATTGGAGAGCGAGGTGAATTTAGCTCTCTTTTAACAAATTCTTGCAATTCCTTTAAATCAATATCCATTATTAATAATTCTCCTATCTTTACTTCTGAATTTTATAAGGTTGTTTTATAAATTGAGTGACCTAAGCGTTTCACTTTCGTGTGTTCGCCGGGTTCTAATTTGGCCAATTCTTCTTGATAGACATATAGTTTTGCATCAATATTGTCTACCATATGAAGAACATACGCTTCTGGCGTTGCTGGTTGCACTGGGCTGCCCCACTCAAGTTTGCCATGATGAGCGAGAATTAAATGTTGCAACATTCTCAGCTCTTCTGAATTACGTTCTTCCTCAGTCGCATAGTGTTCGGGGAGTTTACTTCCCATCACTACATGACCAAACAGAACACCGTCAGAAGAGAAGTCTTTGGCAATTCCTGTATGTTCAGAATAAACATATTCACTCTGCTTCATGACATCGTGGAAGATAATTCCTGAATAGAGCAAGTCTTTGTTTAATATGTCTGGATACACACTAATAATGTTTGCTGCAATCTGAATCATCTCAACAACGTGTCTTAACAGGCCATGTCGTTTTGAATGGTGCATACCTAAAGCCGCCGAACCATTCATCAGAAAACCTTTCTTATCCTCTAGCAATGCAAGAGTGATACGCTTTAAGATGGGGTTTTCAAATTTCGAAACCACAAGCTTCAATTTCTTGAAAGTGTCATGGCTATCTATAGGCTCAGATGGCGTCAAAGCATCATAGTCAACATCTTTGGAAAGCTGAATACCCGTCACAGTGATTTCATACTCTCCAGAATAGTTGCTGATTCCTCCATTCCCAGAAACAAGAAGAACTTCATTGTTTTGAAGCATTTCTTTTTCATTTGGTGTCAGATTCCAGTGTGTCGCCGCTACCGTTGCAGTTTTGTCAGACAATTTGTACTTGGCGTACTCGTCGCCTTTTTTAGTCTTATCAACCTTTAGTTCAGAAACAAGATAGTTGGAATTAATTGTTTCAGGATACTTGGATAGCTCTTTGTGAAGAGCCGGTGTTTGAATTTGATTTGTCATTGTTTTTTCTCCTTTGTTTAATTTTAAAATTTATTTTTTGTAAAACAATTACAAGTAATATTATAAACAACATAAATAAAAAAAGATAGGAAAACCCTATCTTTTAAAATGAAATAAAACAATCAAAGAGTGAAATACATGACTTCTTTGTTGCTGGTACAAATACTTCCATCTTCATATAATTCTTCAATTACTAGATTATCTAGTTTTTCTAGATTTGATGGCGTTGTAGTTGGGCAAGAGAACGCAATTCGCTCTTTGGTTACAATGTTTTCTAGATAAAAGCTAGACGGCTCAGGATTTTTCACAATTTTTTTATTATTCTCATTCCACAAGCGTATTGGTGTCAAAGAACTTTTCCAGTAATTTTTATCTCCAATATTGCTGGAATGTAATTGTTTGGTAAAATCAGTATACAAACAGAGAGAAACCAAATTTATAAATCCATTAGAATTTTCAAAATTTGTTTTTAGAGGGATTAATAAAAATTGGTCTAAACTTTCCCCTTTTTCTTCTTTGTATGTTGAATCATACCTAATCCTGTATTCTTTGTTATATACATTTACACTTCTACCCACAGGATGTGTCTTGAAACGAAATTGTAAAATCCTTGATGTTGAGACTTTGCTCTTACTGCCATCTGTTGCATTCACGAAGAAACCCCTTTCTGCTAGTTCTTCCAGAGAATATTTTAGATATTCCTCTACTGATGAATCAGAATTGATAAACGCAATCCACAGAGAAGTCATTTTTCTTTTTCCTTCCGCAAAAAGAGCTAAATGAAATTTTGTTTTTCCATCTCTATCAAGCAAACTATCTTCAAAAAAGAAACTTTCTATTGCCAAAACAATATATGATTTATTTGAGAGAATTAGATTCTCATGTTCTTTTTTATAATATGCCTTCACATTAAAAAACTCGTTCCACATTGTTTGTAAAAAAAGTTTTGTATCTCTTCCTATTAAATAATCATTGTTGGGGATATTGATACTCAGCTCCATAATTTCCATCTTAATGTCTCCTTCTATTGTAAAATTATAAATATTGTAAAACAAACATTACAATGATTATTATAAATAAAAAAGAGACAATCTCACATTGTCTCTAGTTGATTCATGTAGTTTATGCAAAGCTACCAATTAATATATTGCCATTATCTAGAAGTAAGGCACTGCGCTTAGGATGGTAGAGTATTTCTGAGATAACTATATTTTTCAATATTTGTGTGTCTTCTGATGTCATTTCTTTTCGCAAACTAAATATTTTATTTCCAGATAAGAAATCAAGAAAAGAAAACTCGAAAAATTCAGTGTTTATATATCTTCCTTCTCCATTGTCAATTATTTTTTCAATCATAAACCTCTGTGCGGAATTATCTGCCTTACCCCCTTTAAATTGGTGGCCTAAGTCAGATTCTCCTATAAAATAAACCAAATCAATAAAACCATTAGTGTTTCTAATGCTTGATTTAACTGGCACAACATAGAATTCTTTATTATCTCCATAACTAAGTTCCTTGTTTCTGTTATAAGGAATCTTCCCAGAAGAATATTCTACTTTCGCTCCTAGTATATTGTGGTTATATTTAAAATGAAAGAACCATTGATGGTTATCATTGCTTAGATATTTGTTTTTGTATTCACTGAAATTATATCTTTTCTCTAAAAATTCCTCTAGAGTGAAGGAAAGATATTTGCTTATATTGTCATATAACAAAACAGGAAATACCCAGATTTCACCTGCTCGTTCCTTTGTGTTATAGGATGCAGACTTAACAAAGATAACGTATTCCTCAGATAAGAAAGCACCATCAAACCCCTCAAAGCTTCTTTCAAAAGAGGAAACAATTGTTGCCCAGTCATTTTCTATTATCGGTAAATCTTTTTCAAGAAAATTAATAGAAAGTGTTCGGCACTCTTTGTTATTCCATTTCCTTGCATAATGTTCTAAGGGGCTACTTCCAATATGCTCAGATTCATAGTAAGGCTCTTGTAAAATGATTTTTTTGTTGATGATATTCATCATTTGATTACTAATCCTTCCTTGTTTATTCAATGTAAAAATAATTTTTTTAGTTCAATTTTGTATATATCTATTATACTCAAAAAGGCCTAAAAAGACAATCAAAAAAAGATGGAAACCCATCTTTTAAACAAATATCAACTCAAAGTGACAAAATAATTTTCTCCATTATCCAAAATAACAACATTAATACCTTTAGTTTCAGAGAAGATAGCATCTGATATAATCATATTGTCAAAAAAGTCTTTGGTCTCAATAGGCATTTCCTTACTACTTTGTAGTGTATATTGTTTCCCAGAAAAAATATTGTATAAACTAAGGCTTTCAAACCTATCATGTCCATCCGTGAAAGAACCATTCATCCCCAAAGAACCTAAGATACTAAAATGTCGAATAATATTTAGGGTATTATTTGTGTTTTTAAAAAAATATAAATAATAAAAAACTTCATCTAAATTAATAATTCTATTAGAGTTTTCATTATCAAATTTTACAGGAATAATTATTCCATCATTTTTAGTTATACTCCAATTAATTTTTGCCTTATTAATAACTCCTTCATATTTTCTTACGAGCCAAAAAGAAGAGTTTCCAAAAACCTGTTTTTTGAAATCAATTCTCAGAGTATTTTTAATTATTTTCGCTTCTTCATTAGGCCTATGATAATTGTTTTTGAAAGATTTTAAGGAATGTTTTAGATATTCACTTTTTGGAATTGCCTTATCCACAAAGAAAAAATGAGCACTTTTTAACTCTCTTTTTCCTTCTGTAAATAAAACCAATTCATTAATTAATGATATAAAACTGCTGCCTGCAAGTTGTTTCTCCAAGAAATTATATCCCATTTATCATTTAACAAATGCTCATCATCTTTTTTATAAAAAATAGATACAGAGTTATTTATTGCATCTTCCCATCTTGTGAAAGCATGTTTTGCCATAAGAGATTGTATTCTGTTAGGTATTTTTATTTTCTTAGATAAAATGTCCATTTTATATGTCTCCTTTTTATAAAATATTCTAATATTGTGAAACAATTAAATGTTACAAGGATTATTATAAATGAAACAGCGAAAATAAAAAAAGATGGGAGACCACCTTTTTATTTCAATAAGGAACTCAAATCAACTCAATGTGATAAAATAGTTTTCTCCTGTTGCCAGAGTAATAAAATTAACACCTTTTGATGATGAAAAAGTACCCCAATCTAGAACCATATTATCAAAAAAGTCTTTATTTTTAGCAGTCATTTCATCTATGTTTTGTAAAGAATGTTGTTCCCCAGAGACATGATTACATAAATTAAGACTAATAAATTTATCATAACCTAAATTGTAATAACCATCTTCAACTAGAAAATCCAAAATCTTATATCGTGTAATAACTTTAAATTCCTTTTGTTCATCATTATACTTTGGCACATATAAAGCATTGAAAACCTCCATCAAATTGATTAAACCATTTGAATTTTTATTATTGAATTTAACTGGTAGGACACGCAAGTCTTCAATGTCTTTTCGAACTATTCTATTTTTCCAATTCCCTTTTGCATCTTTAGTTTCCCCTGATGACTTACTAACTGACCAAAAGCGACTGTTCCCAAAAAAGTTTCCTTTGAACCTAATACGCATGACATTATCTATGTTAAAATCTTCTTTAACATCAGGATAAGCATTATCTTTGAAAGATTCAAATGAATACTTGAAATACTCACTTTTTTTCTACATTCTTATCAGAGAAAAACAAATAAACATTGCTTATCTTTCTTTTTTTCTCTACAAATAAAACCATCTCAGTAAATTGTGATGGAAGAACACCTCCAAATTCTCTTTCAAGTAAAAGAGTAATTACTTCCCATTTATCTTTCAACAAATGTTCATCATCTTTTTTGTAAAAGATAGATATAGATTTATTTGCAGCATCCATCCATCTTAAAAAAGAAAAACCTTTTTGAATTGAGTCTATTTCTCTAGAAGGAATTTTTATTTCCTTTGATAAAATTTCCATTTTTATATCCTTTCTTTTATATAAATAAAAATAATTGTAAAATTATAAGTATTACACATGATATTATAAAAGAAACAAAAGTGTCAATTATTTTGAAAAAAACACTTGCTTTTTGTTTAAAATATGTTATAATAGAATTACGTTATGAGAAGTCATAACAAATTCAACAAAATAAAAATACATTTTAAAGGAGTTCATTACATATGAAACAAACTAAATCTAACACTAATTTCAAACTTGCTACTGGCGCTGCTGCTGTTATTGCTGCTTTGGGCGCTACTGGATATGCTAAAGCTGATGATGTAGCTTCACAAGAACCTACTACACCTGTTGTTACTGCAACTACAGAAGCAACACAAGAACCAGTTGTTCAACCTGTTACTGAGGCTGATGTGGCACAAGCAACTCAAACTTCTAACGCTGCTGAAACTGCTTATCAAAATCAAAGTGCTGTTACAACTAACGCACAAACTGAATTGAATACTGCGCAAGAAGTTCTAAGCACAAAAGAATCTGATGTTGCGACTACAACACAAGCAATGAAAGAAGCAACCCCAGAAAATATTCAAGCTGCAAAAGCTGATATTCCTGTCAAAGAAGATGTTGTAAAAACAGCAGAAGCTAAGATTACCCCTGCTGAAAACAAAGCTGAAACAACTGCTAAAGAACTTCAAGAAGCACAAGCTAAAGACGCACAAGCCAAGTCAGAAGTTTCTTCTAAAGAAAAAGCTCTCCAATCAGCCAAAACCAACCAAGGCAAAGCAGAAGAAAAACTTGCTACTGCTACTACTAATAAAGAAGCTGCTAAGGCAAATAAAGCAGCTGCTGAAAAAACTGTAGCAACAAACACCGAAAAAGTTGCCCAAGCACAAACTGTTCTTGATGCGGCACGTTCAAGTGAAGCTGAAAAAGCTAAGAAAATTGATGCTGCTACACAAAAAGTTGAAACTGCTAAAGGTGACTTGAAAGTTGCTGAGAACAATCTTCAATCAGCAGTCCAAGGCAAAGCTAATGCAGAAACCGCTCTTGATGAAGCTAAAACTGCTGTTAGCTCTGCAACTGATGAATTGCGTAAATCTTTTGCTAAAGTTTTAGTTCCTAAAGACTATGACAACTCTGACGAAGTTCGTGAAGCTAAGAACAAAGACTTCCTTGCTATGCAAAGCAAATATGTTCCAAGTGAAGCCGATAAGAAACATATCATTGATGATGTAAATGATATTTCTTCTGCTGACCTTTTGGAATTGAACAAGTTTGCTATTCGTACCCTTGAAGATATTCGTGAACAATATCGCAAACATATTGCTGAAAACCCTACTGTAACTGATGAATATGGTACATACAAACGTGCTATCCCAGCAACACCTGTATTGACTGAAAAATCAATGGCTTTTGCTAACGCTGTTGCTAAGAACTATGTTGCTGATAAGTTTGACACAAGTGTAGAGTCTGGTCATGACTTCAATGCTATTAACAAAGCGGCAAGCGAGTTTGGCTTGAAACAATTTGGCAAAACAAACCAAAATGAAAATCTGGCAACTAAACAACACTTGACTAAGTGGGCTACAATGGCTCAACTGAAATCTTATGTCTATGGAGCATTTATTGACTTCCTTTACAACGGAAAAGAATACTTCCACGCTGATAGTATTTTGCACACTGGCATTTACAACAACGGTAAACATAAGACTGAATATGATGGTGTAGCATTTAGCCATATCAACGGTTTTGTTAATGTACATGTTCTTCGCTCTTATGATGACCGTAATGTAACTGCAAATGGCTTTGGTGACAATGTTATTGACTATGCAACTGGCAAAACTGTTGCTGAAACTGCTTTTAATAATGCTATTGCTACTCAATCTGCAAAAGAAGAAGCTGTAAAAGAAGATGATAAAGTTGTACTTGCTGCAACCGAAGATGTAGTTGCAAAACAAGAAAAAGTTACTGCTGCTCAATCTGAACTAGATGCTTTGAATGACGGAATTTCTGCTATCCCTGTTGCACAAGCTAAACTTCAAGAAGCAAAAGATGAATTGGCTCGCTCTGAAAAGGCTCTTGCTGATGCTATTGAAAATGTTAAAACAACAACTGCAAAAGAATCTTCTGCCAAAGATGCGTTGAGCTTTGCTAAAGGTCTGGTGATTTCTCTTGAAGCAGACTTGGCAAAAGCGCAAGAAAATTCTGTTAAGACAGGTGTTGCCCTTGAAAAAGCAACTGCTAAAAATCAAGAAGCTCAAAAAGAACTTGAACAAGTTCGTGCAAGTCTAGCTAAAGCCCAAAAAGATTTGTCTGATGCTAAAACAAAACTTGAAATGCTTGTTCAAAGTAAAGAGCGTCACGCAGAAGCTGTAAAAGCTCTTGAAGTAGCTAAAGCTGTTGTTAAGAATCTTTCTGCCAAACTTGAAAAAGAACAAGAAAAACTTGCAGAACTGAAAACTGTCTTTAATGAAGCTAAAGCTGAAAAAGAACGTGTCATTGCTGAGTACAAAAAACAACACCCAGAAGTTGTTCCTAGCTCACCAGAAGCTATCGTTGACGAAGCAATTAAAACACAAGGACATTCAGAGTTAAAAGACTATATTGTTGGTGTAGGTGTTCAAGCTGGCAAGACTTTTGCAACACAAGGTCAAGGTAAATCAGCACTTGAAAAGGCAACTACTCAAAACAAAGAACTGCCTAAGACTGGTGATGCAAGTCTAGCTTCTACAATCATTGGTTTGACAATGGTAACTCTTGGCTTTGGTCTTAAAGGTAAGAAAAAAGACTAATAGAAGTTAAAAATAAAAAAAGAAAGACTGGATAAAATTCCAGTCTTTTGTGTTGTTTTAATTCTCATATTTGAATACACCGTAGTTCTCTAGTGCATAGTAACCGTTAGGTAAATCATTCGGTAATTTTAGTGTAAAGTAGGTGTCTTTTTCTGTTTTAATGGTCTTTACAGTATAGGTTTCACCAGTAGATTCAAAAACGTGAGTGTCAGCTTGAACTTCAATCTTTTGGTACTTAGTTCCATTGTAAACTCCAAAGGAATACATAGCTTTCTTTTGAAGTCCTTTAAGGAAGCCCATGCCACTTGTTACCATACTTGGTGTAATCTTTTCATTATTTACATTATCAATCCATACTGCCTGATAGCCATTAGGGAATGTTTCAGCAGATTGGAAGTATTTTTCAATAGGGCTAAGACTGTTCAATGTTGAGCCAAATGTAACTCTTGATTCTGAATAATCTTCTTTATCGTTATCTGTATCACCATCAAAGCCAGCAACAGAAGTAGTAGGAACATTGAAATTAACTCCAACTGTCCAACCAATATCACTCAATCTATGCAAAGTGTATTCAGATGGAGGATTTGATGCAGCAACAGTAACCAATTGACTTTTGCCGCTTAGTGTAGGGATAAGTTGGTCATAATCAGTGTACATTAGGTAAAGACCGTCACCGCCATTGGCAAGCCCGGCAGACAAGAGAGGATTCATCACTCCGTCTTTCTTCATTACATAGTAGCCATCTGGTGCGTTTGTTTTATCATATTTTAAAATACTTCCATCATTGTTTGCTACAACTGGCCCTTTCTTGCCAGATGAACAGGCAGCAAGAACGAAAACACTTAATGATAAGAAAATCATTCCAATAATTTTTTTCATAGTTCATTATTTCCTTTTTATATTTTATTTTTGCTTAATTCTATTGTATAAAAAAAACGAGAAATATCAAGTTCTCGCTTATTTTTTATTCAGAATTTCTAGAGCTTCATCATAAAGGTCATTCATTTTCTTAAACTCTACTGAGTCTCCGCCTTTGTCCGGGTGTAAGACCTTAGCTTTTTTACGATAAGCTGATTTTAAGTTAGCCAAATTTGGAACAGATGTAAAACCAAAATATTTGAAACACTCTGGCAAAAACATATCATCATCTTTTTTATTGACGAAGATTGTATCTGATGCTGCATATTCTGAATCATAGAATATTGTATCTTCATTGTTGTTTTGTTCATTTTCTTGGAAGTTTACAGGCCTTTCTTGCTTCATGTAGAAATCTGCAAGAGGACTTTCTTTCTTTGTATTATTTCCAAAATTAGCGTTGTTTTGAGGGTTAAAACTGCTTTTAAAGGGGTTTGCTTGAGTGTTGTCTTGAGAGCCGTGTTTATATTCATGAGCCATTCTATTCAACCGAGCATAATCTTGTCCGGCAAAGAAAATAAGAGCAAGTCCAATAATTGCAAACAAGACAGCAGAGAAAAATAGATTGCTTATGATATAGGCTAAAAAGGAAGCAACTAGGACACTGCCTAGTATAGAAAAAGAATAGATTTTTTTGTTTCTTGTTTTATTCATGATGCACCTCTTATCCAGCTATCAATCCTAAAACAACAACAGCTATAAAAATTCCAGCTACAATCATTTTAAACAAATACCATTTTTCATAGGTAAAAATAGAAGCCATACGAGAAGTGCTTTCTAGCTGCTTGTTTTGAATAACAGATGTAGGCAGAAATGATTTTTTAGCTTCAGGAACTTTGTTGTAAAACTTAATTGCTTTATAGAAAACAAAAATTGAGGATAAAACAACACAAGAAGCCAAAATAATATTAAAATTAGATTTCAAGTATTCCATTTCACTACCAGAAGTTCTACTAAAGAAGCTTTCTTTAAAGAGATACATGAGCAGTGCCGTGATAGGCAAAGCAAATAAGTTATTAATGAATTTTCCCATTTTCTCAGGGGCTTTATTAAAAATGTCATTGATGAATTTCATGGCGTTATTATTTTAAATTGAAATAAAAGATAATTGGATATAATTCTTTTTTATCTTTTAAATCAACACTCCTTTCAGTCGAATTGACGTTCTCTCTTAATGAGATTTTACCGTCTTTTTTTCTTAATAATTCTCGGACATATACTTCTTTTGTTTCATGGTCTTTGACTATGACATAAGTTGTATTCGCCTTATCTAATTGTACCATTTTTTCTCTAGAAATAATAGTGATTGCATCATCATGGATGCCTTTTACATTTGATTTTTTTACAAAAACAACCTGATAACGAACAAGAAACAGTATGATGGGAAGTAAAAACAATAAAATATAAATAATTTTTTTCTTCATGGTAACACTTGTCCTTTCTCATCACATTCCACACAAGCAAATGTGTATCGCTCAATCCCCCACCATTCTTTACATGTTTGGAGATAAAGCATTGGCTTATTGGTTACGTTTTGAGACAAAGAAGAACTTTGGAAAATAGAAGTTGATAGCATTTCTTGATTATAGTCTTTCATCTCATCTAAGGTCTTAAACTCTTTTTCTTTGATAAACTCTTCACCATCAATAACATAGTTTACAAAACTAAATTTATAATAACGAATTTTATCACCATCAAAAGTGGTGATTAGAGGCGAATTAGACAGAGCTTCATTAGATAAAAAATTCTTCAAATTCCCAAATTTCTGCCCCGTGATAGTGTTGTGGCCAAAAATCAAAGAATTTCCAAAGTATTTTCCGCCTTTAGGGCCTAGAGTTCCCTTTGACCAAGTTCCCATCAAAAGAGTTCCCTCCTCGCTCTCAGAGCCATCCAGAGCCTTTCTGAGATATTCTGTTTGGTCTTCTGGTGTATAAACCACTGCTTCTGTTGTAACTCCGGGCACATCAATAAAAGCAGCAACAACAGGATTTTGAGTTTTTGCAAGATTGTATTGTCTTTCTATTTCTGACAAAGAGACTTGTTCTTTTATTGATTTTAATTTGGGTTCTGTTGTAGATTGACCTGTTATAAAAAACAGGCCAATTACAATCAGGATATATGAAACAACAATTAACAGTTTATTCACTTTTTTCTCCTTTTGAATCATCATCAGACATATCCGCTATAATGTTATAAACGGCAAAGGATTGGCTATAACTATCAGTAAAGAAATCATAAGAACGAAGAGAATATTTATCAAGGTTTAGGCCTTTAAGTTGCATTTCTATACTTGGAGAAAGTCGAGTGTAATCTCTAGGGTTTGAAATGAATTTGAAAATTCTGTTTTTCACCCCTTGCTCACCTGCCAAAGTATGTGTAAGGTCTTCTTGTAATTTCTTTCTCAGTTCATTGTCACTTGATACAACATAACTAGCATCTGTATTGTACAGCATAGTTTTTTCTGGTGTGTCAGCATATTCAGAAGTTCCTAAATATTGCCTGCCTACATCCATCAATCTAGAATTTGCAGCCTGCTCGTCAGTCATTCCTAAAAATGGATTATAATTGACCTCAAAACCTGTTTTGTCATGAACGTAATTTTTGAAAAACTCATTCATCCAAATATCAAAGTGGAAATATTCTTCTTTGATACGAACGATTACCCAAGAGTATATTTTAGAAGTATTAAATACGACTTCTGAACCACTGTCTGTAACATTGCCATTATCAAAAGCATCAGGCAAATTACTGTAAGAAGAATTGATGTTCTCTCCATAGACTATAGAAGCAGGAATTTTATTTCTCCTAAGAGCAAAGACAATAAAATTAGATAAAGTTTGATTGTTGATGTTTACAGTATCAATACGGCCTGATACATCTCCAAGAGTTGTTGGCTCTGCTACAAATTTAGAAGCATTAAATGAATTAAACATAGATGCCAGTTTTACTGGTGTTAGCTCATTCATATTAATTTCCCCTAGTTGGGCAGATTTTGTGAGTTGGTCAGTTATCGCCTGTTCTTCTTCTTTGGTTTTGTTATAAGAAAATGTGAGGTTTTTGATTTTTCCCTCATCATTTATAGAATACTGATATTTCTTATCTACAAAGAATAAATCAGGATTGTCCATAAATACAATAGCCATCACTTGCTGAACTTCTTCTTTAGGAAGTGATGTAGCCAACAGATAAGATGTTCTATGTTGTTTTACAGTTTCTAAAACATCATCATAGAGCTTCTGTTGATTGCCATTTAAGTTATTGCGGTAAAAAGATACCAGTGGGCCACTCTCTTTATTGTTTCGAGCTGAATATTGCCCATTAAAATTCAAGGAAACCCCAGAATTAGAGTTTCCTGAATTATTTGCTATTTTATTCCCACATGCCCCCAAAAGAATAAGGGCGGATGCTGATAAAACAGCAGCTAAAATAGTTTTTTGAAATTTCATATATTTATTCCTCTTCATCATCTTCTTCATCAGAATCAATTTCAAGCAAAATCTTTTGATATGGTTTCTTTTCACTAATTTCTGCAAGTAATCGAACAAGAGAAGTTTCTTCTTTTGTCAGATTTGAAGATGTGCCTTCCATTAGTGAAGAGCTGATACTATTTACAACAGAAGCAACAATGGCAAGAATAACAATTTCTTTTGTTTTTGCATCCATTAGTTCTAGCTCTTTGCCATCTCGAATATAATCAATAGCGAAATCAATGTCTTTCAAGTCAAGGTCAACCATATTTTCCGTCACACCCATTGGAAGAACTTCATCATCATTTGCTTGGGCATCAGCTACAGCATCATAGAGGAGACCAAGAACCTTTTGCAACTGACCATATTTCAAAGCTGTCTCTCGGTTGAAAGAACCACTTGGATTCCATTCTTCATAAAATCCATCAAACCAACCATTTTTGCCTTTTTCAGCATCATTATTCAGAATGTCAATGGTAGTTGCAATACCTGCCCAATCCATTTCATCATAATCAAATGGTTCGCCCTCTTCAAAGAAGTCAGGAGTATAGTAGTAACTTTCTGGGTCTGCCGCTTCAAGAAGAATCGCCTGAGAAATATGAGCAGGAGCAAATTTAAAGACTTCCAATAAAGTATTGATGTTCCAATTTGTCATCTTCTCAATTTCTTCAATATAACTTTGGTAAATGAATTTATTAGCTTCATCCTCTTCAAGTTCAGAAGCTGATTTCAAACCGACAATCAGTAATTCTTTTTGCCAGTCTTTAACTTCTCGTAATTCCAAAATTTCTTCATCTTCTTCATATGGCTCTTCTCCATTATCATATTGAGGCTCTGAAGATGGTTCGTACCCCTCTGGGGCTTGCAGCTTCTTGCGAGCTTGCTTTTTCTTTTCTTTGTTAGCACGCGCAATTCCATCTCCTACAGATGGGTCTTTTTCACGCAATTTACGGTCAAGATGTTTCTTTTTACCTAGCAAAGATAGGATAAAAATAAGTAACGAGATTGCAAAAATAACAGCTCCTACTAAAAACAAGATATTAATTTTTACATCTCCAATATTTAGATACATAGATTAATTTCCTTTCTATTGAAGAAGATTACAGTTCGTAATCTTCTTTTTTACTTTCTTTTTTATTATTCTCTTTATCTTTATTATTTTCTTTTTTCTCTTTTGGTGAATCTTCTTTTTTAGATGATGATGGTGGCTCAGAAGAAGAACTTTCTTTTGTTGTATCTTCTGTATCAGACAATTCATCTTTTTTAGAAGCCGTATCAAAATATTCAGGTAAGAGAATTGATAAATCAAGATTGCTATTATTTTTAGCGAGGCCAGATAAACTCTTATTTCGTTCAAGAGTAAATGTATGGCCGTTTGTCTTGATTTTAATTTTATTTAAAGTGATAGCTTCAACCACCTCTAAAGTTTTGTTGTTGGCAACAAATTTACCATTATCATAAACATAAGTCTCACTTGAAAACTCATTAGACACATCTTCTGGAATATCTTTCCCAAGAGCAACAGTGTTACCACCAGTGAATGTCATTTTGTACTGAGTGATTGTTGCATTATCCATTTCTGTAATATCCCACGAGCCATAAATGACAATATTGCCATTTAACATCAATTTATTTGATTCTTTGTAGTTGTAACTTAGAAGTAAATACTGTAATGCCTGATATGGGTCTGTAGCAATATATTGAGTAGCCTTTTGATAATTCAATTCTTTCAATAAGGCAGAAGAATCTTTAAAATCTGCAATTTCTGATAATTTCTTTATTGCTTCATCTGGCTTTTGTTGCTCAATCAATTCTTTTGATTGTTGATAAAGAACTTCTTTTTCCATTGCTTCTGATGTCTTATACTTGTATTTCTTTAACAATTTAAAGACTTCAAGGGCCTTTGAGTAATTTTTGTTTTTATACTCTCTTAGGCCAACTAGGTAATGTTGTTCCATAGCTTTAAGCATCAACTCTTCAGCATCTTGATAACCCACAAGATAAACAAAGATTTTTACGATAGCCCCATACTTCTTGTTTTTGACTAAAGTTGGATGAGCTTTGTAAGCTGCATTGATAAGTTCTTGCTGGGCATTTTCGTACTCACCTGCTTCAATAAAGGCATAAGCAGCTTCTTCCCATTTTTTCTTCTGGGCAAGATACTTACCTTTTTGGAAGAATACATATTGGCGAAGATTATCTGTATTGTGGCCATCAATGGTAATACCTTCCATATCCTTAGCCATTTTTAAAGCTTCATCATATTTTTCTTCCTGAATTAACAGATTCATTTTAGATAACTTAGCCATCTTACCGCTATGGCTTTTATCACTCAGCCCTTTTGTTGTAGAGAAATAGTTGTAGGCGCTCTGGTAATTACCATTATCAAAGTCTCTTTGACCAGATGAAGTTAAGAAGAATGGGATAATTCCAAAAATAATAAGTCCAAGAACTCCTAAAATAGCTAAAGTTCCATAAACTGAACGCCTAAAGGTAACTCGCAAGTCCTCTTCAAACTGTTCCGTTGCAGAACTTTCATTATAATCAGTCAATTTTTCAACTAATCCATCAGCGTAATTTGCTAAGGTTTCATTGTTTGCTGTGGCTTCATCTATTTTTAGGACTAGACTAGGATATTTTTCTTTAATCCATTCTAAATTATGAAATTTTAGGAACTTGTTGATATTGAAGAAAGCTTCAATTCTTCTAGTTTCTTCATTATATTCTTGGTCAACTGGTGGTTCTATGTATTTAGGGTACATGCCAGAAGAAATCAAAAGGTCTTCAGCATCCTCTTCTTCTAGTAATTTTTTACCCTGTAAATAATTATAGAATGGAATGTATTTCTTGTCTAAAAATCTCAATTTTTTCCCCTTTCATTTTTTGAGGTCTTTATTCAATTATATCATATTCCATAAATAAATTAAAAAACTTTTTTGCGTTATAATATAATTTGTAAATTATTTTACAATATTATTTAATTATTTATAAATAGAAAGGCTCTTTCAAAAAAGCGAAAAAGAGAAAGGCATAATCATGTTACAAGAAAAACTCAATGGACTAAGAATCGAAGTTGACAACAGAAGTGTTCCATTTTCCTCCTCATCTGTGGTTGAAATTACAGATATTGAATCTGGAGAAACTTTTAAATCATTTTATGATTATAGAAGCCGCATTGCGGATGTGGTCAACGGCAAAATTGTTGCTGTATATCCAGATTGGGATTATAGCAAATCAACAAGTCGCCACTTCAATGCTTTCTTGAATGAATTTGTTGTTGGTGGCTGGTCAATCGCTGAAATGACAAAGAAACAAAAAGAGAAATATTTTGAAGAAAATAATCTCTTAAAAGAACTTCCATAACATACATCAAATCAAAACACCTTTTAAGGTGTTTTTTTGTTGTTTTTATCAGGAAAATCAACACTTTGAGACTGAAACATGGTATAATAGAGGAAGATAAAATGAATAGGAGAAAAGATTTGAATTTAACAAATAATCAATATGTTCCATTACATGTCCATAGTCATTTTTCATTTTTGGACGGCCTTGCATCTGTTGATGATATTGTATCTAGAGCACAAGAAATTGGAGCGCCAGCTATTGCTTTGACTGACCACGGGAATATGCACGGAGCTGCAAAGTTTTATCACACAGCAAAATCAAAAGGCATTAAACCTATTATTGGTTGTGAGATGTATTTTTCTTTAGACGGCCGATTAATCAAAGAACGAGATAGATATGGCAAGCCATATTATCATTTGATTGTTTTAGCTAAGAATAACAAAGGACTTGAAAATCTTTATCAACTTAATGGTATTTCTTGGGAAGAAAAGTCTTATTATTACAAACCTCGTATTGACTTTGAAGTTTTAGAAGAATACTCTGAGGGATTGATTGTCACTTCTGCCTGTATTGGCGGCCCTACTATCCAAATGCTTTTGAAAGATAGTTATGAAAAATCAAAACAAGTCACACAAAGATTTGTTGATATTTTTGGTGATGATTTTTATATTGAATTGCAAGACCACGGATTGCCAGAACAAAAGGAAACAAATCCTTTGTTGATGAAAATGGCTAAAGAGTTGGGCGTGAAGACTATTATCACAAACGATTCTCATTATGCCCGAAAAAAAGATGCTGAATACCAAGATGTTCTTTTAGCAATCAGTCAAAACAAACCATTAAATGACCCTGACCGCATGAGGTTTGAGAATAACGAATTTTACATCAAGTCTCTTGATGAATTAAAAGAAGTCTTCAAAGAAAAGAAGTATGATGAATCTCTAACTAATACTTTAGAAATCGCTGATAAGTGTAATGTGGATATGGATGTTCATGACCACTATCTGCCCAAGGTTGAAGTTCCAAAGGGTTTCAAAGATAATAAAGAATATTTTGAAGCCGTTTGTCGCCAAGGCATTGAAGACCTTTTTAAAGAGGGAACTTGGACAGAAGAATACGAGAAACAATTACAGTATGAATTAGAAGTCATTGACTCTATGGGATTTAATGATTATTTCTTAATCGTTTCAGACTTTATTCGTTGGGCTAAAGAAAACGATATTTCTATCGGGCCGGGTCGAGGTTCTGCTGCTGGCTCTCTAGCTGCCTATGTTTCTAAAATCACTAGTATTGACCCTATTGAATCTGGCCTTTACTTTGAGCGTTTCTTGAACCCAGAACGTGTTGAGCTTCCTGATGTGGATATTGACATTGAGCAAGAGCGTCGGCAAGATGTAGCTGAATATCTTCGTAAAAAATATGGTTATGCTAATACAGCTAACATTGCAACTATTACATTGCTTAAAGCAAAAAATGCCCTTGCTGATGTTATGCGTGTGTTTGAAATTGAAGCACAGGAAAGTCTTAAAGTTACCAAGATGATTCCAGATGATATGGCTGACCTATCTCTAAAAGAGTTATATAATTCTTTGCCTGAGTTTCGTGATAAAATTGATTCCAACGAAACATTCAAGAATGTATTTGATATTGCATCTCGCTTATTGGGTACACCTCGTAATACAGGTATTCACGCTGCCGGACTCATTATTGCTGACAATCCCATCACTAATTATGCTCCTGTTTTTGAAACAGATGATAAAAAGACAGGCCTTAGAACAAAGGTTTGTCAGTTTGAAAAGAAAATGGCCGAAAAGTCTGGCCTTGTAAAAATGGATTTGCTTGGTCTTCAGACTTTAGATATTATCAAGAAGACCCAAACCGCCATTAATAAAAACAGGTCGGCTGACAATCAATTTGATATTGAAAAAATTCCTTTGGATGACCCTAACGTTTATGAGGTTTTTGCTAGAGGTGACACTACTAATGTCTTTCAATTTGAAAGTGATGGGATGAAATCAAGTCTTAAAAAACTTCATCCTGAAAAGATGGTAGACTTAATTGCTATGAACGCCTTATATAGGCCCGGCCCAATCGCTTATATTGATGAATACATCCAAAACAAGTACAACCCTAGCCAAATCAAATATGAACACCCATTGTTAAAACCAATTCTGGAAGAAACTTATGGTATTATTACATTCCAAGAACAGGTTATGAAAATCTTCCAAGAACTAGCAGGTTTTCCTCTTGGTCGAGCTGACCTTGTACGCCGAGCTATTGGTAAAAAAGATAAAGCAACAATGGAGCAAGAATTAAAAATCCTTAAAGAGGGAAATGAAGAATTAGGCATTGTTGGTGCACGCGCTAATGGCGTACCTGATGACGTGACAGATAGTGTTATCAAAAAGATTGAAACTTTTGCGGAGTATGCCTTTAATAAGGCTCATGCTGCATGTTATTCTAATCTTGCTTACAAAACTGCCTATCTCAAGCATTATTATCCTGCCGAGTTTATGGCTGCCAATCTCACTCTTGCTCTTAACAATGCTAAAGACTTGAAGAAATATATTGGAATTACTAAGAGTGCTATGAAGATTAAGATTCTTCCGCCAGACATCAATAAATCCACTAGAGATTTTGAAAAAACAGATGATGGAATTGTAGTCTCACTTCAAGGTATTGATGGAATTGGAGAAAAAGTTGCTCGCAAGATTGTTCAAGAACGTGAAGAAAATGGACTGTTCAAAAATTTAGAAGATTTTTGTTTTAGAATGTTTTCTAATGGTGTAGGTAAAGGGAATGTTAGAGTTCTGGTTGAATCAGGAGCTTTTGACTTCACAGGACTGACCAGAAACACAATGCTTTCTCAAATTTCTATGTATGAAGAAGCCTATAAGAGCTTAGATATGGGCAACTTTAATGCTGGCTCTTTGTTTAATTTAACTACAGATAAATCAGTATTTGAGTTGTTCTATTCAGAAGAAGACCTAAACCCTCATTTGGAAGATTCTCCTAAAGAGATTGTTTTATGGGAAAAGAAGAATTTAAAAATTCTCTTAACCTATAATCCTCTTGATGATTATATGGGTACGATTAGTGTTCCTTATGTTCATACAGTAGAGTCTCTTGAAGCTGAGTTTATTAAAGGTAACATTCAAGAAAAACAAAAAGTTCTTTTGATTGGTATGGCCGGGGAATACGAGGAATTACTAGCTAAGAGTGGTAATCGTTATGCTAAGATTGCTTTTGAGGGAACTGAATCAACAGTTGAGTTAATGGTGTTTAAAAAGCAACTCGAAGAAATTCGAGGAAGCTTTATGACCACAAAGACTAATGAGGTTTGCCTGATTTTTGCTGAAGTTAATAATGATGAAAGATTTAGTATTAATTTGAAGAAATACTTCCCTGCCGGAAGTTTTGCTCTAATCACAAAAGAAGAAGCGAATAACAGATTAATTGGATTACTGTCTGATAAAGAATTGAGGGCTGCTAAGAAGTATGGCTCAGAAAGAAGAATTGAAACCATTCAGCAGTCACATCATGATATTTATGTTTTATTGGATTTTGAGCAGAATGATTCATATTTCAAAGAAGATGGTTCTGAAACAAGTCTTTTAAATCAAAAAATATCAAGTGTTTATGCGAAATTATACTCTTATTCAAACGGACACTCATTAGTATACCTTTGTTATCCAAATGGAAAAACTAAGAAAATGTGTGGCATTTCTGTGGTTGGAGATGATGCTGTATTGGATTTGATTAAAAAAGAACTTGGAGTGTCCAAAGTTCTTACTAGATAAATAAAATATAAAAAAAGACACCTATTTAAAGGTGTTCTTTTTATTTGTTATTCGATATAACTATTATAAACTGTTAAACAAAGAATTCCCTCTTCATTAACATTCACTAAAATCGGATATTGTTCACCGCTCATAGGATATGAGCCGTATCCTACATCTTGAAGAGCTTTAACCATATCTTTGAATTTCTCAAAAGATGTGTGGCCGTCAATATATTTTTCTTTGTCAGTAGAATACATAGTTGCTATATCTACATAGTCTGCAACAATCTTAGAAATGTCATCTGAAAAATCGCTCTTGAATTCATCATCAATTAATGTTGCGGTTAAGTTGAATCTCATGGGTTCGTCCTTTCAACTTTTAATAATGATTAAAGGAAATATTAGTAACAACATTATTGTCATCCACCTCAATTTCCAGCTCAACATAGAAAACATACCCATCAGTACGATAATGATAACGCCATTCATTTCCGGGATTGAATGTGGCTTTTCGACCAACTTCCAATTCCCAATAAGGACATTCTGGATTCGTTAATTGCTTTACAAACCAAAACATGTCAGCATCACTATCTTGCTTATCAAGAGTTTTGACAATTCCTTGGTAGAACTTTTCTACATTTTCATTTTTGAAAGAAATGTTTTCCATGAAGTTATCAAATTGACTTTTAATCTCTCCTGCTAAATCATCAAGTTTGTTGATTTTTGCGGCAATTTCTTTGTGCAGCATTGTTAGTTCTGTGGTCATAATTAGACCCTCCTTTAAATTTAAGTTTTAAATAATATTGTAAAATTAAAATGTTTTACAAACTATATTATAAAACAAAAATAAAAATAAAAGCCTTGGGAAATCCAAAGCTTTTATTATTTTGTAGAAATAAATTGAATTATTTCTTGCGGCGCTTGAACAATGTTCCACCTCCAAGGCCGAGGGCAGCCAAGCCACCTGCAAACTGCATACCGATAGCTTCAGCACCAGTCTTAGGAAGTTCTTTGTTTTGAACTTTTGGTTTTTCAACTGGCTTTTCTGCTGGTTTTTCTGGTTCTGGTGTTGGTGGAACTTCTTTCTTCTTGTAAACGTGATTTACATCACCATTTTGAAGTGGAATAGTGTTCACATATTCCCAGCCCTCAATATCTTTCTTAGGTTGAACACCATCTACAGGTTCATCAATCTTGTTACCTTCGGTATCAACAAATGATGTCTTCATGAGGTGGTAAACATAAGTCTTGATATTGTCATGTTCTTCATTGTACAAGAATTTGTAGTTGTCAAAGTCTTTCTTTTCATGGAACTTGTTGTCAGTAACACTTTCAGCAAGTTCATCACCTTGACCATCTCCATCACTATCTACATCAGAAATGTAGCGAGTTTGAAGAAGTTTTTCGTAGTAGTAAGTAACTTTCTTACTTGTACCATCTGGGAATGTACCAGTAGTGTCACCCTCTACTTTAAGGAAGCGCCAGCCCGGAACATCTTTTTGGTCAGTCTTGTAAGAATCTTTTACAGAGCCATTGAATGTTACTGTGTCAGCAACGGATTTTTGTTCTCCATTTTCATCCTTATTGATGTCCTTGTAGAACACTTGGACACTTCCGCGTTTCAAGCGGTAAACGTGAGTAACATTGCCATTTTTATCTGGCTTGCTTGTTACATACTCATAGTTTTTATCTTTGAGTTCTTCTTTACCTTTTACAGAGTTGCCAGTGTATTCTTTAAGGAGAGAGTTGCCATTTTCATCTTTCCAAGAAGTCTTGTAAAGACGCTCATATTGGTAAACAACATCAAGGATTTTATCTTGCTTAACTTGACCATTTTCAGGAGCAGAACCTTGTTTCAAGCCTTTGAATCCATACAAGTCACCAGTTGGAGTTGTGATTGTTTGATTATCAGCTTTCAACTTGCGAGCATCATAGACAGGTGTTGCTTGATTGAACTTGCCCAAAGGAAGAACAGATTTAGCATAATCAAAGATTACAGCTTTATCTTTTACAGCCTTGCCTTTAGTGTCTTCAAAGTGAACATTAACTCCATAGTTCACCATTGATTTTTCAAGGTCAATTTCTTTTGTTTTCTTGTAAACAAAAGTTACTGTTTTAGTTTTCTTTGCTTCTACTTTTCCAGTTTCAGCAGCAGAACCTTGTTTCAGTCCAACATATTGACGTTTGAAGTTGTAAGACTTAGTCCCCTCTTTCTTAGTAGAAAGGATTTTGTCAGCAAGTTTAGATGCAGCATAATCTTCACCTTGAACAGCTTTGTCTTTGATAAGAGCTTCACCATCCTTAAGACCATCTGCTTCTGCTTGTGTCAACGGAGTGCCATCATCCCATTCATGTTTAACTTTTACATTACCAACAAGTTTCTTGTAGTAGTAAGTAACAGTCTTGCCTTGGTTTGAAAGCTTGCCTTTTGTATCACCATCTACACGAACGAATTCAAAGTTTTGAACATCTTTTTGAGTTGTAGTGTAGTCATCACCCTCATTACCATTGATAGTTTCTGGGGTAGCAACTTCTTCAGATGGGTTTTCAATGTTTACATACTTAACATTGACTGGTGCAGCAGTCACAGTGTTCTTGTGGAAATCAATTTCAAATTCACCATTTTTTGGTGGCACTGGAACTTCTGTGTTTGATACAGACCGTGTGTTAATAGCCAACCATTGTGCTGAACCATGATTTCCCCAATCAAATTCAATTGATTTGTTTGCTCGCCCTGCAATAGCTCCAACATAAGCATGTTTTAGGGAAAGGTCATCCCATCTTCCATCTGGAGCACCTTGCTCACGAGCAATGTCTTCCAAACTCTTATTATTAAAGTTTGTAACCTTGCCATTTTGTTCTGTAATACCCGAACCATTGATAGGGATATAACGTCCATTGAAGTTAGCCACATATTCACCTTGACCACCTTGGGAATTCAAACTTGCAAAAGAGATAAGAGCTGGATTATCTTCTGTGATGAAGATTTCTTGACCATTCTCATCAAAATATTGAATTTTTGTGGTGAATCTAAAGTCAGGCAAACGGCCAAAATCAGCTCCATTTGTCCAAGCGTGAGCAAACATTGTTACTGTTGGGTCTTGCAGGAATTGTAGAGCAACTTGTTTAAGAGGGCCTGCTGTTTCTTTAAGAGTCGTAGTGAATTTTACACTTGCAATCTTTTTGCCCATGTAAGAGCTGTTTTCAAGATTGGTATAAGTAGCTGTTACACTATCACCCACACGCATCAACATTGCATGGTCTGCAACTTCATCAGTTGTATAAGTTCCAGCACCAGAGCCTTCATAGTCCAATCTGTTTGGATTACGCCATTTTACATTCGGCTCCATTTCAGCATTTGCCCAAGCATCTTTTGAAACCATATGCTGACCTGAAATGGTTACTTTAGCATTTGGCTCAGATTCAAAAATCAAGTTCTTAGGAACAACTTCTGAAAGATAACCCGGCTTAGTTTTATTTTCTTCAGCCACCTTTGTTTGTTGGTCATATTTTTCTTTAGCTTTCTTGTAAGCTTCTACAGTCCGACGAATATTAGCAATTTGTTCTTTTTGGTCTGCATCTGCTTCAGTACGATTTTCTTTGTGAGTTGAGGCTTGTTCATTTACATTCAGCCCCAAAGCTTTAGCCTCATTAAGCAAATCTTGCAATTCTTGGCTTTGGTACTGTTCAGCAGCAAAAACTTGTGTAGCACTCATAGTCTGAACCAAACCAACTCCGACAGTTGATACAGCTCCAGTCATAAGAGCTTTCTTCAAGTTAATATTTCTGTTTTTCTTTTTCATTAAAAAACCTTGAACCTTTCTTTAATTTTGTTTAATTTGGTTTTTATTAATAGAGTTGAAATGAGTTAGAAACTCACCTGAAACACTATTTCAATAAATAGTATATAGCATTTTTACAAAATGTCAAAGAAAAACGAAAAAAAGTTTTCAGAAACAATCTAAAAACTTTATTTTCTTTCTATTTGTTTATTTTAAAGTTCCAGTAAATGTAATTACAAAGTGGTCACTTTCCCAGTTTGGTTCATCTGCCGGAATAAAACCTAACTGAAGTTTCATAATTACTGTTCGTGAATCAGGATTTCGAATAATTGTTCTATTGTTTACAAATAGATGTTTTTTCTTTGGATGATTAAAATTCTTCATTTGCAAATCAGGAACATAGAAAATATTCGCATATTCATTGATTGTTGCATCAATAATTCCTTTTAAGTTATCAGAATAATAATTATTAATGTAATAACAAATGCCAGAAACTGTTTTCTTTTCCCTTGGTAGACCAGAAATAGTTTCATTCATGACAGCATGGTCAAAGTTGTAAGATTCATAAAGAAATTCATCTTTTTCAAAAATTTCAAATTCCTGTTTGATAAGGTCAGTGATTTCTTCTCTTATTAAATCTTTTACACTTTTTACCAGTTTTGGATTTTGATTTTTACTTCTCTCAATAAAGACTACGAAAGGAGCTTTTGTTTGAAGATTTGTTTCTTTGGATTGTTTGTTTTTCATATTAATTCAATTTCCTTTTCTATTTGTTTTTTCTATTTGAAATTTCTTGAACAATTTTGTCAGCAACATCTAGGCCAATACATTTCTTGTAGTTGTTAAACATCTTGGCAGATTCTTGTTTATATTTTTCTATTGGCTTAATTTGGCTCATATATGTTCCATTTACCATGTCTTTCATGTTCTGCATGGAAACAATGTATTGCCGCCAGTTTTCATCAATAGAATCCAATAGCATTTTTTGGTGATTAAAGGTGGTATAGTTATTATTGACTACATCAATCACATCTTCATACAAAGACTCAATCAAAAGTTTTTTATTTGCTTTTTTATCTGAATCTGAAATTGGAATTTCTTTGTCAAAAACATCTAGATAGAAGTCCTGATAATCTCTAACAGTTTTAGCGAACACCTTTTTTCTCAACTCTTTATTTTTTAAATCCTTATTGCTTTCAGAAAGCTCAACAAGATTTTTTCTAAAGAGTTCATTCCATTTTTCTAAAGCGAAATCATGGATTCCTTGCTCAACAAGCTCATCATATTTGTCCACAACATCTTTTTGGTCTAAAACATCATTGCGGAATTTATAGACTGATTTGCGTTGGAGATTATCCACTTCGTCAAATTCAAGTGTCTGTTTTCGCTGCTCATAAGAGTTCAACTCAATATTTTTTTGAAGTTTTTCTATCTGAGCAACTACATAGGCCTTATCAGACTTTTCTTGTTTATCTGGGTTCTTTTTGAGAAGTTTTAGTTTTTTCTTCCCAGCATCATCAGTGTTCAATGCTTCTAACAAAATACCTCTAAAAGCTTCTCTGGCATGAGGTTGAATACTATTTAGTAATTCATCATCTACAGAGATAAAGAACTTAGAGCCGCCGGGTTCTCCTTGCCGTCCTGCTCGGCCTCGAAGTTGGTCATCTACACGTTTTGAATTGGAAAGTTCTGTACCAATAACATATAGGCCACCAGCTTCCAGAACATTTTTGCGGTCAATCTTACACTTAGTTTCAACGTCTGCTAGGCGTTTATGGTATCTTTCGGCCAAAAGCCTAATCTTAACTTCATAATCCACATTGTCCATATTGGCTGAAATGGCTTGAACAATATCTTGAGAAGAATATCCTTGATTAAGCAGCTCATACCGAACTAGATAATCAGGGTTTCCGCCCATAAGAATATCTGTACCTCGACCGGCCATATTAGTTGCAATTGTAATAGCAGAACTCTTACCTGCTTGGGCAACGATATAAGATTCTTTTTCTACTTCTTTGGCGTTGAGAACTCTGTGATGCATCCCTGCATCTGAGAACATTTTGCTAAGAATTAAAGATTTATTGATGGACGAAGTTCCAATCAAGACTGGGCGGCCCGTAGCAATGACCTCTTTTGTCTTTTGGATAACAGCTTTGAACTTTTCTTCTTCTGATGCAAAAACCTCAGATTTTTCATCAACTCGAATAACAGGTTTGCTCAAAGGAACATTTACCACATCAGTAAAGTAAGTTTCTTTAAACTCTTTTCTTTCTCCAATAACTGTTCCTGACATACCAGAAATTTTGTCATAGAGTCGGAAAAAGTTTTGAATGGTAATAGTAGCCGTTGTATCACTCTCAGGATTAATTTTTACACCCTCTTTGGCTTCTAACGCCTGATGCAGTCCATCTGAGTATTGCCGGCCATCCATTTTACGGCCTGTGAATTCATCCACAATAACAATTTCACCATTTTGAACGACATAATTTTTATCTTTTTCAAATGTGGCTACAGCTCTTAGTGCTGCAATCATGTGATGATAGATGATGGCATTTTCAGGACTAGAAAGACTTCCTCGTAGTTTGAAAGACTTCTTGATACGTTGCACACCCTTATCTGTGATAACAATGCTATTGTTTTTAGGGTCTACTCGGTAGTGACAGTTATCATTAATCAATTCTTCTTTTTCAATCAAATCAATTTTCTTGACCTTGGAAACATCCACCAAGTCAGGGCCTCTACGAAGATTTTTAGCAACTTGATTAGCAAGTTTATACATCACTTCTTTTTCGCCGGCCTCGGCTGAGATAATCAATGGTGTTTTAGCTTCATCAATCAAGATAGAGTCTGCCTCATCCACAATACAGTAGTTAAGAGCTGTTTGAACACGCTCGGAAGCATCTTTGACCATATTGTCTTTAAGGTAATCAAAACCAAACTCTGAGTTGATGCCATAAATAATGTTCGCCTGATAGGCTTTTCTACGAGTACCATCTGGCATATTAGGCCAAATACGCCCAACAGTCAATCCAAAGAAATTAAACACTACGCCCATTTCTTCAGAGTCACGTTTGGCCAAATAATCATTAACGGTAATGATATGAACTTTTTTGCCACCAAAAGTATTCACATAAGCCGGCAAAATACTAGTTAAGGTTTTACCCGAACCAGTATACATTTCAGCAACAACACCATAATGAAGCAGTAGACCACCAACAACTTGATAATCATAGTGGAATTTACCTAAAAGGCGGAACGTTACTTCTCGGCCATAAGCAAAAGCATTAACAACAAAATCATCAGTATTTCCGTTTTTTTCGTACTGAGATTCTAGGGAAGATTGATATTCTTTTAATTCAGAATCGCTCATAGAACGGAAAAAATCTTTCTTGGAATTAACCTTTTTTAACATTCTATTAGCTTTAATCAACATTTTTGATTTCACTCTAAACTTTGTTCTCCTTTTCTTTTGTTGATATTACTATTATATCAAAAAACATAAAAAAGAGCTAGATAAATCTAACTCTTAGAAAGGTTTTTTAATATCCCTGAAAGCTTTGCCACAAGGACTTTGTTGGCTGAATTTGGCTTGACTTCAACAACCAAATATTGAACAAAATCAGCTTGTCCATAGAGGATAAAGCCAAGCCTCTTTGCGCCATTTTCGTCTTTAAAAACAGCAACATCAGCGCCGTTTTTAATGTCAAAACGTTGAATAAAGCCTTCAACTTCTCCAACAGCCATCATATGACTGTTTTCTTCAATCAAATCCTTATCCAACACTTCCACATTTGCATCATAAGAATATTGTGCAAGGAAATTGAAAGTAGTTTCCATCTCATTGTTGTGCTGCTCCTCATATTCTTCTGAAATGCTGTTAGCAGATGTGTTGTTCAAAATAATGTATTCCATATTTTTCTCCTTTTGTTTGAAAAAATAATTGTAAAATTAAATTAGTTACATAATCTATTATAAAAGATACATGACTAAAACAAAAAGCCATGTAATATGACATGACTTTTCTTTATTTTATCTTCTACGCCGTCTCCGTCTAGATGTTCCCAGAACTGACAATTCATATTTAGAAGAATCTTCTTCTGCTTCTTGCGGAACTTCTGGTTCATCTGGTTTTTCTTGCGTTGGGTTTAAAACAGATTTTAGGATTTCTTGTTTTAAAGTTTCATGTGCTGCTGGGCCTTGGATAGAGATATTTGAATCTGCTACAACATTTTGCAAATCTTCTAAAGTGTTGATAACAATTGGGCCATTACTGTCCTCAGTAGTTGCACCAACAACTTCCTCATTGACTTCCAAATCATCTTCCTCTACAAAATCCGCTGTTGCTACTTCCTCTTGAATATCAGCAGCAACCTCTTCTTCACTAACTTGAATAGGAATGGTTGTGTATGCTGAACTTCTAGGAATAATAACTTCTAGGTTATATACACCAGCTTCTGACTTATCATAAAATCCAACTAGATTATACTCTAGAAGTCGGCCCTCATGGTCTTCTACTCGGATATTTAAGTATTTTTTAACTTCAGACAACGGAGTGTTCAATGGCACTGTGTACATTGAGCCGTCTCGTGGATATTCATAAAGGAATTTAGGAGATTCTAGAACTTTCACTCGCAAATCAATGGTTTTAAATCCATTTGATAGGTGAATTGTATGTTCACCGGGGATAAGGAATTCATAATTGATAGCATCAAATACTTCTTCATCACCAGAAACTTCTAGGTTCAAATTACCTTGAATGTATTTCCCAAGTTCTAAGGGTTCTTCAACATAAACAATAGGCCGGCCAACCACTTTAAATTTTTTGGTTTCATCTTCAATAACAAGTACCTTGCGAGTCTTAATTACAGAAAGACCACCAGAATCTGTTACACTGTAACGAATGTCTTGCTCACCCAAAACAGCAGTATTTACAGTATCAAGAATTTGAATTTCTGATGTTAAGTCACCATCATCCTCGTCAGAGGCTTCAACGCCTACTAGAAGCTCTTCTTGCAACACTTCTTTTCCTTGAATTACATGAATTTCTTCTTTCTTAAAGGTAATAACAGGAGGCGTATTGATTTTTTCTAAAAGGTTAATAGCGCCTTTAATGTTTTCAACAGCTTCATTAATCTGCTCTTGTTTTAATTCATCAACATTAATTAATGTCACTGTTTTTCCGGCATTGACTGCTTTTTCTAGAACATCAATATTGAGATATTTGTCTCGTTTTTCAAGATATTCATCAGCAGATGCAAGAACTTGATGTAAACTCTCCAAAGTAATTGCTTCAACAGTGATTTTAAAATTCTTGTTTTGATTTGGTTCTGTTGGGTGAGTTGGGTCTACAATTGAAATGAACACACTGGAACTTCCAATTTCTTCTGCTTTTCCAGAAAGAGCTTTTGTATCATAATCAATATAAAACCCTTTTGGAAGTTTTGTACTAGCCACCATTGCATTTTCATTATCTGTCAATGGAACATGAACAATATCACCAAAATGAAATACTAGTGGTTCTTCATATAGAGGCAATGAGAGAACTTCTTTTTGTTTCTTCTTGGGCTTTCGTGATTCTTCAATTGAGAACTCGATAACAATTTTTTCTGTGGTAGTGTTAATCATAGTGACAAAATCACCAGATTCTTCAGGTGTTCCCTCAATAGAGTCCTGTTCAAAGTATAGGCCGTCAGGCATACCTTTAATGCTAATTACATCATCAGATGTAATATATCTAGGCTCACAAGGAATACCCTCTTCTAAGTTGAAAGCAAAGTTGCGAAATGCTTGTGACATCTGTTAGTCTCCTTTTTTTAGTTTTAAACTAATTTATTGAATAACTCAATTATATCACAAAAACAACAAAAAAGAAACGAATTCACTATCGCTTCTTTCTGTTATTTGGTCTTACTCCTTTAATTCCTTAATCCTGTCTGCTGCTCGATTTACAGCATCTGTATAAGGTGTGTCTAGCTCCTGAATTTCAATTGATAATTGATTGTATGGAATGATGGATAAGTGAGAGCTGTCTACAGTATTTTTCCAAATAGACCATGCGTCATGGATTTCTTCATTGGTAATTGGTGTTCCTGTAGAAGCAGAAGTACAAGCAAGACTCAAATAGCAAGAGAACAACACTTCTGGCAACTCTTTATTCAGCTCTTCTTTCAAAATCGCTTCTCTTTTCAACATATAATTTGATTTCTTTGTCATTATAGATATTCCTTTCTAATTTTAGCCCAAGTTTCAGGCTTAGAATAATCTGGTGCACCATAAGCCTTATCATCAAAATAAACTGAAGCATTGACTTTAGGTGAGCCAATAGGGTAAATACTTGTAAACCAGTTTGAATGTTCATTGAACTTAATATTTGGGTTTAATCCGTATTCATCAATCAAAGCACGTTTAACAATATTGAGATTATCACCACCACGCGCTGTCCAGATAATAACTTCATATCCAGACCTAATCATATCATTAATACATTCTATAGCTCCATCAAAAGGTACACTACAATCTGGATATTCTTCTTTCCAAATTGTTCCATCTAAATCAATTGCAATAACTGGATGAGTATTTGGGGTTTTCTTGGTCATAAGTCCTCTTTTCTAATTCATTCATTAATTACATCTCTCAACAAGCGAATAACACGAACTACTTCGGTTTCATTTTCACTGTCAGATATTTCTACAATGTTATATTTGTAGGCTAGTTCTTTCAGGTCTTTTTTGAGTTCTTCGTCTTTTTTAGATGCAATTACTTCCATGTTAGGGATAATCCAAGTTTTTTGCGCCCTTGCTTTACCCTCTTTTTGTAAAGTTACAAGACCTTCTTCTTCTAGCTCTTTTGCGGCATTAAGAATGTCCTTATGTGTAATTTCAGGAGGAATGTTGTATTCTTCTTTTTCTGCATCTATTGTCTTTTCAGATTGCTTGGTATAAGCATTTTCTACGACAATTTCGAGAATTTTCTTCTTTAAATCAATCTTCATTAGCGATTGTCCTTTCTTTTGATTAACAATACAATTATATCACTTTTTCCAGATAAAACAAAAAAAGAAAAGCACCTTATTGAATTATAAAGTGCTTTTGTTACCTTGATAATTAATATCCATCATAAGTATATGTACCCCACTCTTTGAGTAGGTTTTTAATACTTCCAGAATAACGCTTAACTAGTTGGTTTTTAACAAAATTTTGATGACTTTCTGGTGTTTTTTGTCCAGCATAACCATCTCCTGTTTGTCCAAAACCACCATCTTCAATACGAGATAGGACTGCAACCGCCTCGGCCGTAGTCAAGGCATCAATTTTTGCATCAATCCCATTGGCTTCATGAAAGTTTTTCCCGTTTTTGTGGTCAGGAATAGCCAATAACAAACGAATGACTTCCTCAGCAGCAGCACTATATCTTTCAACAAGCAATCCATCAGGCCCAAATTCAGGAATACCATTCTTTGACCGTTCTTCAGCTTCTTTCTTCTTTCTCTCTTCTTCGGCGGCCTTGGCCTTTTCTGCTTTCTTTTTGGAAATTTCAGTTTGAAGAGAAGAAATAGAATTTGACACCTCAGTTTCCTTGTTGGTCAAAGTTTTGATTTCTTTTTCCTGTTTTTCTTTTACTTCATTATTTTCTTGAATAGATTTTTCTAAAGTTTCTTTTTCTTTTAGGGTTTTGTCATGATTTTCAATTTTAACATTTAAAGATTTGATATTTGATTTCAAGTCTTTAGAGTCTTTCATGATTGGATGTTCTTTTTCAAGAGACTGAAGAATAATAGCAGAACTTGACTTTGATGTTGTTTCAGCTTTTACATTAGAAGAAATAACTGGCAAGGCCAAAATAGCAATACCAGTCATTATTAAAATTTTATTTGATTTCAATCTTTTAATACCCCCATGCACTCAGGCCTTGTGCAGAATACGCACGATAAGCCGCTTGAATTTGGTCTTCAACTGTTGCTGTAGACCCCCAACCGGGCATTGTCTGGAACAATCCACTTGCACCTGATGGGTTATAGGCATCAACCTGCCCATTAGATTCACGAGCGATAATATGCTCCCAAGTTGAAGCTGGAACTCCAGTTAATTCAGACATTTTTTGTGCAGCATAGAGACCTTGCTCACCTGCTGTATTTCCATTAGCTAATCGAACTGAGCCTACCGGTTGACTAGAAGCAGTAGAAGTTGTTGATGAATTATTTTGAGAAGCTTGCGAGGTTTTCTTTTTCGCATCTTCTTGCTTCTTCTTTTCTTCATCTTGTTTTTTCTTTGCTTCTTCCTGAGCCTTTTTGGCATTTTCTTTTTCAGTCTTCTTGCCCAAAGTTTTATCTTTTAATTCTTGGATTTCTGTTGTTAATTTGTTTTCTTTAGCTTGTAAATCCAACAACTCTGCTTCCATAGAATTTTTTGAAGCTAGTTCTTTATCTAGCTCTTTTTGAGCATCAGAATTTTTTGATACAATCTTCTTGTATTCTTTAAACTCTTTTTCCAAAACATCATGTTCTTTTTTAAGTTCTTGATGTTTTTTGATGATTGGGTGTGTTTTTTCTAAGTTAAAATCAACTTGTTCCTTTGCGGAAACAATCTGACTAGAGAGCATTGTTGCACCCAGCATCAAGCAAGAAATGGTTTTAATATGTGTTACTTTCATAAATCACCTTTCTTACTTATTCAACTCTTTAAGCTCCTCTTCGAGCTTTTTCTTTTCTGTTTCAAGATTGGCAACCTTGGCTTTCTTGTCTGTTAAAGTTTTTTCAACTTCTTTGACTTCTTTTTCAGCCTTAGTTTTTTCTTCAGCCTTTTTCTTAGAAACTTCCTTGATTTTCTTTACAGATGTATCAAGTTCTTTCTTCTTTTCATCAATAGCTTTTTTAGCAGCTTCTACTTTCTTTTGATAAGTATAGTTATTGTATGCAGCTACACTAGCTCCACCAATAATAAAAGCAACAATAATAGCTAGGATTGTTAAAGATTTCTTATGGCTTTTCTTTTCAATCTTGTCTGACATGGTTAATATCTCCTTATTTAAAAAAATTTGATTTACATAGTGTCACTTAACACTGTTATTATTGTACCATAAATGGCCTAAAAGTACATTACAAAAATAATACTTTATTTTCTTACTGTAACAAAAAATAATAGAATGGTCTAGTTATTTGTTTTGATTTATTACACATCAAAATATAAAAATAAAGACGCTGGAATTTCTAGCATCTTTATCAAAATAATATTTTTACTCCGTTTTTATCAATCCACCATCAACAAGATTCTTTATCAGTTGACCCAGAGGACTGTTATGGTCAATAGTTTGATTTTGTCCATTGACAGAAATAGTAATGTTTTGTCCTTCAACAATATTCCCAACAAGTTTTACATCACCTGCTGACACCCATTGTCCATTTGGCAATTGAATTGATAAAACTCCATTATCAAAACGTGTATTATTTTTTACTTGTTCTACAGGCAAAGAATTTAATAGACGTTGAGCGTGTTGAACCGGCACATTGATTGCATTGCTCCAAGAATAACCTAGACCATACACTAAGAATAAAACTAAAATAATCCCCCATTTTATAATTCCCCGTATCTTCTTAATTATCCACCCTACAACACATAGGATTAAGAATAACGAGATGATTTGACCAATTGTAATCATGGCAATCTCCTTTTTATTTTATATTTCTTTCACTAATTATTATATTCATATTCTCTAGAAAAAGCAAAAAAGACCAAGATGGTCTTTTTAAATCATATTGTTATCCACTAAGAACCTTTTCTTACTTTCGTTATCAGGTTTCAACAAAAGTGTTTCTGGTTTGTTGGTTACAAAAGCAGTAGTAACAAGAGTAGCTAATGTTTTGCTAATTTGATAGCCACCAACTCCACTTAGAAGCTTTTTCTTGATAGCTGGTTTCAAATCATCAATGTTAGCATAGATTTCCTCTACATTCTTATATGTAGATAAAAGCTCCAAAGCAGTCTTTTCTCCAATGCCTTCAACACCTTTAATATTGTCAGATGTATCGCCAGCAAGAGCTTTGAAATCCACAACGTTGTCAGATGTGTAACCAAACTCAGTTTTACAGTCATGACAAGAAACTGTCAGAACTTCTGAAAATCCTTTCTTTGGGAATTCCATCACAACATTTGGAAACTTCAAGAGTTGAAGCAAATCATGGTCGCTTGATATAATGTGGATTCTATCAAAAGACTCATGAACCTGATAAAGAAGAGAACCTATTAAATCATCTGCCTCTAACATGTCGTCTTGTAAAATAGAATAACCCATCAATTTAGACAACTCCTGAACATACGGTTTTTGTCTTTTGAAGTCCTCATCCTTAGAACCTCTATGGTCTTTATAATCTGGATAAAGCAGCTTTCTAAAAGAATAACCATCCCCATCAAAAGCAATAAAACCATGAGTGGGGTTATATCTGTTTTGAATTCCTTTTAGGAATTTCCCGAATCCCCAGACCATATTCATGGGAACACCCTCTGCATTTCTTTTGCCATTTGATTTAAAAGCATGGTAAGCCCGATTCATCAATGAATTTCCATCAATCAAAACTAAAATTTTCATTGTTTTTATACTCCTTTTATATATTGTTAAAAATATTTTTTATGAAAATAGTTTACAGATATTATTATAAAAGCATTTGCGAGTTATAATAGTATTTGTAAAATTAATTTATTTTTTACAATATTACATTTTATAAAAGGAGAGTCACATATGACTAAATATTTTGATGAATTAAAGGCAAACGAAAGAGTGGTGTACTTGAAAAATTTGCCTGCTGCTGTAGAACTTCATGATTATTTGGAGACATTGAAAGAAAAGTATGGCGTAAGTTTTGGAAAAGTGAATTTAGATTCCGCTATTATTTCCTATCTATTTGTAGATAATGTTATTTTTCTTGCGGGAATTAACCAGCGTATCATTCCGAGCATCTTCCCTAGTTATACTCGATTACCTGACGGCAAAACCGAGAATGACTTTGAAAAAGAAGACCTTGAAAAACTTACATCTCTACAAAAAGAATTTGAAAAATCAATTTTAGAAAACAAACCATTCCAGATAGATTTCTCAGAAGATGAAATTGTAGAAGCTTTGAAAAAGGTACGACCAAATCCTAATGGAGATACAGACCTATCTTATTTCAACAGTTGTAATCGTTATACCAAAAGCGAAGTCTATGACCTAATTATGAAAAAACATAATTTTGCCAACCATAAAGAACATGCTTTTTGGGTAAAACTTAAAAATGTTCCTACAAATGATGAAAAGCTCCAAAATGACCCAGAGTTTTTGGATTCATTTGTTGTTGAATATGAACGACTTTCAACCAACAAACAACCTCATCTATCAATGTATTATGATGGATGTCAAGGCCAAGAAAGGATGGATAAAAACATCCTGCTTATGAATTCTATAAGAAATGGAATGTGTTTGATATGCCGGGATTAACCATTGAAGAATGGAATGAGTTGACGAGTGATATTGAAAAGCTCAAGAAACTTCATGAAGAATATCTGAAAAATCATCAATAGCACAACACACAAAAAGACTATATCTTATTTTAGATATAGCCTTTTTTTATTTTATTTAAAAAATTGTTAGAAAACTTTTCCGAGGTTTGAAGCCGTTATTGAACTTCAAGTCCATCTCAATATAGTTGGAAAGTTTTCCTTGATACATCAAATCAATCGCAATATCAATATCTTTTGATTGGCAATTAAATTTATCAACAATGATAATGTTGAGTATTTTATTTCCCTCTCCAACAAAAACATATATCTCTCTCGGATATAGTTTTCTGTTCCAGAGATTTTTTCGCTCTAGCTGCAAACTATAAACAACATCTTTGATTTCTGAGATATTGATGTTTTCACCATAAGGGAAAGATATTTTATCTTCCCCAAAAATCAATCTTCCTCTTTTTAATTCAATTATTCCCTCTTTAATCTGATTTACAAAATGAACCAAAACCCCAAGAGCAATTACTGAAACAATAATAAAAATTAAGATAAAATGCAAAGGATATGTTGGTGCTGCTAAAAAGTTTGTTACCCACCAAATAAGAAATAAAACAGGCAGGAAAGTTAGTAAAGAAAATCCAACAATAGTTCGTTTAACTTTTTTTGAATTCAATTCAAACTCAAATAAGTCTTTTTGAGAATCTAACTGTTTATAACCAAGCATATTAGATACCTCACTTAGAACCGTTCATTCGAGCAGAAAACTCTTTCTTTTCTTCTTCTGTCATTGATGCACGTTTTGCACGCTTATTAATATTCACATTGAAGTTTTCTTCATCAATTTCGCCTGAGATAAACACCACGCGCCCTGTATCTTCATCAATTTCTTGTTTGAGGGTTTCTGGTTTAATCTTATCTTTAAAACCATTCATGTGAGACAAAACATTTGTTTGGATTGTCCATACCTTTTTAATACCATCAAAGAGCAAAACTGTTTCTCTTTCTTCTGCTTCATATACTGCCATAGCCTATTAATTCCTTTCTTTCTTAAAAACTTTTGACAAAATAATTGCTCGGAAATAAAAATAAATATTAAATCCCAGCATCCAGATAATAACAATAAAATAAAGATAAAGTGGGATAGTTATCAATGACAAAATGCCAAAAACACCCACAGAATCCAAAACAAAGTTACCTATTTTAGGCAGGAACAACAATCCCCAGACAAAAACAAAACTCAAGCTATAATTCAGGGAATTGTAATAGTCTAGATAAAACTCTTTAAAGCTTTGTTTTCTCTTCTTGATAAGTTTATATGTAAACAACAAAAACAAAATTAAAGCAATAATATAAACATCAAACAAATTAAAGAGATTGTAATTCTCTTTTGAGAAAACATATTTTAAAGGCAAGTGTTGCCCAACTTGGTCAAATGGCGGAGAATAAATCCAGTAGCACATTAATGCCCATTTAGACAAAAAATAAACAACGATTGTTTCAAGAATATAAGAAAGTAAAACAAATTTATTCGATTTCATCAATTTCTTCCACCTCTTCATTCTCACTTTCTTCGTTTAGCCCTTTCAATCGGCTTAATGGTGCACCAAGAATATCAACGATTTCATCATCTGTCATAATTCCCAAACCACCATCTTCCAGAAGCTCATAAGCATAAACATTTTTCTCAGCCTCTGTAGGCAAATGAACAACCAATTGCCCTCTGGATGTGAAAGTTGCATAATCTACAATAAATAGGTTCATTCGGACACAGACAATTTCTAGTCCAATCCCTTCTTCCTCATACTTTAGAACACCATCTTCAAAAATGACATCATCTTTCAGAAGTTGACTTTTGCTGCCAAAACTCAAACTTGTTAGGTATTCTTTAATTTTTCTATCTTCGTTCAAAACAATATCTCCTTTCTTGAAATGGTTTGTTCTATTTACATACACTATATTTATTTGAACTAATAAGATTATACCATAAAGCAAAGAAAAACTCAATAAAACACAAAGAAAAAGAGATATTTAAGGGTTTAATCTTAAAATATCTCTCAAACATTTTTAATTGTTTTTTCTCAAAGAATTTGCGTATTTTTCGTTCTTTATATCTATTCTTTTTTGAATATCCTCAATAGAATATTCATCTGTGCCAACTAAAGATAATTCAAAATCTTTTACACCAGTTTCTTCATCATCAAACAAGTGAATTAGAATAATATCTCCATCTTGAAGTTCCCCAGTTAAAACAAAATCAGATATAGGTGTTGTTACTACACTTTCAATATAACGTTCAATACTTCTTGCTCCGTCAGCAGGAGTAAAGACATCTTGCCACAACTTGTCCAAAGCCTCGTCCGTTGCAAGTATTTTTACATTTCTTTCACTCAAATACTTTTCAACATCACTTAATCTCAATTTAACAATATCTCTAAGAACTGATTTAGCATTAGGCAGATAATAGATAATCCTGCTTAGACGGTTTAGGATTTCTTTTCTTAAAAAATGCCCCAGTCTATCCAAGACTGCTTCTTGCACAGATTCTTTATACTGTCCAGTCTCTTCATCTATAGAATCTTCTTGAACCATATACTCTTTTGCCCCAATATTAGAAGTCAAAATGATGATAGTGTTTCTGAAATCAACAACTGTTCCTTTAGAATCAGTTAGACGGCCGCTATCAAACACTTGCAGCATTAAATCAAATACTTCTGGATGAGCTTTTTCAATTTCATCAAGAAGAACAATACTATACATGTTATTCTTAACATAGTTGGTTAATTCTCCACCTTTTTCATAGCCAACATATCCGGGAGGCGCACCTATTAAACGAGAAATAGAGTTTTTATCTTGAAACTCAGACATATCTAAACGTAGCAAAGCTTCTTTAGAATCAAATAATTCAAAAGCTAACTCTTCTGCTGTAATAGTTTTACCTGTTCCTGATGGCCCTAAGAATAAAAATGTTCCAATCGGTTTGTTAGGGTTAGACATGCCTGCCCTGTTTCTGAGGATAGCATTTTTAATTTCTTTCAAAGCATGGTCTTGGCCTAATATTCTTTTAGCCATCCTTGCATCAAGATTAAGAATTTTTTCTTTCTCTGATTTTTCCATTTTAGCAGCAGGAATACCAGTCTTTATACTTAGGACTTGATAAATTTCATCTACAGAAACAACTTCTTTCAACGCACCTGAATCACTTCGTTGTTCTTGTATTTTTAGCAATTCTGACAAATCCGCCTGAACTTCTCTCAAATCACCATTTTGAATACGAGCAACAACTTCCAAATCATTGATGGCACGAGCGTTTTCTTCTTGTCGCAAGAGTTGTTCACGTTCTGCTTTAAGTCTTTTAATATCTCTGATTAAATCCCTGTTTTCTTCCCATTTCTGGCGTTTACTTGTAACTTCTTTCCCTAACTCAAAAATCTCATCTTTTAATTCATCTAAGCGCTCCTGAGTAGTTTTGCTGTAAGATTCTTTAATTTCTTCTTTTAGGTTTTCTTGTTCAATTTGTAATTCCTGTAATTTTGAAACTTGGGCAACTAGGTCTTCTGGCATTGAGTTGATATTTAGCTCCACTCTTGCACATGCTTCGTCTAGTAAGTCTATGGCCTTGTCTGGTAAATAACGATTAGAAATATAACGTGTAGAAAGCTTCACGGCATTGACAATAGCTGCGTCCTGTATTGTTACCCCATGATGACTTTCAAAAGTATTTTTAAGGCCACGCAAGATTGTTATAGCTTCTTCTTGTGTGGGTTCTTTTACAATAATTTTATCTACACGGCGCTCAAAGGCTTTATCTTTTTCAATTTCTCGATATTCATCAATTGTGGTTGCTCCGATTAGGCGAATTTCTCCTCTGGCCATAGCTGGTTTTAAAATGTTACTAGCATCCATAGATGTTCCATTTCCGCCTGCTCCAATAATCATATGAATTTCATCAATAAACAAAATGATACGGCCATTAGATTTCTTTACTTCATCAATAATGCTTTTTAGTCTTTTTTCAAACTCTCCAATAGCTGATGCTCCGGCCATTACTGCTGCTAAATCTAAAGAAAAAATTTTTTTATTTTTAAGTGTTTCTGGGATATTCCGGTTTACAATTCTTTCAGCAATACCCTCCAAAATAGCTGTCTTACCAACGCCGGGTTCACCAACTAAGATAGGGTTGTTTTTAGTCTTTCTTGAAAGAGTTGTAATAACCTGCCGAATTTCTTCATCACGGCCAATTACAGGGTCTTGATTGCCCTCACGGTATTTCTTCACCAAGTCTACAGCAAATTTATCAAGAACTTTTGAATTTTCCTCATCTGTCCTTTCAAGAATTTGATGTCCTGCCCGTTCTTGTACAATTAGGTTAATAACATCTTGATAACTAAAATCATCTTCAAAAAAGTCAACCAGAACATTTGTATCTTTGCCGTTTTTTGTGAATTTATTAAAGAATAGAGTTGCAATAAATACATCCGTTGCAACATACTCATCCCCAAATTCATTTGAAACAGCATTTGTAGCTAAGGTTAATAAATTTTCTAATCTCTTGGAAAACCGAATATCATTTGTTACAGTTCTAACTTTTTGGGCCTGTGAAAAGTTAATGACTTCTGTATCTATTTCATTTTCCAAAAAAGCTATAGACTTATTACTTTGGCGACACATTTTTAGTAAAAGCTCATGCCCTTTATATTTGTGTTTAAGGATTGCTTTTAAGATATGAGAGTAGTCTAGGACATCAATCTCCTGCATTTTTACTATCTCTATAGCATCGGCCATAGTTTCATATAAAGTGGTTGTAATTTGTTCAAGCATACTTTTATTTTCTTCCTTATCTATCATTAAGTATTTTTACTATCCTAAGTATATCAAAAAAGAACTAGAGTTTCTAGTTCTTCTTGTTTTTGTACTCAGCTTCTTTACTTAAAAGTTCTTCAATATAAAACATAATCTCAACAAGGTCTTCATGAGACAATTCAAACCACTCTAAATTTGTCTGCTTTGAGCTGTATTTCCTGTGGAGATGCTGCTCTATTTTTCTGGCAGATTTTGAGTAATAAACTTGAATAATATCAATACCCGTTGGAGAAGCAGTTTCTAAAGATTTCAATCTTTTAGATAAATTTTTAGAGAAGCCAATTTTGACATACGGCTTTAACCGTTCTCCCTTATGTCTAAGCAAATAAACACAAGGGAGAGTTTGTTTATTGGTCAT